TTGGGTTTGTAATAGATTTACAAACTGATAATTATACTATTACTGTTGCAGATAGATTCGGAACAAATCTATTCAATAATATTGTTAATCTAAGAGGTTTAAATGAATATAGAATTGATATCACACTATATGAACTTCAAATTAGACATTTAGCAAGAGAGAATAGTAATTTAAGTTTATATGAGACTACAACTCATGGTAGTTTAAATTTCTCAATGTCTCCAAATTCTTTAAAGAGTTTTATATTAGGAAGTTCAATCTATAATATTACTTGGTTAAATAATGAGAATGGAATAACAACAACCTATAATATAAATTTAAACTTAGATTATATTTTAACATTAAATACTTCTTATTACAATATTTATTTTAGATTGTATGATGTAAATGTTCATATGTTTGATCCTACTCAATATATATTTAGATTAAATGGAACAATCAAAGATTTTGGGTTTGTAATGGATTTACAAACTGATGATTATACCATTACAGTTGTTGATAGATTTGGGACAAGTCTGTTTAATAATGTTGTTTTTCTAAGAGGTTTAAATGAATATAGAATAGATATTACTTTATATGAATTAGAAATTAACCATTTGGCAACTGAAAATAGTAATTTAACCTTATATGAAACTATAGGTCATAGTGGTTTAAATTTTTCAATGTCACCATATAGTATAATGAGATTTATATTAGGAAGTTCAACCTATAATATTACTTGGATTAATGGAGAAAATGGAATATCAACAGTTTATAATATAAACTTAAATTCAGATTATATTTTAACGTTAAATACTACTTATTATGATGTTTATTTCGGTTTAATTAATCAAAATGAAGTAAGAATAGATAATTCACTATTTTCATTATATATTAATACTACAAGAAAAGATTTTGGATTTGTGGTATTAGAAACAGATGATGTTCTTATTCTTGTGCAAGATTACTTAAATATAACTGTTTTTAATCAGGTTGTAACACTTAGGAATATTAATGAATATGATATTGTAATTACTATATTTGAGTTCCAGATTAGACATTTGGCTTATGAGAATAGTAATATAACATTGTATGAGACAACATCTCATAATTGTTTGAATTTCTCTATGGCATCAGATACAATAAATAAATTTATATTAGCAAATTCAACCTATAATATCACATGGGTTAATGGAGAGAATTCAGTTAGTACAATTTATGATATAACCTTGGATGAAAACTATATTTTAACTTTAGATACTACATATTATCCAGTCTATTTCAGCTTATTTAATTTTGATGGATTAGGATTAGAACCATATTTATTTAAGTTTTATATCAATGGATTAAGAAAAGATTTTGGTTTTAATACCTTAAATCAGAGTATAAATACTTTACAGGTTTTAGACTATTTTAATCAAACTTTATTTAATCGTGCTATGAATTTACAAGCATTTACAGAATATAGTATAAGTGTTTCAGTTTGGACAATGAATATATTTAATAATTATTCTTATCCAGTAAAAATGATAATAGAAAGAAATGAAATTGAAGTGGAACAAATAATAGAATCAGAATTTAGTTTTGAATATAGAATGCTTCCAAATGTTGAATATTTCATTCAAATATTCCATTTAAATGGTACTTTATTGGAAACCAGAGATGTAGAATTAGAAGAAAATAATCAACTTGTATCATTCGGATTTTTTGAAATAGAAGTTCCATATAATCCAGAACCACTTGTTTTTGATTTTACTATATTAATGGCATTTATAGTAATAATTTGTGTTGGTGGATGGATTGTTGTGATATCTTGGGTTTATATGAAAAATGAACAAATTGTTATACCCAATGATACAATTATAAGAAATAAGAAAAAGAATAAGAAAAAGAAATCAGGAACATATGATCATCGAGTATAAAAAAAATTAAAAAATATAAGTGATAAAAATGAAAAGAAAAGATTCTAAAAGAAGAAGTAATCCAGAACAAGGTTATTGGAAGGAATCTGTACATACACCATTAAGTTATTGGTTTCTTGTAATTGCAATAGGAATAGAATTTGTTTTAGGGTTTAGAAATATTTCAACCTTATTTGGGATATTATGTATTCTTGAAGGAGTGTTTGGAATAATTGGATTGTTATTTTTGGATATGATGCATGGTACAAAATCTAAGAGTTTTATATATCCAGATAAATTCAAGAAAGTACATCCTGAATTATTTATAAGGTTTGCAATCACGTTTGGTGTTATTGTTGTTATTCAGATTGTGTTTCAGATTATTCCATTAATTACAACTACTGAATTAGCACTTGCAATCGTATTTTGTAGTGTTATAGAAGAATATTTTTTCAGAGGGATATTATTAGAATCAGCATTTAAGTCTGCAAGAAGAGCAAAATCAGATCAGAAGTTTACAGTTTGGAAATATAGTGCCAAAAAAAAGAAAGCACCTAAAGAAATAACCTATGTTGAATTATTAGCTATATTACTTTCTGCTGTTATATTTGCTTCATTTCATATAAACTACTATGGGAATCCCAATTTATTATTGACAGTGTTTATGGGTGGATTGTGGTTATCAGCAGTGTATTGGTGGAACAAAGATTTAACAGCAGTGATTTTAGCTCACTTCATGCTCAACATCATCTTTGTTTACCAATTTTGGAGAGTTATGTTATAATGCCAAAAGGAATATATAAAAGAACAGAAAAAAATAAAGGACAAATCCCTTGGAATAAAGGATTAACTAAGGAAACTGATGAAAGAGTTAAAAAATATGGTGAAAAAGTTTCAAAAGGAAGATTAAAAAGAAAACAAAAGTTAGGGTATCTAAATTCACCAGAAGCAAGAAGAAGACAAGGAAAAGCAATAAGTGGTATAAATAATCCAAATTATGGTAAATTTGGAGAAAAAAATCATAATTATGGTAAACATCATTCAGAAGAAACTAAAGAGAAAATGTCGGAATCAAGAAAAGGTATATATGTTGGAGAAAAAGCACCAATGTATGGTAAAAAATTTTCAGAAGAACATAAAAGAAAAATAGGTGAAGCTCAGTTAGGAAAGTTAAATCATAATTGGAATCCAAATCGTTTAGAAGTCTATGCACCTTATGGTGAAAACTTTTATAATAATGTTTTGAGAGATGAAAAATGGAAACTACAAAAAGGAAGGGATATGCTTACTGGAACTAAATTAAATATTAATAAACGAATAGATTATCATCATATTAATTATGATAAATCTAATGATGATCCTAACAACCATTGTTTTTTAAGTAGTAATAATCATATGAGAATTACAGGATATCAATCAAATCCTATAAAATCAGAAAGATATAAAAAAATATTACAAGAAAATACATTGGCTTTAAAAAATGGAGAAATACCGAAAAATTGGAGTCAAATTAATAAAGAATTATTTAGACAAGAGAAATTAAAACAATTAGATTTAAGTTCATATATAATATAAAAAGGTTATGAAATGAATATAGATATGAGAAATAAAATAAACATTATAGGAATTGGTTCAATATCTACACTTTTGATATTACTTATGATCGAAACTTTATTTTTTCAAATAATTTCAGACACACTCATTAATAATATCAACGATAATTTGATGTTATTAATAATAGTAGTTGGATTATTTATATTTACAATTATAATTAGTATCATTGTAGGTTATTTTGTTACACAAGATATCAGTAGAGGTTCAGTGTTTAGAGCATCTATAATGAGTCTTGAGTGTTTAATTATGTTTTTATTTATTGTATCAAATATTTCATTATTTTTTACTTATAGAAATATGTATTCAGGATTAACTGGAAATAGATCATTTTTAATTTTACCTTTATTTCCACAAGTTCTTATAAACTTTGGAATATATATTCTGAGTGAGATTTTTTATTTATTCATACTGATAATTGTGGTATATTACTTGTTTTTTGTACTTTTCTTAGAAAAATTATTTATTACAAAATATTAAAAAAAGGTAAATTAAAATGGATCAACAAAAAAAATCTAAAAGAAAAAAAACTAAAAAGTATATTAAGAATATGAGTTTGTTTTCGATTGCTTTAATGTCTGGTTTATTTACATTAATCATAAGCTTTATATTTATGGTTGTGTATTGGACTGGAGAACAACTTGGAGTTGCACCAGTTATAACACTTGGTACATTAGATTGGCTTACTTATGGAGAAGGAATTATTATATATGTGGTTTTGTTATCATCAAGTGTTTTCTTTGGATCATTCATTATTTTATATTGGTTAAGAAAATATGGTTAAAATTAGATAAAAATGAAAGAATTTAAACATGGTGGGATATTAATAATTCTCAGTATTCCAATCCTCATAATTTCAGCTATGTTTGTAATTAGGGAAATAGAAAATACACAAACTATTTATTATTATGATTTTGAGGATGATAAGACAGGTTCTTATCCAAAAGGATTTATAGGAGTATTAAGAGATACAGATTACACTCGTGTGGTGTATTTTGATGAAATACATAAGAATGTAGTTGAAATAAATTATTTTGAAGAACCATCATATAATCCTGTTATTGGTGGTGGACTTGAATTTAATACCATTTTTAGATTAACTAAAAGAGGAATAATAGAATTTGATATTTATATTATATATAATAAAAGAATTAATATTGATATTTGTCAAACAGATGGAGAATATGATATTATTGATGATATTGTTATTAGGATGCCATTCTCATCTACACAACATCATATAGCAATAATGAATGAAGAAGGAGTATATGAAGAAATAAAATCTTTTAGTATATCCAGATGGTATAAATTTAAGATTGAGTTTGATGTTGATATTGGATGGGCATTATGGATTGATGGTGCATTACAATCAAGTAGAATAGGGTTTTATCAGGATCCTCCATATATGTGTCAATTATATTTTGCCACATATGAATTAGGACAGGTTTTTTATGTTGATAATATAATGATAAATATATTAGAGGAATATTAAATGGCAAAAAAGGGTTATATTAAAAAAAAGGATATTCAACAAAAAAAGAGATTATTAATTATTACTATAATTATATTTACTATTTGTTTTTCTATGTTTTCATATATATGGTATCAAACAAATAAACCAATATTTATATCTAATTATGTAGAAGATACATTTGAAGATCAAATTTTAGGAGTATTTCCTGTAGGTTGGTTTTCAATTGTAAATCCATTTAATGTTAGAGTGGTTTTAGATGGAGATAATAAAGTTATGGAAATAAATAGTGCAGGTTCTGAAGATGTTACAGAAATTCAGAAAAAATTCAAGAAAACTACTGAAGGAATTATTCAATGCAAAATAAAAATACAAGATACAAATACACGATTTGTAATTCATCTTACTCAATTAGATCGAGAATATGATCCATTCGATGATATTATTATAGCATTTCTGGAAGCTGGAATTTATGTAGTTGGAGAGGAAAATCTTATTACTTTAGACGATGATCTATCTTTTTGGGAGAGAATAATATTATTAAATGATGATACATCATGGGCTATTGATGAGCAGAGTTTGGAGGATTCTGTTCCTTTAATGAGATATGAAGTAAACTTTTGGTATTCAATAAAAATAGAGTTCAACAGAGAAAGATTTTTATTAACTATAAATGAAGTCCTTTTAGGAGCATTTAATTATCCACGATATAATTCACCATATTTAACAAGTTTATATTTTGTTTCATTTGCAACACAATATGATTTCAAATTTTATGTAGATGATGTTAAAATAACATTATCAAATCCAGTTGATTATATTCATCCATTAAACATTTTTGGTATATTTTTAATGGTATTTTTATTAAGTATAATTATATTATGTATATTATGTTATTTTAAATTTTCCAAATTAAAGAGAAAAACTACAACTAAAAAAAGGAAATAAAAATGGCAAAAAAGAATAAAGAACCACTTAAAAAAACAAACAGAATAGTTTGGATAATTGTAGGATTACTTACTGGATTTACATTAATTTTGGCAATTAGAATCCTTATTAATATTCAAGATTATTTTCCATAAAAAAAGGTAAATTAAAATGAATAATAAATTATTAAGAACAAAAAGGAAGATGATCATCTTCTTAAAACGAAATCATTATCTTATTTCGTGTGTTTTAGTGATATTACTTATAACAGCAGTAGTATGTGTATGTTTGTCTCCTTTTGTTTATCAATACATAACATATGAAGGTGATATTAGTGATGATGATGTTGGTGGAGACAGGACTTATTATTATGATTTAGTAGAATATACAGATCGGATTTATGTTCATAAGGATGGTTCTGGAACAACAGGAGAATCATGGGAAACTGCTTATTCTACTATTAATGCTGCTTATGCTGCGACTTCTTCGGATCTTGATGATAAAACCTTGATTTTTGTTGGTCTTGGTACTTTTGATGTTAATATTGCTGGACAATTAGATATAACTAAAAACGTTAATATAATTGGTTCAGGAAGAGAAGGAACAACTTTTATGAATTCTCATATTTCAGCTGATTTTGTTTTTAGTGTATCTCGATATTTCAAGATTGAACATTGTGAAGTATTTTATAATCAATCCTGTGGTGGAATTAATGTTCAAGATACTTCTGATTCTCATTTAATACATATAAATTTTATGACTGAAGTTAATCATACTGGAACTCCAGAAGCTTTATATTTAGATGGTGGAGGACATGGTGAATTTGAAGATCTTCATTTTGATGGGTTGAATACAACTTCAACAGCTATTAATATTTCAAATAGTGATCATAATACTTTTTGGGATATAGAGGTATATGAATATAATAATACAGGAATTCATATTTGTAATAATTCTAATAATAATTTATTTAAAGATATTCATATTTTTGAAACAGATATTGGACTTAATATTGATTCTGGATATAATCAACACTTTATGGATTTAATGTTCTTTGGTTGTGCTACTAATGTTGATGATGAAATAGGAAATTCATATTGGTATGATATTATAACTGATGTTGAAGAGGCAATTACAGCACCAAATGATTTAACTGGTGTTGTAGTAAATACAGATGCTTTAGGAGATACTTATGGTATAGATACATTAATTTATGATGCTTCAGCTTCAGATCGACCATATTATATTGTAGCAATGATGTTTGAACCAAATGTAAAAGAAAGATATGGTTTAAGACTAACAGATGATGGTGGAACAACTTATTTCTATGAGACTGTTATAGAAGCAAAAAATATAGATGAAGTTAATAGATTAACAATAGAATTTCCAAGAGTATTTAATGCTCATAGTCAAATCCATTGTTCTGTTATGTCAGAAAGTGGTGGAGATCATATGGATAATTGGTTAGAAATAGTTTTAATTTAAATTAAAATAATAAATATTAAAAACAAGTAAAATAATTAAAAATTAAGGTAAAATAAGATGAATAATAAAAAATTGAATATAATTATAGTTTGTAAAAATTTAATCGCTGTAGGGATAATTATGTTGATAATTTCAGTGGTTTTTTTATTTAGGTTTAATATAGGTTTTACAATTTTTGAAAATATAGAAGATATAATTTTATTATCAATGATATTTATTTGGTTAATTAGTGTAATCATAGTCATAATTATAATACTCTCTATAATTCTATTGATTATTTATAAAAGAAAAGAGGTTGAAATAGAAGAATGAAAAGAAAAGATGAGTCAAAAAGAGCACGTGGAATGCATAAATCAAAAACACAAAAACAAACTCAAACAACAGAAAGAGTGACAGGTGATGCTTTATTTTATTTTATTACACATAATATTATTTCAGTTGCGTTCTTTTTCTTTTTTACAATAGGATTAGAAGTATATGAAATAGCAGATATGCCAATCATTTCATTATTTTCAATAGATTTTATGGTTGATTTTTGGAATATGGTTATTTTTGATGTGTTTCTTTTTTCAGTATTTAGTAGTATTATTGGAAGAATTTTGGCATTTGGTATTATGAAATTATATTTTTATCTTAGAAATAAGAAACGAAGAAGACAAAAAACAATGAAAATATGGTCAGAATTAAATTCAGGTATAAATAGATTTAATTTGATGGTATTTTTAATAACAGCATTTTTAACTTCAATAATTTATAGTTTAGGAGTCATTGCAACACTTAATAATAATATTTTTGATGAATCATCATTAATTACGTTAATAGTTGTATATGCAATGTTCAAAATAAGTATTTATTTTGTAGTTAGATGGATTACAAAAGCAAAAACATAAGAAGAGGAATAAAAAAATGAAATTTAAAACAAAATTTAAAAAAAAAATGAAGAAGTACAAGTGGATTTTTATCTTAATAATCTCTGTAGTTATTGCGATGTATATTTATGGTATGGCAAATCATTATTATCCTGAACCAGTTCATATAGGATTTGGACATTATATGGATATATCAACAGGAGTCACAATAATTGGTTTGTTAATCTCAGCTTTTGTTCTTACTATAATTTTTAAGGAAGAAAAGAAAGTAGTAAGAAAAGAAGAATATCAAGCAATAAAAAAGAAGAGATAATTGAGACAATTATTATAAATCCATCATTGGAAAATAAGGAAAAATCAAGATATAAAAAGTAAAAAAATTAAAAAAGAGAAAAAATAAAATGGGTATTTTAAGAAATTTACGGTATAGACTTAGAGGAAGAGAATTTTGGAGACAATTGAATAGATCACTTTTTATAGGTATTTATTCATTGTTAATAATTAGTGTGTTAGTATTTCCACAATATATTTTATGGATATTACTTGGTGTGGTTATTTTCTTACCATCATACATAGCTTTTTTCATTAATCATTTAAGAGAAATGGAAAAAAAGAAGAAAGGAAATAAAGTTTTAGGTGGTTGGATTGAGCATGAACATGGTTTAGGTGAACCATTTTATTTATATGCTGACCAGATATTACCAGTAGATCGATTATCTAAAACTGATCTTGCTGCAGTAGATGCATATGTTGATATGATTATGAGACGTACAGAGGAACAAATTATGATTGAAGTTGGTGAAAAATCATCTGAAACACCAAGACATCTTCTAACATATGAACAATTCAAAGAAATTGAAAAAGAAGAAAAGGAGAGAATAGACAAAGAATGGGAGATATGGAAGGAACATAGAGATAAACAAAGAAATGAGATTATAGGAATGAACAATATTGAAGAAGAATCTGAGAAAACAATTCAAACAAAAGAAGAAGATATTATTAGTATTGATATAGAAAAGGAGATACAACAATATGAAGAAGAAACAGGTGAAAAAGCAGTATATCATAATAGACCAACAATCAAATTTGGTAGTTGGTTAGAAAAAAAAATTAATCCTAAAATGGATAAACTTAAAATAAAAAATAAGGTTATAAAAAATAATAAAGATGGTGATACAGATGGTAAAAAATAAGAAAATAAGAAAGAGGGCAATTAGAAGAATACAGGAAAGAATTGATAGAATACAAGAAAGAAAAAAAGAAGAAGAAGAAGTATTGGTGAAAAGAACAGAAGCAGAAGAAGAACGATTGGATTATTGTGGATTTGTTTTATCAAGAAAGTTCAAATATCTCAAATTAATGGCAGCATCCAGAGAAGAAACTGCTGAAATAGAAGGAAGAGAAGTTCATGGTTTTGCACAGAGAACATTTCCTGATTATCATTGGTTAATGGCAAATACAGTATTAGATCGTGCTTGTTTTTTTGCTTTACAAGATTATCAACCAGTAATATATAATTATATTAAAGATTTTGATTTTCCAAAAATGGAAAGAAGTTTGGTTATTTTTCCTGAAGAAATTCGTTTTGACCATTATTCACAATTTAATTTTAAGAGAATAATCATTTACTCAGATGAACCATTAGAGAAGGATTTAACTTGGATATATAATTTTGATTGGGTTGATGAAGCAGGTTATGATACCACTGTGACATATGCACCATGTAATCTTTTGAATATGGGTTCTCCATTGCATGATTTACCTGTTGCTGTGGTTAAAGATGCACTTGGAAAAAGTAAAATGTTTTTTAAGGCAAAAACAACAGCTGAAAAGCTTACAGAACAACGAGATGAAACAATTAGGAACCAAATATTCAAGCTCAGACAAAAGGAAAAGTTGATGGATGAAGAAATTGAAGAATTAAAAATTGAGTCTGCAGCTGCAAGAAAAAAGTATTCTGATTTAAAATTCAAGATGTTGAGTAGAGATCCATCAACCAGTGATCAGAAATTTAGACGTTGGGAAGAAGAATATGATAAAAGTCAAGAAAGAAAAACGAGATCAACAATCAATTATAAAAAGGTTTTTATAGCTGTTGTAATAGCTGTTTTTATGCTTTTTATGGTATTTTTACTTATGAATTTTTTTATGCCATCTAAACCAATAATACCAGATGATATTCCAAATGTTGTTAGTCCATTATTAAATTTAATTAAAAAAGGTTGTTGAAAGTGTCATATAAAGAACCACGATCATATGTTCATGATATAGCATTAATACGAGGAATTGATCTACTTGTAAATATGATTGAACAATTGAAAGTAGGTATGGAATCATTACAAAATGTATTTGGTGAATGGCAAGAAAGTAGTACATTAGGTTATGAAAATCAGGTTAAAATTATTTTTGGAGCATCAGCTGATAATAAAGCATCTTTATATTTGGTTAATTGTTTAAGTAAATTAAACAAACATAAGATGCATGAATTTCCACATCGTGAATATATGATTACATTAACAATAGATTGTCTTGATGCTATACTTCGTGCAGCTCGTGCTCATGATCATATTTGGAATAAAGCTCAATTACATACAGTAATGAGTGCTTTAGGAAGTGCTCAAGTTGTAAAAGGAAAAGCACTTGCATATATTGATTATGAAGATGATGAAGATAAAAAGAAAGAACAAAAAAAACACATAATAGGAAAAAATAATGGGAGAGATTAATTCTCAAGTAGGTTCACTCAAAAGAATCAAAAATAGATTACATGGTAAAATAAAAAAAGGACAACAATTTAATAATGAGATTGATTGTTGCGAAGAGTTTACATTTATAAGATGGCTTGATAAAATTGATTTTAATAATGATATGAATGAAAAAAATATAACTCATTTAGTTTTAGATGAAAGATATGATTTAGGTGAAATACTTGAGCATGATTTAATAAATCCTGTACATTATGAAATAAACACAGTGCTTGGTATAATTGGATATACAGGATCAGGAAAATCTTGGTTAGTGCTAAGAGTTGTTGAGACGATTAGTGAGGCTTATTGGAAATTTAAAAGAAAAAGAATAAAAGTCCATATATGTTCTAACTATAATGAATTTACTGTGGCAGTCGTAAAATCAAATGTTGATGATATAATTTGGTGTGATGAACTTTCATTATCTACTGGAAAAGGAAGTAGAACTCAAAAAATTCAATTAGAAAATATATTACATCAGATTAGACAAAGAAAAAACACTTTTTTGTTAGTTGATCCAACACGAATTAAAGTTGATATATGTTATATGTATTTAAAAGCAGCAGGAATAAACTTCAATACTGGTGTTTCAAGATTTATGTTATTAAACCAATCCAGAAAGTATTTTGGTCATGTTTATTTTTATAGACCTGATACAATAACAGAAGAATATAAAAAGAAAAAAACTGACCAACAAATTCAGATTATTGATTTAAGAGGAAAAGTATCTGCACAAGATGCAAAGGATATTGAAACAAAAAAAGAGAGAAAAAAAGAGATTGATGTTATAAAAAGAGGAATTAAAATTTTAGAGAAAGAACTTCCAGACTCAAGAAAAAATAAACATAGAGATATATATCATATATGGAAACTCTATAAAGAAGATAAACGAATTTATTCATTTGGTACAACAGCAAGAGATTTTAGATTAGATGATGGAAGTGTTAAAAATATATTTTATGAGTTAAATCAAATAGTTGAAAATTATTAGTTTTATATTATCTAATATTGTTTACAGTTAATAGATTAAATAATTTAATTATAAAATATTATTAAGTAATATAAAATTATTATTTTTTAAGTCTTAATAAACACTTTCTACATCTAATAGAATAAATATTAAAAATTAAATTTATTATTAAAAATATATAATATTTTTTTTATATATATTTATCCTCAAAAAATTAAAAAAATTAAATTTTTACCTATAAACTTATCTAAATTATAACTCTAAGTGTTATAAAAAAATTAAATTTTTTATACTGATTTAATCAAGCTTTTTTGAGTATCAAACATCATTTTCTTATCTTTTTTAAAAAACTAAAACATAATGTTCTAATATTAGAGAGTTTGAAGTATAGTTTTATTAGGTTTAAAGTTTTTAGAAGATTGGTAGATTCATTACATGAGAGTTGTATAACATATTTTAAAAATAGTAGTTCAAATTATATGTTTAAAAAAAGTTAATTTTTTCTTAATAATTTTGTTAGTTTACATAAAAAAAGGTTAAAAAATAAGGTTAAAGGTATTTTTTATCTACATCAGAATAAATTATTTTTATCATCTAACCTTTTATATTACTATAAAAAGTTTCGTTCTTAAATCGACCTTTAAATTGATATTTTTAGAATAATATTTAGAAGGTTGGAAAGTGATTATGTTAATGATTTTGATAATAAGTTTAGTAAAAGTTTTATTAATATCATATAAGTTTAACTAAAAACAAAACATTTATATATTAGTTTTACTTTATATTTATTGGGAATAAAAAATTAAACTTAAAATAAAACTGATTAAAATGATGCTAACAGAAAATGAATGGTGCCAAGCAATGTTTGGCAGAGATAACCATAAAAGCTTTAAAGAATATATTTATGAATGCTATGAATTTGGTGATTCAGTAAAAGAAATCTCAGAAGTTATTGGAAAGTCTAAATCTACAGTTTACAGATATCTTCAAGAAGTTATGGAGAAAGTTAGATTTCCAGTACTAAAAGAACAAATTAAAACTGCTCTAAAAACTGAATATTTTGAATTTTTCATAAGGAATCTTTCATACAGTGATATCTGTTTAATTAGGAGAAAATTCAGGCTTTTTGGATATAACAAAGAATCCAAAATAGTTAATATCTTAAATTATTTTAAAGATTTCTCAATCTTAGGTTTATATCCTGAAGACTTGACAAAACTTAAAATTAAATTAGCTTTTCGAAAACGTGCGAAGGAAACTCATCCAGACTTGAATAAGAAAGCTGATAAGTTTGGAAAAGAATTTCAAGAAGTTTATCGAGTTTATTCAGAATTAGTTAAAATTTATGTTTAAATTAAAAAATGGAGGCTTAAATAAAATGAACCCTGAAAAAATGGATTTTTTAAATGATTTATACCAAAAAAATATTAACACTATTAAAACTAAAGATTATGAAATTCTTTACAAAATTGCTTTTTTTAATCAAGAAAAATATATTCAAGAAGCAAATGATCTTATTCAAAATTATGATAATCAAATAAACCTAATAAGAGGTAAATAAAAAATGTCTCAATTAATCGCTGGGAATGGACAACAAAAATTTGTCTACAGTAATTGTAAAGGAAAATGCTCTGAATGGAACGAATGTTATAAAGAATTATCAAGTAGACATATAGTTGATGGTAAATGGGTTAAAAATTATAGTGTAATATGTAATAGAATAACTATTTCTGAATTGAGATATTGTTTAGAAGATAAGTGTAAAAGTGAATAAAAAATGAATAATACAATAGAGTATAAAGCTAAAATAAATGGGAGAGGCAAGTTAAAATTATATGGATATACTCCTAAATTTTTCTGTGTATTTTATATTGAAGGTTTAGGAGAAAAGAAAGCTATGATTTCTGTTTCTGATCATAATATGAATAGATGGGGAAATTTATTCAGCAATGATCCTATATCAACAATTTCTAAAGGAGATACAGTAAGTTTTATGTTTGATGGTGATATTACAAATATAGAATGGTTAAATGTTGATTCTTATAATATAACAATACTTGATAATTCTGGAACGAAAAAATGGAATATTGAAAGAGAACAATATAGAAAACAAATGAAACAACAACAAGATGCTGAATTTGAACGTGAACGTGAAATAAGAAGAGTTAAAAACGAAAAACGAATTGCAGAAAGAAAAGAATTATATAAAAAATATCAACAATGGTATTTTAAAGAATATAATTCTAAAACAACAGGTTCTAATATTTTGAAGATGTATAATGTATTGAATTTGATTGAACATGTTCATTCTTTAATTGGTGTTAGAGGTAAAAAAGGATTTTATACAGGTGGTGATTGGAATAGACCAACTGGTCTCTATGCAAACGTGTTTCATGGATTAAATCAAAATATAGTTAATAAAGCATTAAATGAATTAACAGAAAATGAATTTGCAGAATTTAAAATATATAAAGTCATTCAAATTGAATCACATACACGGATTACAACTGAAACCAAACAAAAAGGGATTCGAATAATGAAAAAAGGTCATATTTTTTTAACAAAATTTAGAGATTTTAAATATAAAAAAATTTTATAAAAGTTTTACTAAAAACAAAAGATTTAAATATAAGTTTAACTTTTTATTACTTGGGAATAAATAAATAAAACTTAAAAAAGTGAAAATAAAAATGACTCAAAAAATAATTGAATATTGTTTATCGTGTAATCAGAAAACAGATCACAAGGAAGTTAAAGGATTAGAAAGTAATGATAATGGAGTAATTCAAAAATATTATAAATGTGAGAAGTGTAATATGTCTTATGTTTGGACATATTTAATAAAAGCACTTAATTATTGTCCTAAATGTGTAGATTTTACAATTCAAATAGTTGGGATAAGATGGAGAGTTGAATGGACTAATTTTAAATTTACATGTAAATGTGGTCATATTGAAAGAAATAAAGAATTACATCCATTACAATCTGTTGAAGAAATAATTATGGAAGCACTTATGGAGAAAAGTGAATAAAAAATGTTAGTTAAAATTAAAGGACGAATTAAACGTAATGGTCGATTTTTATATATTGATAATATTGGTTTAGTTATAGCCATTTCTCAATATGGATATTTAGTTAGAGAAATGATTATTGATGAACCAAGACAATATGGCAGAACTAAATTTTGGGTTAGTTTTAAAATAACAACTGATTTGGAGGAATAAAAAAATGACAAAAAATACAAATAATCCTAAAAAACCACGATATTATTGTCCAAAGTGTGAAAAAACGTATGTTAATAAAAGTCCTTTATATAAACATGTTATTAAGTGTATGGGAAAAGATGATGCTTATATGATGGAAATAACTGAACATACAATATTTAAATTAAAAAATTAAATAATAATTATTTTTTTAAAATAACAGAATAATGGAGTAATAAAAATGACAGGTAAAAACAAAAAAATGAATTTTTCAATTTTCAAAGGAATTAAGATAAATAAAGTTCAAGAAGGAAATTGGAATCCAAAATTAATAAGAAAGGTGTTAGAAAATAATCCTATTGAACTTATAAAACAGTTAATTGATTTTATGTCAAATAAGTGTAAGATAATAGGAAAAATTGATGAATCTGATAAAATTTTATTTAAAACATTAGAGGAGATGATAAAATAATGGATATTTTTGAAAAGGTTAAACAAAAAATAGAGGATCAAATTATTGGTTTAGAAGATGAATATGGAGAAAATTCAAGTGAACAATATGATATTAGTTCTGAAATTGAAAAAAAAGAGAAGAAGTTGGCAGAAATTGAAAAGAAGATAAAAAATTCAACAAAAGTTGGAAGACCAAAAGGAACAAGAACTAAGAAGTTGGTTGTTCCAGCTCACATAAAAACTTTATTTGATAATTTGGATAAATCAATAAATTCAGTTTGGGGAGTACAAAAGAATGGTAAAATTAAGTGGGATGCCAAATTTAGTATGTGGTTAGTTTTTAAAGAATATTTCAAGGAGCTGATGTAAGAAATGAATGAGATCAAAGAATATCTATGGAATAATAAAAAACAAGCAGGAGTTTTTTGTATAAGATTTCAGAAAAATAAGGAGTTAGATACTGCTCAATATTATTGGGGATGTTATAATGCTTACCATCAAATTTTAGTTAGATTTAGAAGAAGATTTAAGGTGGTGGCAAAAAATGAATAAATCAGAAATAATGGATAAAATGGTTGAAATCCAAGAAAGGTATAATAATGATCCTAATAAATTTCAAAAGGATCTTGAGTTTATAAAATTAGCTCAGTTATTAGGAAGAACAAGAAGAAAGATTATACATTTACAAACAGTAAAAGAAATAAATGGAGTTGGTAAATAATAATGTCAAAAAAGTGCGAAATTTGTAATAAATGGTTGAAAAATAATAGAGGATATAATATACATTTTCAAAGAATGCATGGGAAGAAGCAAATGTTCAATGTATCACAATTAGAATTTATTTTAAATCGTATCCAAAAGTTAGAATTAGACAACAATTTTTTAAAGCACCAAATTAAGCATAAATCTTTTGTTAATAGTTCAAAAGACTCTGGACTTAACTGGGATATTCCAAAAGAGATTAAGGAAGCCAAGAATGAAACTAAAATATCAATGAATTTTGTTGTTAAAGAAATAATGATTATCTTTAAAAGTCAAGAACCTTTTTTAAAAAAGGATTTTAGATTTAGTGATGAAGAATTAGGGATTAAGGAAATAGAAATAACTCAAAAAGAAAAGGTTAATCCTTATGATTTACTTAAACCCATTAATCCTATTGAAGTTCCAATTATTCCTCCAATTATGGTGGAAGTTTTAGTTTAAATTAATTTATTTTTTTCTTTTTCTTTATTATAATATTAAAGCTTAAATATCAGTAAAAAAGTATTATAATTATTATAATATAATTATTTTAATCAATAAAAAAATAAAAAATAATAGGTTTAAACAATGAAAACATCTGTAGTTATTAGAAGAACTAAAGAAAAAATTATAAAAAAGAAAACAGATATCAAAAAATTAGCTAAAGTATATGTTAATGTTCCAACTAATAATAAAACTAAAGAGAGAAGTATTTTAGGTAAAATGCAGACTCAAAAGAATAAGAAAAATAAGTTGGAACGATTACTTATAAGAGTAGAAAAAAGAAAGAAAGAAATGCCAGAGATGGTTTGGAAAAGAAATAAATCACACACTGAAAACATATTAGCTAATTTAGATAAATAAACCTAAATAAAAAAAGAGTTGATAAAAATTAGTTCAAATACAAGTGGTATTATTCTTAGAGATTGGAGAAAAGGAAACATAAAAAAACCAAAAAAGAAAAAGAAATCTAAAAAATTAACACGTTTCCATGAATATGATAAGAAAATTGGCAAAAAACATTTTTCTGTTTATTTATCAAGAAGATCGAAAAAAATGAAACCACATTTTTTTAGAAATAAAAGAACTGCAAATAAACAGGCAGAAATAATAAAAAAAGATAGAACTATACATAATACAAGAGTAGAACCATATAAGAAGAGTTTTGTTATATATTTTCATTAAAAATAAACTCAAAAAGGTAAAACAAAATGGTAAAAAGAAAACGTGGAGATACTAAAAAGTTTGAATTAGACGGTAAAAAAGTCAATTTCAAATTCACAAGTATGGCACATGGTGTAAGATCCAGAGGTGCAAGGAAAGAAGGAGCTAAAAGTAGAGGATATTATGTAAGAACTGAACACGAAGGTAAAGGAGAATATTCTATTTGGATTCGAAAAATTAAATAATTAAATATTTTTTTAAAATAAAAACAGGTAAAAATAATGGTTAAAAGAAAAGCAGGTTCAAATGAAAAAATATATAATGGAAAAATATACAAGAGACATGGTCAAGGTGTAATACCAACAGAATCTAAAGCTGATAAAATAGTAGATGAGCTTCATAAAAAAGGATATAATGCTGTTAAACAATATAGATCAAGACAAAAAGCATATTTAGTTTGGAAAAGAAAAAAAGGTAAATAAAAGTTGATAAAAAATGAAAACAATAGCACAATTTAGAAAATTTAAAATAGGAAAAAAGTCTTATGATTTTGAGTATGCTGGACATAGATCAACTAAAGAAAAAGCACAGAAATTAGCAAAAGAAAGAAGGAAACATGGTTATGCAAGAGTTATCAAGAAAAGAGTACCAAATTTGAAGTGGAATGCTAAAAAGAAAAAAATGGATGATATAGGAAAGAAAAAAGAGTATTTTGTTTATGAATATGGAAGATATCTTGAAGAAGATAAAAGAAGGAAGAAAATAAATAAAACATTGCAGAAGAGAGCAGCACAATCAAGGTTAGATCATAGTAGAGAGATGGATTATGGCACTAAAGGTGGTATAAGAAGATGGTAAAACCTAAACTAATTAATAATTATATTAAATAAAAATCAAAAAGAATTAGTAATAGATGGTAAAAATATGGATATGGAAAATATCTTGATTAGAAGATCTGGAATCCTTTTGAGTCCATTCCTCAAAAGGACAGGTCTGTTTCCTGAAGTCATCCATAATAAATCATTGAAACACCACAGGGAGAATTCCACTCCCTGTGGACAATTAAATAAAATAAGGTGAATAAATTGGCAAGAAAAAAGAAAAAAGGATCTACAATAAATATAGAGAATTTTAGTCTTATCTCTGGGAAAAAAAGGTTTAAGATAACAAATATACAGAGAGCAACACGCAATACATCTATGTATAGAGCAGGAATGCCTAAAGGAGAAAAGTATGTATATAGTTTTATGAGTAAAAATGTTAAAACTGGTGAATTAAAACGACTCTATATTTATGCTGATTCTAAATCAAAATTAGTGAAAAAATTTGGAAAAGAGTATAAAAAATATTAAAAATAATATTTTTTTTTAAAAAAAGGTAAACAAAAATGAAAGGAAAAAAGGGAAAAAGAAAAAATAAAGATTATAATTATATGGTTGGTCTTATGCCATCTTCTCATAGTGTTGATAAATCCAAGAATCTACTTAGAAAATCAAAACATATGAGTTTAAAAAATGCAAGAAGAAAAGGTGAAAAGGTTTTTAATAGAGTATTATCAACTGATCCTGAAGGTGCAGATGTGATGATTTTCAAAAAGAAAAAAGGAAAATATAAACCACATAGCTATTATACTGGTGAGTGGGAAAGTTATGATTAAAGATTTTTAAAAAATAAAAAATAAAAACAAATTGAGTTGATATCAATAATGAAGAATAAACCTTTTATAGTATCTAAATTGCCTGATGGAAGAACAAGAAGATTTTATGAACATCCAAAAAATTTTAAAACAAAGAAAAATGTTAAGAAGAAAATAGCTGGTCTTAAGAAATTACATAAACCTTGGAATAAAAAGCTTTATTATAGGACAATAAAGAAAAAAGACAGAACAAATAAAACAATATACAAGATTTATATTTATTCAACAGAACCAAATTTTATGGAAGGATTTAGAGGAAAATAATAACTAATTATATAAAAAAGGTGAAATTATGACTAAAGGATTCAAAACAGGTAAGAAAATGAATAAATTATATCATAAACCAATTAAGAGAGCTTGGTCAAGAACAAAAGCACATTTCTTAGATGCACATCCAGATATATTATCAGATTTTAATAGAGAAAAGAAAAGTAAATGGCAAAATAGAATTAATATTGCAAGAAAAGAAAGTGGATTAAAACCTTATGATAATAAAGACTGGAAAAAGTTCTATAAGGATGGTTAAAAATTAATTTAATAAAAAATAAAATTTAAAAGGTGATAAAAATAGGAGATTTAACAAGTGATGTTATTATGGCAATTTCTGATAATCCTAAAACAGCAGATGTGAATTATATTGCTTGGCATTCTTATAGAACAAAGAAGGTCATAAGGAATAAACTTAATAAACTTAATAAAAAAGGGATTATCAATAAATCTAAACATCCAAAAGATAAAAGAAAGAATGTGTATAAATTATCAAAAAATTGGAGAGCTAAACTAAAGAAAATTAAAATATAAATAAAAATAAAAAAGGAGGAAATAAAAATGAAATTAGGTTTTAGAGAAAAAAAGATATTACAACATCTTGCAAAAAGAGGTAAACGAAATGAAGACCAATTACTTTATAATATTGAAGGACATAGCTATGTAGGACCTTCATATCCTGTAATGGATTCTATAAAGAGTCTTAAAAGAAAAAAACTCATTAAACGACAAGGAGAAGATATACGAACAGGTCTTAGACTTTATAGTTTAACAAATGAAGGCAAGATTGCATATGTTGATAAAGTTGTAAAAAAATAAATAATTATTATTATTTTTTTAAAAAAAGGTAAATAAAAATGAAAGATAAGAAAAAATACTATTGTAATAAAGATAAAAAAAAACATATGATTAACTCAAAAATTGGAAAACAACATTTAGGATCAGGAAGATTTGGAGATCTTAATAAAATGAAAACTAAAAAACTTGCTACACTATTCAATAAAGTTGATAAGGAGTTAGATTATCAACAAAAACATAAAACTAACATCTCTAATAAAGATTTTAATAAATTAGAAAAAAAATGGGATAGTGTATTTAAAGTCTTAAAAAAGAGAAAATCATATAGGAAAATACTAAAAAAGGTAAATAAAAATGAAAAGAAAGAAGAAAAATAAAGATTTTAAGTATATGGTTGGTGTAGTTCCATATTATGGTGATGGACATATACCTAAAACTAAAAATGTGATTAAAAGTTCTAAATATATGAGTTTAAAAGATGCAAGGAGAAAAGGTGAGAATATCTTTAATAAGACACCACCTAAACCAATGAGTGATGATGCTGTGATGATCTTCAAAAAGAAAAAAGGAAAGTATAAACCACATAGTAATTATTATAAATATAAAGGAAAGAAAGGATGGGAAAGAGTAAGCACTGTAGAAGATTTAAGAGAAGGAACAGGTTAAATAAAAAAGAGTTGATAATAAAATGAAAAAAGATAAAAAGAAAAAAACAAAAATAATATCAAAAAATTTAAAACCTTTTAAAATAAAAAAGATTGGTACTAAAGGTGTGACTATAAAAACATTAAGAACAAAATTTAAAGGAGAAAAAACAACATATAGTTATGAGTTTAAGGTGTATTCAGGAAAAACATGGAAAACTACAAAGAATTATCGAGCACGAAATTTAAGAAATGCAAAAAAGAAATTAACAAGAGATTTAAAAAATACAAAAATACCAAGATTATAAAATGCAGCAAAAAGGAAAGAAAACACCAAAGAGACAAGCAAGAAGGAAAATAGAAGGAAATATAGCTGAAGATATAATTCGAAAAAAGATACATAGTGTTTTACCATCTAATTATAAGTCAAGTATTAACAGAAGTAAAGGTATAGATATTTTCATAAGGAATGGTCAGATTCTAAATGTTGAGGTCAAATCAGCAAAAGAAAAAACTCTTTACAAGGACAAGAAAGGCAATTATCGTAGAAGAACAGGGAGATTCTTGATTAAGAAAAATGATTATTTAGATTCAGATTTTTTTGGATTTGTAATTAAAAAGGTTAATAAGGATGACAAGAAAGCTAAATGGAATGGGAAATATGAAACAAAATTTGTGGATTCTAAAGTAATTAAGAAACATATAAAAAATAGAAATCTATTAAATCGTAATGTTAAACTTGGTGTTTTATTAATAAGAGAAATGCCATCTATGAGATTAGGAGTAAGATATAAATAAAAATAAAAAAGGAGGAAAATAAAAATGAAATTAGGATATGGTCAGAAAAAGGTTTTGAGATTATTATCAAACAAACGAGGACAAATGCCAAAAACATTAGAGAAAAAACTTGGGAGTTCTTCACATATATTACATCCAAATTTATCTTTTCTTGTTGAGAAAGGACTTGTAAAAAGAAAACAAGTACCAGTAAAATCCACAGGAAAGATGGTAAGTCATAAAACAAAAACAAAATACTTTATTACAGAAAAAGGTTTAGACCATTTATAAAAAACAAATTGAGTTAATAATATAAAAAAAGGAGTAAATAAAAATGGCAAAAAAACAAAAATTTATTTCAATTTATCGAGAGTTAGGATTTAAAAAATTAAAATTTAAGAAGAGTGTTAAAAGAAAAAATATAAGAGCAGCATTAGCACCATATAGGAAAAAAGGATATGATGTTAGAAAAGCACAGAAAGATAATAAAGATATTTATGTTATTTTTTAGTTTTTCTTTTAATATTATTTTTTTTTTTAAAAAAAGGTAAATAAAAATGGATAAAAAGGAAAAAAGCAAAAAAAAGAAAGAACAAAAAGATTTCTTTTTAAAAACAGCAATTGATGGTCTTTTAGCTGGTCTTTTAGCTGTTGGAATATTTTTAGGCAGACCAGCAAACATAAAACCTGTTGAAAGTTATCAGCTTTTATTTGGATTGTTCCTTTTCGTTGGGTTTTTAATGATAATGTATGCATACACGCGAAAAAAAAAGGATGTTGCATATGGGCTTTTTGTAGTGCTTATTGTAGCATTTATTGAAGTTATTATAATAGGAATTATATTCCAAGAAACTCCTGAAGACATTATGATTGCATTATTTATAATATCACCATCAGTATTGATATTTGATAAGTTATTAGGTTAAAAAAGAATTGGAAGTAATTATGACAAAAACAAGAAAAGAATTGTATGATTTAATCAAAAAGAAACCTGAGAAATTTTATACTCATCTTAGATATTATGATAAAAATGGAAAATATTGGACTACGAGATATGATATAGGAAAAGCATTATCGAAAAAAACTAAAAAAGAACTTCAAAACGATTATAATAAAGCTAAAAAGAAAAATTTTAAAATGCCAACTAAAAGGATTAATATGTCTGTAAGTAAATATAATTAAAATAAAAAAGGTAAAAAAATAAATAAAAAAAGTGAAAAAGAAAAGAAAACTAATAACAGGAAGATGGACTGAAAGAATTTATAAGATAAAAGGTGTGAATAAAAGAGTAAAAGTTCGGAGATGGAAAGGAAAGGTTCAGGTTCGTGTTATTGATAAAAAAAGAAAACTAATTAAAACTATTAATAAATATCAAGCTAAAGAACATTTCAGATTGTTGCCTTTTAGATCAAAAGTGTTAGATGTTCAAAAGAGAGCTAAAAAAACATATAAACAAGATGCATATGATATACCTGAGTCTTACTTAAAAAAAGATGGTCATACAAAATTTGATATTGAAGGTGTTGATACTCCTAAAAAGTATAAAGTTCCAAGAGGACTAAAAATAAAATCTAAAGTAAAAAATGTTTATGGTCATACAGTTAGAGGGAAGTATTTTGATGATCATGGAGAAGTTATCCATAACACAACTGTACATAAATTTTCGATGATTGCACAAGATAAAGTATTAAAAACGTCAAGTTATAATTCAGCTCGTTCTGTTTCTTTTTCAGTTGATCCAAAATTTACTCAATTTGGAAACGTTTCTTTAGTTTTTCATAAGAACAAAATGAAAAAATTAAAACCTGTCACATATTATAATTGTGATGTGTATTCAAGGACATTGTCAAAGAAAAATCCTAAAGGAGAAGAACATTTACGAGTAGAAAAAGGTGTTTATACAGACCGTTTTTATGAAGAAAGAGAATGGTTTTCTCGTGAACCTGTTAAAATTACAAAATCAAATTTGAAGAAAATAATTTATTTTAGTAGTGCTCCTGTACGTCCTACAAAAGAATATCTAAAAAAACATCCATATTGGAGTCCTGATGAAAAAAGAGAAGAAGTAAGAAAAATAGCCAAGCAATTAGGAGTAAAATTTGAAACAAAGAGGAAGAAATAGAATGATAAAAATGAAAGGAAAAAAGAAGTTAAATTATATTAATGTAAAAAGGTGATTGAAATACCACGTAGTTATGGTTATGGAAGAACAAGAAGCAAGAAAGTTGGAAAATATGAAATACAAATAGAATTTCATGATTTCAAAAAAGCACGTTTTAGTATTTATAAGGGAAATAAAGATGTTTATTATAGTGGTTCTGACAGTTTAACAGATAAAAAAGAAAAGGTATTGGACAGATATCGTTCTTTAAAGAATGTTAAAAGTATTGAATCTTTTGTTAAAAAAAGAAAGTCTATAAAATAAAAAAATATGTGCAATAAATTATCTTATTGTAATCCCAGATTTGATAAGTGTTTAATCCCAATTATTAATCATATAAATAATAATTCTGATTTAAAGACTTTAGCCAGTTGTTGTGGTCATAGAAAGTATAATACTACAATAGTAGTGAAAGATAAATTAGGAAATATTTTTGAACTTTATTCAAGAATATCTTTACTTCCTAAAAAAAGAAACAGGTATATAAAAAAGATAATGTTGGATTTTATTATATACCTGAAATTGTTTAATATTTTTTTGTATTTTTAAATTATTTTTCTAAATATAATATTACCATTTCATTTAACCTAAAACTTATTTTTTTAATAGTTCCAACTAAATTTATCAAAATAATATTACCATTTAACATAAATCGTAATATTTTTTATTCTTCAGGTAAATATTTTGTTGAATTTTAATAGTAGAGATGAAATGGAAATAATATCAATTTAAAGTGTGTTTTAAAGAATTTTTTTTATTGAGTAATATAAAAATACTAACTAAATAAGTTTTTGCTGTTAAAAGATTGATTTATAGGTTTAAAAGTTAATATTTAGTTAAAATATTTACCTAAGACTAAATTATAAATATGTAAAAAATAACTGTTAATTAATAAAAAATAACTTATTTTTTTAAAAAATATGGATATCAAAAAGGATAAGGGAAAATTATTTTTCATAATTGTTATAATTGTATGTTTATTGTTTGGTGTGTATATTGTTTATACACAGTATTTCAGTGAATCACCAATAGATTTATTCGAAGACTATGATGAGATGTCAGATGCTATTGGAGATCCAGTATCAAATTCTACAGTACCAACTATTAGTGAAGTTATTTATTGGTTAGCTAATGAAGATACTACAGACAGGATTGCTTATGATTTAGAAACTTGGATATGTAGTGATTATTCAACCAAACTTCTTATAAATGCTAAAGAAGAAAATTGGAGAATGTATATAGTCATTTTATATTATAGTTATAATGGAGATGATTCATATGGTGAAAATACTCCTTATGGTGAATATGGTCATGTTTTTAATATGATTTATTGTACAGATGGAGATGGAGATGGTGAATTAGATATATGGTATATCGAACCACAATCCGATGGAGTTTGGCAATTAAATCGTGTTCATTATAATACATATGCTTATTATATTGGTACTGCCAGTTCAGTGTGGAGTGGAATGTACTGGGTTAATTATTATCTTTATTTTGGATAATTTTTTCAATATTTTTTTATTTGATAAATCCATTTATACTAAAAAACATAACATTTAAATATATGAAAAAATACCTATTAATTAATATTAATTAAATTAAAATAATTTATAAAATAAAATAGAATTAAAAATAAAAAAACAGGTGTAAAATAAAAATGGCAAAAAAATATACTGATGAGGAATTACTTGATGCTTGTATAAGTTATAGCAAGGAAGTCAAGAATTATACCACATCAAGTGAGTTTGAAAAAAGTAAGTTTGTTAAACCTATATGGAAGAAATCAGGTTTAGCAAGAATAGTTAATCAAATACTTCTCGTTTTAAATAAAGCAATTGATGATGGAATTTATTCAAAAGAAGTAGTTAATAGAAGACATTTTTTCATTTTGGATGAAATTGAAAGTTCTAAACCTGAAGAAGAAGAGGAAGAAGAGGAAAAAGAGGAAGAGGTAGACGAAGACGAAGAAGAAGACGAAGACGAAGACGAAGAAGAGGAAGAAGAAATGCAAGAGGCAATTGATGATGTTGTGGATGAAGAACTTGATGATGATGGACAAGCTATGGAAAAGTTCGCTGAAGAAACAGGTTTATCTGCTATGACTAAAAAAGGAACAATCAGAAAAGATTACACTAAATGGAAGAAAAGCAACTGGAATTAAGCTTAAAATTAACTAAATTTTTTTTATTTATTTATTTTATTGTGTTGCAAGTGTGTTTAGATTTCCTGAGCACCAACAGAATAAAAACTCTAATTTTAGTAAAAAGGTAAATAAAAATGGCTGGAAGACCAAAATCAAAGGAAGAGGTTCTTAGTGTTGGTTTAACTATTACTATAACAAAAACAGAAAAAAAATATCTTGATGAACTACTTCAAATAAGTGGAGATTCTATGAATCAGTTTTTTAGAAATTTACTTTCTGAAAAAATCTTAATTTTAAAACAAATTAAAAGAAAGAGATAAATTTAAGTAGGAAAGGTTTAACTATGGTAAAATTTGATAAAAATGGATGGTTTATTGGACAGAAAATTAATACAAAAATCCAACATGAAGATTATCATATTGATTTATATCCAAAAACAGAAGAAAAGAGAGTAATCTTACCAGATTATGATAAATCAAAATATAAAATGTATGGACATACTAATGTTAATTTAGTTGAAGGTGTTCTTAAAATTGTTTCTTTTTATCAAACTAAATATAAAGGAAGTAAATTTAGTGAATGGTATAAAAAAGATTCAGGTGCTTTAGCAATTGTTGGAAAGTCTATTAAAACCAAAAAAACATCAATTGTAAAGATATTAATTTTAAAATAAAAAAATTAATATTGCCTAATTTTTAAATATATTTAAATAGTTAAATAGTCTATAAATAATTATAGAAAGGATCAATAAAAAATAAAAAATTTAAAAATGGAGTTGAAAGAAATGGGATGTAAAGTCGTTAAAAAAAGGATCAAACATATTGATATCCGTCTTTTTGAAGAAGAAATTGATGTGGCAGAATTTGTAGCATTATATTTGAATTTAAGCTATGACCAATTATTTGTTAAGTTTATTAAAGAATATGCTGAACATACATTTGCTAAAAATATAGAATATAAATTTGTATTATAAAAATTGGAAAGGGTTTAAAAATGGATTATATTTTAAAAGATGATATATTAACCATTACTAATAATAAAAATGGTTATAAAAGGGTTTTAACCTTAAGAAAAGGGCAAATTAGAGCTATTAATCATATAGAAAATCATTTTATGGAAAATTTTCTTTTAGTTGCACCGACTGCTTGGGGAAAAACAGTTATAGCAATAGTTTATATCATAAAAATGTATAATGATGGATTAAAATCAGTATATACATCTCCACTTAAAGCATTGACAACAGAAATAGTTTCCAAATTAACTGAATTAGGACTTATAGTTTTAGAGGATACAGGAGATTTCAGGAAGGATCCATTAAGGGATTACGAAAAATGTGATGTATTAAGTACAACTTATGAAAGACTTGGTTCGGTTATAATAAATCAGAAGAATCATAGTGTTTTTGATGATTTTGGTCTTGTAATTGTTGATGAAGTTCATACAGTTCATTCTGACAGTAGAGGTGTTGATTTAGAGTCTTTAATAGTTAAAATAAAACAACATACTTCAATGGCAGTCATGGGAATGTCTGCTACTATAAAAAACTATGGACAAGTGGCAGATTTTCTTGAAGGTGAATATATTTATGTTCCTGTATCAGAAAGACCTGTTAAGCAGAATATAAAAATTATGTATTATTCATCTGAAAATCATTATGCATCAATTTCGGAAAGAAATTCAATGTTAAGACCAATATTAAATGATTTAATTAGAAGAGATAAACAAGCGTTAATCTTTTGTAGTTCACGCGATAGGTGTGAACAATTAGCAAGAAGTTTTTCTGGGTTAAAACAAAGAGATCCGACTGAACTTGCTAAAAGATCAAATTATACTTGGCATCATGCTGGAGTAGAGGTTTATCAAAAGAAAGAAATAGAGCAAATGTTTTTAGAAGAAAAAGTTAGATTTATCTTTTGTACTCCCACTCTTGCTATGGGAGTAAATTTACCTGCATATAGTGCAGTTATTTATGATGCTTATCGTTATAGTGGACTATTATCAGATGATGTTATGATTGAAGGTCTTGAAGTTGAGCAGATGTATGGAAGAGCAGGGAGACCACAATATGGTGAAAAAGAATGTGAAATTTATATTTTTCCACGTTCAAGAGATGAACCTTATATTTTACAAGAGAATTATATAAAATCAAAAATGCTTAAAAAATTGAAATATGTATTTAACGAATGGATAACCAGTGGGATTAGTTTTTCAGCAGAAATATTAGATTCTTTAAAGAAAACACTTTTGAGTAAACAACATGAGTTTAATGAGATTAAAAAAGAAGGAACTATTGCACTTAGATTTCTACTTACAAATGGATTTATAAATAGAAATGAAAATAAAGAATTTATACCTTCTTTTTTAGGAAGAATGACAGCGTTATTTCGTATTAGACCAGAAACTGCTTTACATTTTAAGAAAATAGAGTATGAATATAATAAAAGAGATTTTTCTGATTTGGAATTAGTAGCAAATCTTTTAAACACCGACGAATTTTTAGATTTGATTAGGGTTGCCGAGAGAGATACTCAGTTAATTGATTTATGTTCAAGAATTTTTATGGAGCAGGGAATATCATATGATTTATATGATAAAAAGATACTTAAAGCGATTCCAATGATTTTTACCGATTATTTTAATAAGAAGTTTAATGTTAGAATTGTTTTATATAGAACTGATGCAAATACACTTGCTAAAATTATGAAAAGACTTTTGAGTTCAGCTGAAGTTATAATTTATGATAAAACTCTTAAAAAAAGAATTTCATACCTAAAAGTAATGATACAAAACAAAACTTTAGACAGGGATGTTGCTATACTAAAAAGTGCTAAGGGACTTGGCGATGTAAGACTTAATAGGTTATTTAGAGCAAATATAAAAACTCCTGAAGCTTTTTTAGGAAGAGCAGATTCAGAACTTATAAGAATTATGAAAGTATCAAAAAAGGTATTAGATAACATAAAAATTAGCTTAAAACAAGCAATTAAAGAAAACATAAAAATAACAAAAAAGGAATAAAAAATATGATGAATAAAGAATCATTAAAAATTAAAGTATATTGCCCAAATTGTAAGAAAAAAATTACAGTTGGATATACTGATTTAGACATTAACTATAATGTATTTAGTATTAATACAAAATGTGAGCATTGTAATTGTAAAGTTGAACTTTTCTATGATCAAGGAGATATAATGGAATTAATAAACAAAGAATAAAGAGATGTAAAAATAATCATTAGAATTTCAATTAAGTATCCATTGAGTGTAATTGATAGACGAGGTTTTATTAGAAGATGAAAAAAAGATGTAAAAACTGTAAAACCATTGTAAAGTGTGATAATATAGAATATCACAAAGATGATGGAAGAGGAATCTACTGTGATGTTTGTGGAGGATTTATATCTATTCCAAAACAAATAAATGGGAATGTTAGAATAAGCAGTAGCAGAAGGTATGTTAGAGGAAGAAGATTATCTAATAGGCATAATATGATTACAATGTATGTTATTGCTCTTATTATTCTTGTAATACTTACTACTGGTGTATTTTATTATTTTGGTTCTGATGGTATTTGGTATTTTGAACCAGAAGAAAAAGGATATTCAACCTTTATTCTTTATGATAATAATACACATTATGATGTTTCTGATGAAGTTGAAATATCTATTTTAATTTCAGAAAATGATGTTATATTTGATGATATTTCAGATATTCATAATTTATCTAATTATGAAATGAATAATAATACTCTGAAAGCATCATATATGGAAATAGATATTAGACATATAGAATATCTCTTGGTTTTAATAGATCCAAATAATACATCGGTTTATATTAGTGAATATCATTCAATTGTTGGTGGAACTAATAGGATTTTTTGTTTTTATGTAAATATAATAAATGGTTTTTTAGGTTTTATTCCTACAATTTTAAATTAAAAGAGGTAAAAAATAATGGGCATATTAACTTTCTTAGTAGTTGTTATTTATGTATTTGTTGGAGATAAGTTGGAAAGGTGCTGTGGTGATGAAGATTTTCATATTGAATGAAAATACTGGAATCCTTCTTGAGACAGTCGGAGACACTCAGAAGGACAGGTTTGATCCACCTGCACCCATTTCCATAGAATCACAGTTCACAGGGAGAATTCCACTCCCTGTGGACACAATTAAAAAAAGGTGTTTATTATAGGAACAAAAATAAAACAAATGGTTGACCAAGTTAAAAGATCTGTTACAATAGAAAATTTATTTAATAAAACAATTGCAATAGATGCATTTAATTCAATATATCAATTTCTTTCTATAATAAAAGGAAAAGATGGAAAACCTTTAAAAGATTATAGAGGAAGAATAACATCACATCTTAGTGGTTTATTATATAGGAATTTGATATTTTTAGAAAAAAGTATTAAACCTATTTATTGTTTTGATGGAATAAATAAATCTCAAAAGGTAAGATGGTCTAAACCTACAAAAAGTAAGGTTAGGATTAATGAATATATAATTTCAGAAAGTAAATCACTTTTAGATGCTTTAGGAATTCCTTGGATTCAAGCACCAGCAGAAGGAGAAGCACAATGTTGTTATCTTGTCCAGCAAGGAGATGCTTGGGCTGTTGCTTCTCAAGATTATGATTGTTTTGCTTTTGGTGGAACAAGATTAATTAGAAATTTTGCAGTTCATAGAAAAAGGAAAAAAGGAAACACTCAAACAGAGTATGATATTGAGTTTATATCACTTGAGAAATTATTGAATTATTGGAAAATCACAAGAGAACAACTTGTTGATATTTCTATATTAGTAGGAAATGATTTCTTTGAAGGATTTAAGGGATTTGGTGAAAAGAAAGCTTTAAAATATATAAAAGAATTTAAACATGTATTTGGAAATGATGATATAATACTTTTAAGAAGAGATGGTGGTGAATCACTTGGAGAAGAAATGTATAATACATATATGGATAATAGAAAAATATTCTTAAATCCAGTAGTAAATAAAGATTATAAAATAAAGTTTAAAAAACCTAATTATATAGAATTACATGAATTACTCGTTAGAGAACATAATTTTTCAGACAGAAGAATTGATTCTGTAATATCAAGATTAAAAAAGCTTAATGAAAACAGTAAAAAACAAATAAATTTAGCTAAATTTTTAAAATAAAAAAATGAGAATAAATAAAAACAATAAAAAAGTAGAAGATATTAATATTTTTGATGAAGAAGAATCAAATATCCATCTAATACAACTAAAAGGAAAAATAATCAGAGATTGTGTTTGTCCTTTAGGAAAAATTCTTCCATGTGAAGATTGTGAGGAGTTTTATGATGGATGGGGAGTTGATACTGTAAATTATTGTAATAATCCTAATATAGTAGATGGAAAAAGTTTAAAATTATCTGTTATAAAAGGAAAAAGAGAGGAAAAGAAGAAAAGAAGGGAAAAAAGATTTAAAAATACTCCAATGGGAAGATCAAAAATTCCAGAAAGGGCTGGTGAATATGATTTATTAGATAATAGAGGAAATATAATATATTCTGGAAGAGCTAATAACTTAAAAAGGAAAATTAAGGAAGAACATTACGATAAAACAAAAATATTTTCATATATTAAAATTAGAATAGAAAAAAAGAAAAAAGAAGAAAAGTGAAAAACATGGAAATATATGAATGTGTTGGATGTGGAGACTATTATTATAAAATGACAAAACAATGTCCATATTGCGATTGTACAACTCTTACAAAATTAGAAGGAACTGAAGAAGAGGTTTTAATTATAGTTCTTAGGGAAATTAATATAGAATCTGGAGTATATGAACAATTTGATTATGAATCACTTAAAGAGAAAGTAAGCAAAAAACTTGGTAATAACGATTATGGATGGATGTCATTTGATAATGCCTTAAAGAAAGCTTGTGATAAAGGATATTTTTCAGAAATTACTTTGTATATTTCAAGTGCATAAAAAAAGATGATTAAATTATGATAAAAACAAAAAAAGGAGGAAAAGAATTATGGTAAATAAAAACAATCTTACAAAAAAGCAAAAAAAGATAAAAGAAGTCTTTAAAAATCATAAAGAACAAATGACTTGGGATGAAATAGAAAAAATATTTAAGGATTTGTAGATAATGGTAAAAATAATTAAACAGTCTTATGAAATACTTACTGATCTTGATGGATTAGTAATTCTCAAAAATATTGAGAAAGCTGCCAGAACTTGTTATAAATCTGAACATCTTATAATAGAAGATGGTGAATCTGCTAAGAAATTAGTTAAAAACTTAGTGGAAAGAGGACATACTGCTATGTTAGAACATGGTGGAATGATTTCTGTTAAGATAATTTGTAATAGAGGACTAACCCATGAATTAGTAAGACATCGATTATGTAGTTATGCACAAGAAAGTACAAGATACTGTGATTATTCTAAAGATAAACATGGAAATGAAATAACAGTAATTAGACCATTAAATTTTCATAGTTATAGTTCTATAGAAAAAGAAAATCAAATATATTGGGCTTGGTGTCAAGCAATGGATGCAGCTGAACAATCATATTTTAGATTAAGAAAACTTGGAGTATCACCACAAATAGCTCGTGGTGTACTTCCAATTGATATTAAAACTGAAATCATTATTTCTACTAATCCAACAGAATGGAGACACATACTAAAACTTAGAACTTCTCCAGCTGCTCATCCACAAATAAGAGCTATTATGATTGGAATATTAAAAGATTTTAAAAATAAAATACCAATTATATTTGATGATTTATGATAATAAGAAAGAAAGTATTAGCTTTTATGTATTGGAATAAATGTTATATGTCTAAATGTAATATATGCATTGAACGATGTAATTCTAAAACAAAAAATAAAATACTTAAAATTTTAACTAAAATAAGAAAAGTAAACAGGTGGTAAAAATTGGGAAAAATAAAAATATATCAAGGAATATATAATATAATTAGCAATAAAGCTTTTTATAGAGATGGATATTTCCATAGAGAAACAAGAAGATCTTTTTTAACATTACATAATAGATTTAAAAATTTGCTGAGTAGAAAACGTATCAAATTCTTTTTTAAGTATAATTCCTATAAGAATATTGTTTTAAGGGAATTTTATTTTACATTTGGAGAAGATTTGGAAAAAGGTATTTTCGTAATTAGTATTTGTCATCCTTTTTTTGATATGTTTGACGAAAAACTTGGTGAATCGATTGTTATTGGAAGAATCAAACGAATGCGTGGAGATGTGAAATACGAAACAAATAAACCTGTAAGAAATATACATGGAGAAATTATTTTAGACAAAAATGGAAAACCAATAATGAAATATAGAAAAAAGTTTTATGAACCATATAATTTAGATGCTAAAGTTTTAGATAAGAATGGAAATGAAACTGATAAATTAAAATATCCATACATAAGTAAAAATTTAAATAGAAGGATTTAGTAATCATGAAAAATAATATACATATTTTGTGGGAAGAACTGGAACTTTTTTTGGAAAATGATAAAGATTTTCAAATTATTAAAATTGAAGATGATTGTATAGAGATTAAAGCATTACATATAAGAGCTTTTCATATAAATTATATATATGGTATTATTTTAGCTCGTATAATGCCTTTAAATTGTATTTTAGAATTGGAAAGTTCTTATATTCAAGCTGATGATTTGAAAAATGATTCATTTTCATTTGATTTAACTATTAATACCAAAAAGAACCTTTTTTATAAAGGACTTATAAAAATAACTAAAAATGATAAATAGAAAGATATTGAATAAAAAATAAAAATGTATAATTATGACTTTTAAAATTACAGAATATATATATTTAACAGATTTTATTCCAGAATTCAAGAGAATTAAAGAATCATTAGATAACTATAATTTAGTTATTATAGTTGGTGATGAAGGAACTGGAAAGACAGGATTTATTAATAATTATTTTAGTAATTTTAATGATTTTTTAATTAATAGAGTAGATTCAAATACACCAAAATTTCAAATTTTAAGCTATTTAAGGAACAAAAATATTTTTTATAAGAAAAAAGTATTAATTTATGATGATATAATGATTAAAAGCGATTTATTAACTGAAATAAGTAAATATATTCATCCAACAAGATCTGATAAAAAAATAGTTATAATAGTTAATAAGTTAAAATGGAATCCAATAAAGTATATAATTCATAATACACGATATCCAACAAAACAAGAAGTATTCAGATATATAAATGGTTATATGTTTAATATGGTTAGAAGAGAACATCAAGAACCATTTGAGAACCCTGAACAACTAAGAAAAGATATATTGAAAATGGATATATACAATATGAGAAGAATACAATTTGCATTGGAAGATGGATTTTTAACACAAGAAATTAAAACTGATGAGAAAAAGTTCAATATTACAAAAATGAATCCTTATATGATTTCATTTTATATGGCAGAAAATTTATCAAATTTAAGAAGGATTAAAGATAATATAATTGATGCTGATAAGTTAAAGTACGTTAATGATCATTTTTATTTAGATTTCATTAAATTACATTATCCAAATATCGATAAAAAAAGGTTAAGATATCCAAAACAATTATTAGAAATAATAAAAAAAGGTAAAAAAGAATGAGTGAAACTACAGTTTTAATTATAATTTTTATAATCACCTTAATTCTTGATAATGAATATCTAAAAAGAAAATTCCGTAGGATTAGAAGAAAATGCATATATTGTGGATATAGTAGAGATGATGAAGCAGATCAATGGAAACAACATTCAAGTTGTAAGTCGTTAATTCATTGTCAGGTATGTAGTGAGAAGAAGTATCAAAAGAATTGGAAGTTGATGAATAAAAAAAAGATAGAAAATATTTTTAATGAAACTGAATGTCTTACTGAAGGTTGTAATGGAGAATTTAAAATAATAATGTGGCGTTCTCGTTATAAATGTTTAAAATGTGGAGATAGTAGATCACTCTCGGATATTGGATTAGAAACCTAAAAAAACAGAGAAAATGTTTTAAAATGAAATTAAAAAAATTATATAAAAAATTAGAAAAAAAATTTGATAAATATTATAAACGATCCTTTCGTTTTAATGGAAGTATTAGGGAATTTACTTTTGATCCTTATCTTGGATTAAAAAATGATGTTCATCAAGAAATAATTGTTAAGTTAATATCTAATAAAGAAGATTTAAGAAAATTTATAAAAGATATGGAGAAAAAGAGGTAAATTAAAAATGGAAACAAGATATCATTTTAAACATGATACAATTTATTGTGGAGATAATTTAAGGGTTTTAAAATACTTTCCAGATGAGTGTGTAGATTTAATTTATATAGATCCACCATTCTTTAGTGGAAAGAATTATGATTTAGTATTTGGAGATAAATATGCAATTAGAGCATTTCAAGATACTTTTGAAGGAAAGAAAGAAACATATCTTTCGTTTATGGAAGACAGAATACGACATTTACATAGAATCTTAAAACCTACAGGAAGTTTTTATTTACATTGTGATCATCATGCATCTCATTATCTAAAGGTAATATGTGATGCAATATTTAATAAAGAAAATTTTAAAGCTGATATAATATGGAAAAGAACGATTCAAGTGAAAAATGTAAAGAAAAATTATAGTAGGAATATAGATTATATATTATTTTATACTAAAAGTAATTCTTATACATTTAATACACAATATACACCACTAAGAAAAGAACAAATAAAAAAATATTATAATAATATAGAAAAAGAAACTGGTAGAAGATATAATCATTCAGGATTAACAAGAAAAGGAAGTGGGATTAATAAATTAAAATTTCATGATAAAGGAACTATATCCACTCCTCTTGGTGTGTCTTTTGGTTGGTCTCAAGAAACATATGAAAAAGAATATAAAAAAAATCCACTCTGTATTCACTGGTCAAAAAATAATAAACCTCGAAAAAAGATATATTTAGATGAACATAAAGGTATTCCTTTAACTATTTTATGGGATGATATACCAGAACTGCCAACAAATAGTAGTGAGAGACTTGGTTATCCAACACAAAAACCTGAAGCTTTATTAGAGAGAATCATTAAAGCAAGTTCAAATGAAAAAGATATAATTCTTGATTCTTTTTGTGGTTGTGGAACAAGTTTGGTTGTTGCAGAAAAACTAAATAGAAAATGGATTGGAATAGATGTTTCACCAATTGGTTGCACTGTTATGGCAAAAAGAATAGGATACCAACTAAAAAATATACAGGGAATGAAATATTCATTAAAACAAGCAAAAGAGTTAGATTGGATGGATTTCCAAAAATGGACAATTAAATCAATAGATGGAATTCCTCTAACAAAGAAAGGAGCAGATAAAGGAATAGATGGTTGGCAAAACAACAATAAATTCAATGAAAGTGTTCCAGTTGAAGTAAAACAACATAAAATAAACTATAATGATGTATTAAAGCTTAATTCTGTTATTGAAAGAGAAAAGAAGAAAGGTGGGTTTATGATTGCTTTTGAAATAACTAAACCTGCTTCAATAGAAATAAAAAGATTAAAAAGAACAACTAAAAGAGATATTGTATTCATTAGTTTTGATGATTTATTTAATAGAGAAACCTTGTTAAAAAAAGGTGCTATTAAACCAACAATGTTAGAAAGACATTTTAAAGTAAAATAAAAGAGGTAAACTAAATAATGGAAGCTTGTATTAAATGTTCTAAACAACAAGAAGAAAAGGTATTAAAACAAATCAAAAAAGAATTACTTGGTTTCTTAAAAAAACCAAATAGCTATAAAATACACTATAATCCATTTAATGGACTTTATAGATTAGAAAAGGTGAAACAATGAAAATTCCAGATAAATGTAAAGAATGTATGCATAGGATTAATGATTTCTGTAAAGGTTATGGATTTAAACTTGAAGTCCTTAGTGTAGAAAACTGTAAAAGAAGAAAAACTGAAAAACAAACTAAAAAAAAAATTGTTAAACATGCACGTGCTCGTTATCGTAATAGTAAAATAGGATTTGCTGGAAATAATAGTAATTATATGGGATGATAATCATGGCAGAAGAATTCGCAGATATTTTAGATGATATCAAAAGAAAACCAATGGAAGAAAGAATACAGGCTTTAGGAAGTATAGTTGAAAAATTAATTCAAACAATATTAAATGTCTCAAATAATACAGAAATAATGTTAAACTCTTTTAGAAATGAAATTGATATTTTAAAACAACAAATTAAAGTAATGAGAGTATCACAAACTAATATTGATATAAAACAATTAAAACTTAAACCACCAGAACCATTACAACCATCACAATTTACACCTAAACCAACTCCACCAATACCAACACGAAGTATGCTTGTTGGTGAATTAAATGAATTATTTAAAGCTAATAAGAAAAAAGAGAATAAATAAAATGATAACAACTAAGAATAATATTCCAGTAGCAACTGATTTTGTAAGAATAGTTCACGGAGGAAGAGGAGATTTTGTGGAATTCACAAAAAAACAAATGATATTAATGAATATTAGTATTCCATACATTACGAAATGGAGATTATCCAAAAGATGGAAAGATAAAATTTATTATATTGAATATAGAACTAAAGATAATATTATGGTTTATTATCAAAAAAGATTAGTTAAATATGCTGATTATAAACTAAATCATTTTTATATAGCTTTAGAAGATTTAAAAATAACATAAGGAGAAAAATAAAAAATGAATGAAAAAAGAAAAATAAAATTTAGAAAATTTAGTGATGAATATAATATTAAAACATCTAAAGACTTTGAAAAACGAGAATATATACATAAAATAACAGAAAGATATTTTATTCCCACTTTTATAATATGTTTGTTATTATTATGTATAGGATTGGTACTTTTATTAGATTGGTTAGTGGTTGTTGTATTAATATTATCTTCAATATCTATTATAATTTTAGCAATTAGTCTTATATATTCTATTATAAATATGAATAAAAGTAAGAAAAAATGGAAAGAATATACGAAAAAAATAGAAAGCTTAAAGGTGTAAAAATGAGTAAAAGATTAACAAAAAGTTTTTTGGAAAAATATAGACCAAGAGTTAGGAAAGATATAGCTGGTAATTCTGTAGTTTTAGAAAGAATATTTAGCCAAATCGATCAAGGAACACTTGTGAATATGATTCTCACAGGAGATTCTGGGTTAGGAAAAACTACAACAGCTGAAATTATAGCCAAAAAAATTATTGGAAAAGAACATTATTATACAGACTGTGTAATTTTCAATTGTAGTGATAAAACTGGTGTTAATAACATAAGAACTGAAATCATATCATTAGAAAAACTGAGACCACCAAGTGGCATAAGAATTTTTTTAATGGAAGAAAGTGAACAACTCAGTAAAAAAGCACAATTTGCACTTAAGAAAGCAATGGAATATCCTTATGATAAATCTAATAGGTTTATATTCTTAAGTAATAATATAACTAAATTTATTCCAGCAATTAAAGACAGGTGTAGAATATATAATTATATGGCAATAAAACCAGATGAAATGTTTCCAAGACTTAAATATATTGTAGAACAAGAAGAAATTGATATTTCTGGTAAATTATTACATACACTTGCTGAACTTTCAAATGGAAGTATGAGATATCCTATAATACAACTCGAGGAATTTAAAGCATTAAATAGAAAAATAATTGAAAAAGATATACAATTAGAAGAAAGTCTTGAAACAATTAAAATCATATTTAGTTTACTTAAATCAAGAAAAATTCCACCTGCAAGGAATAAAATACTGGATTTATATCAAGATGGAAGTAATTTTAATAACATAATTAAGTATTTCCACGATTTTACGATGATGTCTTTAGGAAATAACCTAAATTATAAATCTAAAGCAAAATGTTTGATTAAAATAGCTAAAACAGAACGAAATGTTAAGGAAGGATGTAATGAATTTATCCAAATAAGCTTTTTATTATCAAATATAAGCATATTATTACAAAAAACAAAAACAGGTAATTAGATGTCAAAAAAGAATAAAAAAAATAAGAAATCATTTACGAATTTCTTTAGAGAAGGTAAAAATAAGAAATCATTTACGAATTTCTTTAGAGAAGGTATTTCTTGTGTTTTAGGTATTCCATCTGATGAAATAACTGATGAAAGTATCTATGAAAGTATAAAATCAATCAAAGAAATAAAATTTGATGTAAAAAGGATAAAAAGGAAGACAATTAAATGTGAAAATTGTTATAGTGATTTACTTGAGGATATTTCTAATATAGAAGATTTAGATTATAGAGGTGAAATGTTTAACGAATTCTGCCAAAAACTTCAAGAAATTACGAAAATAGAAACAACAATAGAAATGCTAAGAAATTGGAGAAAAGCTTTTAATAAAAAACAACAAGAAGACTCAATAATACCAAGAAAATGTTGTGAATGTAGTAATGAAAACAATATAACAAGAATACCACAATGTTATGCTGGTAATTATAGAGGTTATGGAATTAAATATAAATGTGATGATTTTAAACCGAAGGTGATTAAGGATACCTAATTTAGATGATGTATTATCTGATTTATATAGGTTTAAAAAATCATTAGAAAATAGTATAAAATTTATAGACAAACTCATAAAACTATTTGGTTCTTGGAGTACTGCTGTTGATATGGGTTGCGAACAAGAAACAACTATGAATGATATTTTAGATACAATACATAATGTTTTAATAAAAGGTAAATAAAATGAAAATTGAAAAAAAATTCTGCCCAATATGTAATAATGAATTAGCAACTATTTGTATATATTGGTGTTATAAATGTAAAAAATGGTTTGAAGATATTGACTTTCTTGATCCAGAAATAAAATTTGATGAAGATTGTAAAAAATGTAGTTGGCTTGCTGAAACTGGTTTTGAAAAGAATAATTTAACTATGTTTGTTTGTAATAGTTTAAAATCAAAAAGAAAAATGGAAAAAATTAGAGATTTTAGAAGATGTAAAGAATTTGATGGTGAATAAATTGGCAAAAAAGAAAAAAGTAGAAAAAATATTAATCCTAAAAGGAGAATTATTAGAAATAGTAGTATTATATAATACATTGAATGAACAGAAGAAAGATGCAGAAGATGATATGAAACCTATAAAAAAACAAATAATAGAAATATTAAATAAAGTAAATATGACAAAAGGTAAAAGTCAAATTTACACCTTAAATTTATCTCACATTGAACAAGAAAAACTTTCAGAAAAAAAACTAAAAGAAGAATTATTTGCACTTGAAGACCAAAAAATAAAGGAAATATGGAAAAGATGTTTATACAAAATTAAATATGACAGACTAACAGTCAAAAAAAGAAAAGGTGGTGAAAACATCTTTTAATGGATTCATCTAAAATCCATTATTTTTATTTTTTTATTGTTTATATAAACCTTGTTTATAAAAATCTTACCTGAAATGCACAAATAAGGTTTATATAAACAATAAATTTAAATAAAACAAAAATAACTTAATCTTACTAAAAAAAAGTTAATTTAAATAAAAAAAAGTTAAAAAGAGGCTAAAAATAATGACAGAAGAAATTCTAACAGTGAAAGAAGTTGTATTAAAATTGAGAAATTCTAAATATAGATATCTCAAAATTACTGAAAACCATTTTAATGAAATTTCACGTGGTGATACTGCTGAAGTTATAAGAAGAGAAACTGATGACTATTTAGATTTAATATATAGATTCAAAAAACAAAAAACAACAAAAAAGGTAAAATAAAATGGCAAAAAAACCAGTTAAAAAAAATGTGATACCACAAGAAATTCTTACTAAATTAAAAAGAGTTAAAACAAAATTTTTTAAAGAAGATACTCTTAAAGTTGTAAAAGAAGCATATTTAGAAATATATAAAGAAGATAAATTAGAACATAAAAATAAAAAATGGAGTAATCTAATATTCCATAAACGAGCACTTACCAAATTAAAAAACAGGAAAAAATCTGAAAAACTTGGTGGAGCAATTGATAAATATTATATGATTGTTTTTGGTGCTTCAAATGTAAGAGATCTAAGTCAAAATAGAAGAAATAATATAATAGATCTTTGGGATGCTGATCCACAAAAAGCTATGTCTGATGGTCTTATTATGTTTATAAAAGAAACAAATCCTAAAACTGGAGAAATTGAAAAAGTACCAATATTAGATGATACAGGTGGTATCATACCGAGAGATAATGTAGAATTCGGTAAAAGAAAAAATGGAACTAAATTTAAAAATCCAAATCATGATCACGCAATTGCTCATGCTTATAGGAGAAATGTTATTGGTGCTTGTTCTAATTTACAAGGAGTAAAAGGAGTTTTTATACATGAACTAAGAGATAAATCTGCAACTGATTTGGATATTCCAATGAATACTTTGGTAAAATCTTCTGGTAAAACATTAGGTACTGAAGTTATTACATTAGACAAAAATATATATATCGATAGAGAGTTATTGGAAGAAATGATTACAAACTTAGAAGATGATATTGAACAAGGAATCATAACTGAAGAATATGCAAATGAAATGAAAAAACATTATATCAACTTACTATTGATTACAAAGAAAAAGAAGAAAGAAGAAGATGATGAAGAAGAGGAAGAAGATGAAGTAAAACACGAAGAAATAGAAACCACACTATTTAAACTTAGAAGTACAAAAGGGACAGCATTTATTAAAGTAGAAAATGAAAAAGAATTTGAAATTGCTGATTTTCCTATGAGAGATCATATGCAACCTAATATTAATCTAATATATAAAAAGTATTTCTATCCATTCACATCTGATTGTTCTAATTTACTAAACTACCACGAAGATCATAGATTTATTGATGGTGATCCTGAACAAATTAATTGGGATGAATTTGTAAGTTTACAAGACGTTAATCTAATTCAAATTAACATGGAAGCATCCATAGCAGGAAACTATACCTTATTTGTAGAAGATGAATCTTTATTTAATAAAGATATAATTCATTTAGATGAAGACATTGATGCAATAAAACTATTAGTTCCAAGTCATGTTGATCTAAATTTTGCACAAGACAGTAAACTAAATATTATAGGTTCACCAGTTCAATTCCAAGCACAAGATGATGAAAGAAAAGAATTATGGGAAACCAAACTAAACGAAGAAGGAGAACCTGAATTAGATAAAAATGGTAAAGAAATTAAAATTCCTGTATTTGCTTTCCCTATAATTATGATTCAAGGTATCTTTCCAATACCAGAATATATGATTAAAGTAGATACTCTTGACTTAACTCTTGATGACGAAGTTAATGTTGACACTATATTTGAAGATTCAGATAAAAAACCTAAAGTTTCAGATGAAATTGAAGAAATACCTGAAGTAATAGATGAGCTGGAAAAACTTGAAAAAGAAGTGGAATCTGAAATAATAGAAAAAAAACCAGCGAAAAAAACCACAAAGAAACCAGCGAAAAAAACCACAAAGAAACCAATAGAAGAAACTGAAGAAACTGAAGAAATTAGTGATGAAGATGAATTTGAAGACAAAGAAATATGGTAAATTATTAAAAAACATAAAAAGGTAAGCGAAAATGTCTAAAGTTAAAGTTTATTCAATACAAAAACTACAGAAACAATTAAAATTGGAAAAGAACTTAGAAAAAAGAGAACAATTAAGATTAATTTTAGACGAGATGGCAGAAGTATATCCTGATGAATCTGAAATACCATCTGATCCAAGATCACTTTTTACAGTTCCCAAACAATGGAAAAGTAGTAATATGAAAAGAAAACTTGTAATGGCAGTATTAGGAGAAAGTTTCACTGGAAAAACATTTACTGCTTTAAGTTCAAGTCATCTCACTGCTAAACATATAAAGAATGATTTTAAAGTTGGTTTAACTATTGAAGAAATAGAATATTTCTTACAACAAATGAAAAGATACATTCCTTTTACACCAGTTTGGGTTATAGGCACAGAAGAAAGCACTTATGAATGCTTAACCAGTGATGATAATGAAGAATATTTTGAACATGCAAACATTAATTATGTTGAAGTATTGGCAAAAGGAAGTGGTTTAACACTATTAGACCAAATTAGAACCTATAAAAACTTTCTTATTGCAATTTATGCATTGTCTAACCTAAAAAGAGGAACAGTCATACTTGACAGTTCAAGTGGTGTACTTAGTGCTCAACATGAAATTGTTCGTAGAGTAATTGGTAAACTTCCTTCACTCAAAAAAGAACAAGGAATATTGCCAAGACATTGGTTCTGGAGAAATGTAGAAAGAGAAGGTATTATGTTCTGGGGAAGAATTATGCCTGTACATTTCATATTCACCATTAAAATCATAATGCAATCAGTTGAAGGTGGAAAAGACATAGAAAAAATAAAATGGTGGGAAGAAACTGACAGACATCTTTCGTCTATTATTATAAAGAACAAAAGAATCGGAAAACAAGCCAATTTTAATAGTACAATAGAAAAATGTAGGATAAACACAACTTTATATAATAAAACCTATAAAAATTTAACTATGCCACTTTTTATGTGGAGTTTAATAAATGCCAAAAAAAGAAAAATAAAAGAGGAAATATAAAAATGTTAAAAGAAATGAACAAAAAAGATTTAATAACCATAAACAATCTTGTAAGAGTATCAACAGCATCTGGTGATGATAAAATTGAAAAATATATAATAGAGCTTAATAAAGAAGAAAAAGCACTATTTGTTGAAATTTTCCAACCATCAGGTAAATTTGCTGTGTGTCTAAGAAAAGAAATGGAAGATATAGTTAAAGATGAACTAATTCCAATTGTTGATAGTGGAGAACTTAATGAAATACTTACTAAAATTATAGAAGGTGATGATATTGATCTTTCTGTTAAAAATAATAAAGTTCTCATTAAATCAAGCAAAGATAATATTGACGACAACATTGAACTTCCATATTATGAAGAAACCAAAGATGAAAAAGAATCAAGAGAAATGGTAAAGAAATCCTTTAAAACAAGAAAATATGGAAATGTAAACAACATCCTTACTTTTTATGGAATAGCAAATAAAGAAGACCCAAAACCTGATGCAGTATGTAAGGTTGACCTAAAAAGACTTAACATCAAAAATATTGCAACTGTATTTAATAAAGGTGCAATAGAAGTTGGCACCAAAAAAGGAACTTTTTACATTACTGTTGGTGGAGGAACACAAAAGCAGAGTAAAAACATAAAAAGAACAATAAAAAAAGGAGAAACTAAAGACCCAATGAACATAAAAGGAGAAAGTACAGCATTACTTCAAGACATAAATTGTTTTTCCTTACTTTCTGGTTTCTCAGGACTTGTACACATTGATATGAAAGAAGATTTTCCATTTGTGTTAAAAAAGAAAATAGCTGAACATAGAATTGGAATTTGTTATTTGATAAGCTTATTAGAAGTTGAAGAAACAGAAGAATAATTAATTAATTTTTTATTTTATTGTAAGTGTGTTTAGGTTTCCTGAGCACCAATAAAAATTGAATTAAAGAAAAAAAGGTTAAAAAATGAAAGAAATAGTAAAAGTATTTGCTGAAGAAATGGAAAAAATATTAGATGAAAAGTTTGAAAAATATCAAGACAGTTGGAAAGATGAAGACTTAGATTCACTTGTGAGATATTTAAATGAACAAGTCCGAAAACTTAATAAACTCTTATTAAAACGAATTATTAATAAAAAAGACCTAAGAAGACTGGTTCATATAGCAAACCAATGTTTAATTCTTTTCACCAGACTAAATAAATAAATAAATAAATAAATATTTTATTATACAAAAACGGAAAATGGTGATTGATGGTACACAGTAAAGGATGTAGAAAAATTAACATTTTGGAACTCTCTGCATCGTCTGATACATATTTTCTGTTGGTTTTTACAGTTATGTATTATGTGGGATTCAATTATTTGCCGAAATTTTTGTGAATAATAGATAAAAAAATAAGAAAAATGGAAAAAATAAAAAAGATAAAATTTGAACTAATTCAAATGGAAAAGAATTATCAAACAAACAAGTCCATTTTCGTGAAAGACAGAACAATATTTATAGTTGGAAGATCAAATAAGTTAGGTAAAAAAATATTTTTCGTAAATGATTTTTATCCAAGGTTTTATGTAGAAAAAGGAGAAAATATAGATTTCATCATTGAAGAACATAAAGATAAAATAAAAGAAATTAAAACTAAAGAAGATGGTGAAGAATATAACTACAAAAATCTTGGAGGAAAAGAAGAACTTATTACAATTTACATTTATAAAACTTCAGATATTGAGATAAGAGATTTGTTTAGCAAAACATATCAAGCAAATATTAAATTTACTGAAGTTTTTAAAAGGGAAAAACTCATAAAAGATAATTTTTATGTTCCAGAATACGTTTTTGAAATGAAAACAAGAACTTTCAAAATATATGGAATAGAATACATAATGATAAAAGAAAATGAGATTGATGGAGGAGAATTGATATTTTAAAAATATACATCTCAGGTGCTGTAGAAGACTCAGAAATAATAAATGAATTAGCAAGATATTTTGAAAAATGTAAATGTAAAATAACTCGAAAATGGTGGCACTTTACTACTGAAGATATAATGAGATATCCATTATATATAGAAGAAGATATTAAAGCAATCAGAAAATGTGACTTATTTATAATGTATAATACCAATAAAAAAACAAGTGGTAAATTTATAGAACTTGGCATGGCTATTATATTGAATAAACCTATTTTAATTTATGGAAAAGACATAACAAGTATGTTTAAATCAAGAACACAATATTGTGGAGAATTTAATATTCAAAAAGAGGAGAAAAGATGGAAACTAAAAAAGAATTAAGTGTTAAAGATATAGTTAAAAAATTCATAGATGATGAAAAAACTGCTTTCTTTCAACTCATTTATGATAGTATTACACGTGCATCTTCAACAAAAAGACCAGCAAGAGCAACTATAAGATTGCCAAAATATATTTGTGATACAGACACAAGGGATTTAAGAAAATGGGAAATTATTTGTGTTGCTATTCCAAAAGAGAAAGTAATGAAACTTTTAGAGGAATAAAATTATGAGATGGAAAATACAAATCATTAATTTAGGAAGTAAAAAGAAAAGAAAGATTAAAGACCTAAAAGACTATATATATGAAATCGCAGCAAAAATACAGATTTTTGTTGTTGAATTAGCAGAAGAAGATGAAACAATACCACTAACAAAACAAGAAAAATTAAAAAGAACTGGTGATTTCCTTTTAAAATTACAAAAAGAAATATTAGAATTTAGGAGAAATAAATATTGTCGTTAATGGATTTTATTGGAAATAAAAAACCATTGGAAGAATTTATCAAATCTAATAAAGAAGATATTAAATTCAAGAAAATTAAATTTGAAGATATAATCTTTAGTGCTTTCGTTCATTTAAAATGTATGAATTGTGGAATGTATAAAAGAAATTATCACTGTTTAGCAACTCCAAGATGGAAAAAATCTAAAGAAAACTTATCAAAATATAATAATTATTACTTAGTTTACATACAATTTGATAATAAACCAAGAATAAAGGATTATTTCAAGAAAAGAGAAGTGTTTAGAGCACAAGGAAGTAAAGGAATGAATGATTGGTTAATTTATAGGAATGCTTGTGGTGCAAATCAAGCAATCATAGTTAGTAAATTAAGAAAATTCTTGATAAATGTTAAAACACACTATTCTAAAGAAAAATTAAAACTTTTTGGTGCAGGTGGTGGATGTCGTGGTTGTAGAGTTTGTGGGTTGGTTAAACCACAAATGATTAAAGAACCAAGAGAACCATGTAAAAAACCAAACAAGACTTTTGGAGCACCTGAAAGTATCGGAATAGACGTATATGCAACTTTAAAGAGAAATAAAATAGAATATGATGTCATACCAAAAAATAAATTAATAACAGTAGGGTTGATATGTCAAAAACAATAAATTGTAATCTAAATTGTCCAGCTTGTCATACAAACATAACTAAGATGAAAGAACATCATTTAAATGAAGATTTAGCTGTATTTAGATGTTTTTATTGTGGATATACTCAAACTATTTCAAATAATGGAGAATTTGAACCACAAGAAGAATTGAATATATATTATAATGAATATATAAAAAAAGAAATTATGAAGTGAAAAAAGAAAATGGCATGGAAATTAAGAACTTTTAAATGTAAAATTAAAAATAGAGACTATATCTCTGAGATGTTTAAGATAAATAAAAGAACTTATAATTACACAACAACCTTAGATGGTAAAGTTATTGCTCATGAAGAAAATCTCGAAATGGAGACAGCAGTTATACTTGAAGATCACATTAAAGAAATAATTAAAAAAGAAAAAAGAATTTATCAAATGGAAAATTAAAATGAGTCTTGAAAAATTTATAGGTATAAAAAGAGTAATAGATAACACAATACCATCAGTTTTTATACATATTTTAGGTGGTCATAGTACTGGAAAGTCTGGAATAGTTGGAAGAATAAAACAAAAATATGGTGCTAAAATTATGGCACTTGGTAAGTATTCAAGAAGTAGAACAACAAAAGGACTGCTAACTGGTGGAATGGATGGAATACAGATGACCAACAAAGAACGATTTAAATACATTAAAAGACATTTTCTTTCAAATAAACAAGTGTTATTGTGTGAAGGAATGATGGTTATTTATTATGATTCTTTTTTAAGCAAATACTATGAACTACAGAAAATAAAACACAGAACTGTTTATGTAATATTACTACAAACTGATATTGAAACAATGCGAAAAAGAATATCTAAAAGAAGTAAAGGAAAAGAACATAGTGAAAAAAGAGAAAGAAATTTAAGATCAAAAGCAAGTTGTTCTGAATCAACTTATAATAGACTTGAAGAAAATAGTACATTTATTAAAACTAAATTCGATACATCAGATTCTAAGATTTTTGATAATATAGTTATATATATATCTGAAATTATTGACAAAACACTAAAAAAGGAATAAATATGGATTTTTTGATAAGAAAAATTAAAAATGAAAATGATAAAACACAAATTAAAATAATTTGTGAAAGTGTGGACAATAAAACAGTGAAATCTTTTCCTAATATTTGGGAAAGATTTAATAACTGGGAAAAGAATCCACCTTATGTTGTTGAAATAGATGGAAAGATAATTGCTTTTATGGGATTCACGATTAATAGAAATAATTATATTAATTTTTATGATTTTGCAGTTTTACCTGAATACCAAAGAAAAGGTATTGGTTCAGCTTTATGGGATAAGGTTATTAAAATTGCAACAGAAAATAGTAAAACAAGAATAAAATGTTCTGCTCACATAGATTATGGTGGATATTTCTTTTACACTAAGAAAGTTAATTGGAAACCAATTGCAAGAAAAGGGAAAGAATATAAATTTGATGCTTTAATTGAAGGAATTGATAATATTAATGATTTTACAAAAAGTATAAAGAAACAAACTCCACCAGATAAAAAAGAGATTGAAAGATATCAGAGATTAGATGAGTATTTTTATAACTTAACTAAAAAAATATGGGAGTACTTTAAAAAATGTTAGAAACAATTGATGAAGAAGATAAAATAATTAGGAAATTAACTTTTAAAGAAAAATTAGAAATTGGAAAATGTGGAGAAAAAATTACAGATGAGAGAATAGTAGATATAATCCATTTCTTTACAGCTTATAATTCACCAAGAAGATGGTATATAGAAAAAAGTGTATATCAAAAACTATCTCCATATGAAAGATATAAAAAATACCAAGGCAACGGAATTGATGGATTACTTCATTATGATAGCTTATTAGTTCAAGTAAAAACAAGACAACTTGCATATCTCTTAGAAGAAGACATATATTTTGAATTAGGAAGAAGTATAAAAGGAATAAATAAATATAGTGGATGGTATTGGAAAAATATTGATTTATTATTATATTATTTTTATAGCTTAACAAAAAAGAAGATAATGTGTGGATATGTTATACTTCTGGATGAATTTAAGAAAACATATAACACTCCTGTAAAAATTAATAAGAAGTTTGAAATAAAATGTGATTGGAACTTTAATCCAACAAAAATATATTTTTGTCCTAAATTTAAAGATTTTCCAAATAATTCATTTTATGATATAACACCAATAGTAAAGGAGCTGGAATAAAATAAAACTAATTCCTGATGTAACAGATAAAACATTAGAAACAAAGAAATTTAATCCAAAATTAATTTATGAATCTATATTAAGAGAAACTGATATTTCTGAAGAAGATGCTAAAAGAATTATGGAAGAAGTTGTAAGAAAATTAGTTTTTATGGGTAAAAAAATAAAGTTCCTATCTGCTCGAATGATAAGAGAAACGACAAATGCAACATTTCCAGAATATGGATTTGAAGAAGAAAGAAAAAAATATACAGTAATTGGAATTCCATTCTATGATTTAAAAAATTGGGTTGAAGATAAAACCTTAATTCAAACAGAAATTGATAAAAAAATAGTAGAACATATTAGAACTGAATATTTAAATGTAGAAAACCTAATAGAAACAATAAGAAATGGAGAAAATAATGAGAGATTATAATATAACAGACTACAGAACTGAAAGATGGAATGGTTTTAAGGATTATTATATTAAAGAAATGTACTGTGGTGATGATCCAAATTATCCTGCTTTAAATTATATTTGTGATAAATTAAAACTAACTGAAGAACAGAGATATTGGATTGCATTCTTATATGGAACTAATTATTGTGTTCCAACAACATATTACATTTTTAAGGAATTTCCTGATTATGAAAGAATAGATATTGACGAACTACAACATTGGTGGGATAAAAATAAAGAAAAAACACATTTCCAAACAGACAGAGCAAAAGTAAAGAACTTTAATTATTTTGTAAAATGTGTTGAAAGCTATCAAGATTTAGTAGGAAAAAACCAAGTAGAAACTTTTGATATATTTACTGAAATAGATGATAATCAAGAAAAATATAAAATGGTTTATGATTTTACTAATGAAATATTTTATTTTGGAAGATTTAGTTTATTTAATTATCTTGAAACAATTAATAAACTCACTAATTTAGAAATGGAACCAGATGGTTTAGATCTTAAATATGCAGAGAGTGCACGTAATGGACTATGTTATGCTTGTAATAAAGAAGAGTTTATCACATTACATCACAAAAAATCAAAAGAAAAGATAAATTATAGGTATTTACAAGAAAAACTCGAAACAATTGTATATGAATTAAAAGAAGAGAACCCTGAGATTGATGTAAACTACTGGAATGTTGAAACTGTTTTATGTGCATATAAAAAACTATTCTGGAACACAAGATATCTTGGTTATTATATTGATAGACAAATGGAAGATATAATTAAATTGCAGAATAATGTAGATATAATAGATTGGAAAATTCTATGGGATTTTAGAGCTGAATTTCATCATCCACAATTTCTTGGTGAATTTAATGACTGGAATGGGATAAGAGAAGAGAACAAGTATTATGTAACAAAACATGGAATACTTGATATTAAAGAATTTCCTAAATATAAAACCTGTTTAAGAAAAGTTGATTTACAATCTACTAAAAAACCAAAATTAATAAACAACTTAGAACATTATAAAAGAAGAATAATAAGCAAAAAACCTAAACCAAAAAAAATATGGGAATATTTTTAAAAAGAGGTGAAATATTATAACAAATCATAAAGAAATAAGATACAAAATCTGTTTTAATTGTAAGGTGTTTATGCCAATTTTCACTTGTGATGCCATTAATCTACAAGAACTAACAAATTTCGAAAGAATACATAATGAACATATGGTTCAAACTATAAACTACAACGAAATACCTACAAATTATATATTTATTAAAGGCAAAAATGCAAGAGAAAGAACTTTAACACAAATTCAAAAAATGTTAGAAGTATGAAAAAATGTAAGGGATGTGGATATCCTCAAAATCCACCAAATAGCAATAAAATTTGGTTATCTGAGGATGGTCTATGTTCAATATGTTATTCAAAACAAATAAAACTTAAAAAAAATAATAAAAAACCTAAAAAAATATGGGAATATTATGATAATTAAAATAAAGAAAATGGGAAGAAATGTAAAATTACCAACAAAACAAAGAGAAGGAGATGCTGGATATGATGCTTATATTTATGGTTTCCAGAAATATACTCAAAATAAAATTAATAAAAATAAAAATCCAGTTAATTTGAATAGATCAGAATATATTTTAGAACCATTAGAAAGGGTTGATTGTAGATTAGGATTTGCCACAGAAATTCCTGAAGGATATTATGCTCAAATTGTACCAAGAAGTGGTTTAGCAATTTGGAATGGTTTAACTGTATTAAATACACCTGCTACAATTGATTCTGGTTTCAGAAATGAATGGATGGTGATAATTGTTAATATTTCTGATAAAAAAGTGAAGTTAATAGTTGGAGACAGAATTTGTCAAATAATCATAAGAAAATTGGTGGAATTTGAATTTAAAGAAGTTAAAAAATTAAATAAATCTGAAAGAAATTTAAATGGATTAGGGAGCACAGGAAAATGAAAATATTAGTAATAGCAGGATATCTTGAAGCAAATATCAAGAATGAAACACACAAAACTCAAAGTATTAAAGGTGGAGCATCTAAAAGTATTACAAACATAGTTAATAGCTTAAGAGATATAAAAGGTATCCAAATAAAAGTTTTAACACAAAAATTTAGAAACAAACTCTTAAAATCACTTGATCTTGATGCTTATATATTAATTCCAAGAATAATAAAAAATATTTCGAAATTTAAACCTAACATTATTATAACACAAGACAGAATTGCTTTTCCAACAATTCTCATTTCCAAAATAATGAAAATTCCTGTTATTTATATAATCAGATCTCCCACAGAGTTTTGTCCAAAATATGTAGATGTTGTTAACTATGGAAAAGCATGTTCAGGAATAAATAACAGGAGACAATGTTTTAAATGTATTAATAAATGGAAAACCTTGCGGATTTTAATTGATAATAGACCAAAAGGTTCAGAATATTCCATTAAAGCTTCTTTATTAAATGTTTTTTTTAAAATACGATATTTTATATGTTTATTCAATTTGTATTTAACTAAAAAAGCTAATATGATTCTGGTTGCTTCTACATTAATGAAAGAATTTTTTTCCAATAAGATAAACCAAGATAAAATTAAAATAATTAATATAACTCCAATCCACAAATATATAAATAATGTAAATAGAAAAAAGAAACAATTGATATTTATCAGAACCCATTATAATGCTGCACATAAAGGTTTAAATTTCATTTTAAAATTATCAAAAATTATACCTGAAAAATATCGTATTTTAATAGTTGGCAGTTCTGAGGACAAACAACAAGAAAATAATCCAAAAATATTAAATGTTGGATATATTTCTTCTAAAATATTACTTAACAAAATGTTTGCAGAATCCAAGATCACTTTAGTTCCATCTTTCTTTACTGAAGCTTTTGGAAGGATTATTCCTGAAAGTTTGTCAAATAAAACTCCAGTTATCTCTTCTCCACAATGTGGTGCAAACCAATTTTTTAAGGAAAAAGATTTTTTAAGGGTTGTTCCTTTAAAATTAAACTTATGGATAAAAACAATTGAAGATATTATCCAAAATCCTCCAATTATTACTGATAATGATATTTCTCAAATTTATGAGCAATTCTCATTAGAAAAGAGTAAAAAAGATTTAATGAATATAATAAAAAATATTAAAAGGTGATTAAAATAAAAGAATGGAAAGAATGGAATTCATTTATACAATGGATATGTATTATTGGTTTTTTTTTAATAATTATAATGGTATTTATTGAAGTTTTTTATTTTATTATAAATATTCCAGATGAACTTATTCTTGGGATTCGTGAAAATAGTATAGGGAAACATTATCTCAATAATCCAGAATTAGTAGCTGAGATGGAAGCTTTAGCATCATCATCTGAGTTTTTACATTATACAATAGTATTTTTATTATATACATTGATATGTATAGTATTATTTTTTTCATATAATGAGGTTAGAGAAAATGAAAAAATATTTAAAAAAAGGAAAAAACATAGAAAAAAATAAATTGAAACACATTTTTAAATCTATTTTATTCTATACTAAACTTGTGTTTTATGTTTCAATAGGAATTTTAAGTTTAGGAATGATATTTGTATTGTTTATGGGTTCGGATTTAGAAGAAGAAATATTTGAAGATGAATATGAATTAATGAGGAGAAGAGAACAATTAGAAGATGATTTAATATCAGAAAAGACAAAAAAATACAATAAATTAACTTTAATAAAAAAAGAGGAAAATAATGAAAGAGAAATATAAAGATTGGAAAGAAGCATTTCAAATGAAAAAAAAGTATTCAAAAAACTTTCCATTTTGTTTCTATGATTTAGCTGCAAAATATTTACCTGAAGATGAGAAAGCTATAGTTATTGATGTTGGTTGTGGAGAATGTAGATTTGAGGATTATCTTGATCTATGGAACAAATATAAAAATTTATTTGTTTTAGATGGAAATCTTGAAACTGTTGATAAAATAAAAGAAAAAACAAGATTGATACATGAATTTGATTATACAATTGAATATATAGCACCAAATAGAATGTTATTTGAAAATGAATCAGTGGATTATATATTTTGTGGACACTTAATAGAACATCTTGATTTCAAGGAATTATATAAATTATTTAAAGAATTTGATCGAGTTTTAAAAAATGATGGAATTCTTGTTGTAAGCACTCCTATGTTATGGAATGGTTTTTATGGGACACTTAGTCATGTAAAACCTTATCATCCAGCACTTTTCAAGGATTATTTTTATACTGATGATGAAAATATAAACCCATCATATAAACCTATTTCCAGAAAATATAAACTTGAGGAACTTGTTTATAGATACCATACATTTGTAGATATACATAATACAATGGGATCATCTATAAAAGCATTTGATTTTCTAATTCAATTCTCGAAGTATGTTTTGAGAGCTTTAGGAATAAAAAAATATACTCAAACTGGATATACAATAATTTTAAGGAAACAAAAATGAATAACATTAAAGATACAAGCTGGATTTCATATAAAACACTTCAATCACATTTTATGCAAATTTATTTAACAATAAAACTAAAAGCTAAAGATGTTCTTGAGATTGGAGTATTAAGGAAAATTGTCACTTCTATTTTAAATCAATATTGTAATTTAACCACTCTTGATTTTAAAGAAGAGTTTAATCCAGACTTGATTATTGATATTACTGATTCTAAACAGCTTGATACCATTAAAAATAATGCTTATGATTTAATATTACTCTGTGAAGTGTTAGAACATATTTCTTATGAAAAAATAGATAAAATACTCAAAATATTAAAAAAGAAAACAAGAAAATACCTAATAATTTCAGTTCCAAATCAAACTACATATATAAATCTAACTTTCTTTAATCACAGTAATAATAGAATACTTAAAAAAATAAAAGATTATTTTAATTTATTTTTTATTAAAATAGGAAACTTAATTTCAAAATTAGACTATAATATAAGGAAAAAACATAGAAAATATAAATCCGAAGGGACTTTCTTTCCTCATTGTTGGGAATTAGGAGTAGATAAATATAGTATAAACACATTTAAAAAACTATTAGAAAAGTATTTTACAATTATAAAAGAAGAAAGACTTAGAGATCATCCTTTTCACCATTTTTTTATATTAAAAAAGAGGTTATAAAATGGGATTAACAAATGTTATCATTGATTTTCAAGAAGAAATCATTCAAAAAATAGGTTTTCAATGGCAAAACATAAGAATATGTGAACTTGGTGCTATGTATATGAGAACAGTTGATATTCCTGCAAAAGAATATTATATTAAAGAAAAAAAAGTATTAGAACATATATCTATTGATTGGAATGGTATGTATGATTCACTTCCAATTGATTTATGTTTTCCTGTTCCTGAAGAATTATTAAATAGATTTCATTTAATAACTGATTTTGGAACAATAGAACATGTAGATAATCAATATCAAGTTTTTAAAAATACACATGATATATGTACTAAAAATGGAATTATGATCCACATCTTACCAACCTTAAATTATTGGAAATTTCATTGTCGTTATTTTTATACAAAAGAATTCTTTTTAAAATTAGCAGAATTATGTAAATATAAAACTCTTGATTTAAAAGAAGGAAATTGTTGTGATCCACCAATATTTAAGAGAGATTTGATTTATGTAGCATTTTTAAAACTAAATAATAATAAATTTACTTCAGAAAAAGAATTTAATAAGCTTAATATATTTGATATAAAAGAACCAGATAATACTAACAAACTTAGAACAGAAAATATTGTTTACATTTTATGGAAATTAACAGAACACCAATTTTTTTTGAAGGGTTTTCGTAAAATACTTAAAAATATCTATAAGATATATATAAATGTTAAAAAAGGTATAAAATGAAAACAAGAATATTCATACTCTGTGCAGGGAAAAATGTAAAATATTATGGAATTACAAGACAATTATTAAAGATAAATGGAGAAGAAATATTAGGAAGAATGATTAGATTAATAAAAGAAGAATGTAATTATGAGATTTTTATAATCACCAATAATGATATTATAGAGAATTATATTAAAAGTATTAGAAATAATAAAATTATACTTTTTCATCCTGCTGCTGAACGATATCATATGGAAAGCTTATATTCAACTAAAGAAGAATGGGTTGAAAGAAATATATTCTTATTTGGTGATGTAGTGTTCTCTAAACATGCTATAAAAAAAATATTAAATTCTGATAATAAATTAAGTTTCTTCTTTAGAATAAAACCACATTTATATTTAAACAAACGTTATCCTGAAGGTTTTGGTATGTTAATTCCATTGAATGAAACTAATAGGATGTCAGATATCATTTTAAGATCCTATAAAAGAGCATCTATACATGGTGGAGTATTTATATTTAATAGTATTTGGAAAGAACTTAATTTAAGATTAGGAGAAGAACATTTAGAATTTGAATCTTATAAAACACGTGATTTAATCAGTAAACTATGCTTAAATGAATTTATAAGAGGTATTTTTTATGGAATAATACGATCCATTGAAGGAAAAATAATACGATTTATTTTTTATAAAGCTAAAATATCTGATAAATGGAAAAATAAACTTGTTAAATTATTTTTAGGGAAAAAAATTCCAGATTATAATAAAAACTTATTATCATCTAAATACATTGTAGAAATACATGATATAACTGATGATATAGATCATCCAAGAGAGTATAAAGATTATATTAAACTAATAGTGAAAAAAGGTTTATTACAATGATGGATGCTACTGATAAATTTACTACAATTGGTTTTGAAATAACGAACCACTGTAATAAAAACTGTAAATTTTGCACTAAGATGACAGGATATAAATATAAAATCAGATATACAAAATTAGATGATTATGAATATGTTGTGTCTTGTATAAACAAGAAAGACAGAGAAAAATTTAGAAAAGTAGTGATCACTGGTGGAGAACCACTTTTACATCCACATTTTATAGAATTAATGAATTTAGTAAGAAAAGATTTTCCGAAAGCTGAGATTAAAGTACAATCAAATGGAAGATTAATTAAAAGATTGCCACAAAAGAAATTAAGAATTTTACCTAATATAAAAAAAGTAATATTTTCAGTATCCCATTATCCAAGCTGGAACGATGAAATAAAGAAAATATATGACGGAAATATTAAAACACCGTTAATTTATAGAAGAGTAATCAGAAAACTAACCAAAAATAACAAATTTATAAAATTACTCAATTTAGATTATAGAATTCCATTTATAAAAAAAGTAAGACGATTTATTAGCAATCCTTTTAAAAGAGGAAATGTTTACTTTAAGAATTTCACAGGATTTCGTGATCCTTATGTAGATCCAAATCTAACGAAAGAAAATGCAAAAATAGTTAGAAAAACATGTCATTATTTTATTTGGATAATAGACAGAAAGCTTTATAGCTGTTGTGTAGATTCTGTTTATGAAAGATATTATAACACCAAATCTGTTGGTATTAAATTTGATAAAAACTGGAAAAAAAATTATTTCAAATTACCAACATGGAGAGCTTGTGCTCATTGTCCACAAGGATATAATAGGTACATAGTAATTAGTTCAGGATTTGAAAAATATAAATTAATTAGTTTAAGAAAAAGATTAGAATTTGTGAGGATTAAAACCCATGTTTAAAAAAATAAAATTATCACAATTCATTGGCAGACAATTATCAAGATTAAAAATGGGTCAAGTATATTATGTAATGGGAATGTATTCTATAACAGCTGTAGGAATATTAAAAGTAGCATTTCCACAAATAAGTATTTGGACATTTATACTTTTTATTCCATTTATGTTTGTTGGAGCTTTTTTAATTGGTTTTATTGCAGATAGAAGTAATGTTACAACGATGGATTATCAGAAGACAATAGAGATGACAAACAGATATTTAACCATTTTAGACTTTAAAAATAATGATTTTAGAATACTCCAAATGGAAACTATGTTTGAATGGATAAAATCCTTAAAAGAAAATAAACCTTTAGATAAAAATATATTAAATGAGAAATATAAAGAATTTTTAAATAAATGGAGTCCTAAAAAAGAAAATGAAAAATAAAATAATAACACCTAAAAACTTAACAAATCAACAAAAATGTGATATTGATTGGATTATAAATGTATTAACCAAATCAACAAAAAACTCAATAAGTTCTGTAAATATTTATTTTAATGGGTTTGATATTAAATTTAATTATAAAATAAAAATTAAGCTGAGGAAAAATGGAAAAAAATAAAGATTTAATTGATACTTTAGATCCACTACATTATTACACTAAAAAGGATTTATGTGGAAATTGTAAATATATAAAATCATTTTTATGTGATAAGAGATATGCTGAAGGAATTAACATAACCTATTTAGAACAATATCAAATTAAAATATATATATATAAATTTATATCAAATAATTTAAGAAAGATAATTGATTCATTACACGACAAAGAACTATATCATCATAGACAAGGTGGATATTTTGCTTTAAAATCAACCAATTTCCATTGTGGTGAATCTTGTGATTGTGATTGTTCTACAGAAAGATGCTGGGAATTTGAAAGAGTACCAAGTAGAAGACAGCCACATTGCATCAAGTTTTTTGGTTTGGATTTACCTGAAAAATATAAAGAGAACAATATTACATTTATTTTAGGCAATTTAGAGTTTGAGAAAATAATATAAACAAGGTTTATATAAACAAGGTTTATATAAAATAAAATAAAGTTAAATAGTAAAATAGTCTTTAAATAATTATAGAGGTTAAAAATTAAATATGAAATATAAAATGAAAGAATTAAGTATTGAAATAACATATAAATGTCCAATGAATTGTATTCATTGTAGCAGTAGAGCAGAACTTGAAAATGAGACAATGATACCAACAGAAAAGATTTTAGAAATGATTGGAAGATGTAAAATATACTGTGGAACTGAATGTGTTTCTCTTTCAGGTGGAGAACCATTTGAACATCCTGATTTCTGGAAAATATTAAAACACATTAAAGCTCAAGGTTTAAAAAGTATAGTTTATTCTTGTGGAATTGAGATGTCACCTGATGGATATTATTGGTGTTTTAGTGATGAAAGAATAAAAAAACTAAAAACCTTATGTGATGTGTTAATAATAAGTTTACATGGAACTGGTGATAAACATAATAAAATATTAAATATTGGAGATACTGCTTTTTGGAATGTATTATATACAATAATGAAAGCAGTGCGTGAAAGTATTAAAGTTGAAATTCACTTTGTTCCTATGTCTTTTAACTATAAAGACATTAAAATTATATATGGAGTCTGTATGGCACTTGGTGTTTCTAAAATGTCAATATTACGATATGTACCACAAGGAAGAGGATTAGAAACAAGTAAAACTGAAGGAGAAATAAACCTAAATAAACCACAATTTATCGAACTACAATATGATATGAGATATATAAGAGATTTATCTAAAATCACTGGTATGACTGAATTTAGAATTGGTATTCCAGCAGACTTTACATTTTTACTTGATTATCTTGAAGGGAATAATGATGCCAAAAAAACTAAAGCTTGTACAGGTGGAAAAACTAAAATACTTGTAAAAGCTGATGGGTTTGTTCAAGTATGTCCTGCTTGGAAAGAACTTGATCACCTTTCAGCAGGAAATATTTATAAAGAAGATATTGTAGATATATGGAAAAAAGGAAATACTTATTGTAAATTTAGAGAATTTACCTATAAAGATTTAGGAGAACCATGTAAAAATTGTAAACTTGTTGAAAGTTGTTTAGGTGGTTGTGGAGCTCAAAGAATTTTGAATTCAACCTTTAAAGAAATAAATGGACTAAAAATTGCTCCTGATCCATTATGTTTTTATGATGAAATAGAACTTACTAAAAAAGGGTTGATTGAATTAATAGATATATTAGAACTAAAGAAATGGTTAATCAATAAAAAAGAAGAATATGAAGAAATTGCTGTTAATTCAATGTCAGATTCACGAGCAGTTAATTATATGGCAAGAACAACTACTATTAAAGAAATCCTTAAATATATTGAAGAAATAAAAGAGATTAATTAAATGTATGCAATCCCAAGGAAGAAAAGGAAAAATAAATCAATAGAAATCTCTGAGAAATTATTTTCAGAAGCTATACATAATCAAGATTATGAAAAAGCAGCATCGGTTGTTTTTTGGTGTGTTCTTAAAGAATTTGCTCAAGAAGGAATTATAAGTGCATTAGAAAATGGAAATTCATTCTATGAAAGAAAAAAATATAGAAATAGAGGTTTATAATATTGAGAAGAAGATTCACATTTGATATAGAAATTAATTATGATGAAATAGACCCATTTGATTTAGTAATTAAAAAAGGATCAAGTCCTATTCAAATGTTTGGTTGTTATGATTATTATAAAAATAAATTTTATTCCTTTTTTTATCATAAAAACGTGAAATTAATACCTGCAGAAGAAATTAAAAATAAAATTGATAAAAAAATATATTTAATGCTTAAAAAACATTTTGGAAATCAAAAATTTGTTGTTAAAGAAGGATTTTTTAATTCTACTGAAAGTGGAAGAAAATGGAAATGTAGATATCTTTCTTTTAATAATGAAAAAATAATGATTAGAGCATTTATGAAATTTGTTAAAGATATCAGTCCAGACATTTGGTCTGGGTTCTTTATTGAAACATTTGATCTTGTTTATATTATGAACAGATGTAAAACACTAAAAGTTAGTTATAAATATTTAAGTCCACTTTATGAAGCTTATATAAGTCATGGAAGAGCTAAAATAAGAGGAAGTATAATATATGACACTCCTAAAACTTATGCTAAATATATGGGAACTCATCGTCATGCTAATTCACTGAAAAAAATAGCTGAATCACATCTGAAAAGAGATGATGACCACAAAATAACTAAAACATCTGAAAGTATTATAAACGAAGATTGGTATGATAATGATTGGAAAAAATTCATAGAATATTGTTTAGTAGATGTAGAATTATGTGTTTTATTAGAAGAAGAACTTGAACTAATAAGCATGGCAGAAGGATTTGAAAAATTTACTGGAACCAACCCTGAATTTGTATTTTTTCCTTCTCATCTAATTGAAAGTACATTTAATTTCATTAAACCTATTTATGAAGAACAAGTATTAAAAAATGAATATAAAATTGCATTTAACACTAAAAAGAGAAGAAAATTTGAGAAAGCAGCAGGTGCAAAAGTATTAGAAAGTAAAAAAGGATTTTATCGAAAAGGATTAATGATAATCCTTGATCTTGCAAAAGAATATCCAAAAATAATAGAAAGTATAAATATATCACCTGAAACTTTAGTTAAAATAATAGATCAAAATGAGAAAGACAAATACAATTATTGTAAAGAAAATGATGTATATTATGTTAAAGAACCAATAGGATTTGTTCCTTTTGCTTTTAAATTTCTTTATTTAATAAGAGATCGTATAGAAAAAGAAAGAGATAAATTTGAATTTGGTTCTGATAAATTTAATGATATGAACAAAAAAAGACAAACAGTAAAAGATTTGATAAATGCTGTCACAGGTCAAGCTGATTATGCAGACTCAATTATTCTTAGTCCAATATGTGCTAATTCATGTAGATTAACTGGACAAAAAGAAATAGTAATATCTGTTAATTACACAAAAAAATTTGGTATTGAATTAAAATTAAAACTTAAGGTTATTTATGGTGATACTGATTCTATTTTTGTTTGGTTAGAAAATGTACAAGATGTTGAGATTGCAAAGAAAATAGCTAAAGAAATATGTAAATGGATACAAGTTGGGTTTGATAAATATGCAAAAGAACTAAATTTAAAATCTCACCAATTTGAAATAGGTTTAGAAAAAATATTAGATATTTTTGTTAGTATAGGCAAAAAGAAAAAGTATTTTGGGCATATTTTATGGGCAGATGGTAATTATGTAAAAGAAGAAAGCAGTTTACTTGTAAAAGGATTTGAGACAAGAAGATCAGACAGTAGTGATTTTACAGATAAAATACAAAAAGAAATATTTGGATTAATAAACAAAACAAGAATATTAGGATGGCATAAAGTAAGAAAAAAAATACTACATAAAATAAAAGTGGAATATCCAGATGGGTTTTCAGAAGATAATTTACTTACAATTGGAATACCTAAAAAAATAAATAAACGATTTAAAGATTACAAAGTGACAAATGCTCATCTAAGAGGATGTGAATATGCTAATAAATATGTTAATGCTAATTTTCATGCTGGTTCTAAACCTAAATTGATTTATATTAAAGAGGTTAAACAAAAAGGTGATATAACTTTTCCAAAAAAATATCCACCAACAGATGTATTATGTGTGCAAGAAGGTATGAAAATTCCAGAAGGAGTTTTTATTATTGACAAAAAAACAATGCTGGAAAAAACAGTTTATAAAAAATTAAGACAAACACTTGATGTTGTAGGAATACCAATATCACAAATACAAAGTGGATTGAAACAAACTAATATAAAAGATTATTTTAATAAATTTAGTAATGACAAAAAAATAACGAAAAAACATATTTTAACTATAAATAAAGAAAAGTTAGGTAAAATATTAATTAACTCTAAAAATATTCTTAAAACTATGAAAAAAGAGGTTTAAATATGAAAAAAACAAAAATTAGCAGTAGTAAAATTGATGGATATGATTGGTGTAATAGAAAATATAGAATTAGAGAAATAGAAAAAATTCCATCTGGAGTTCCACCACATCCTTCATTAATACTTGGAAAAGTAAGTCATAAAGAAATACATAATTTTTGGGAAAGATATAACCTTGATCTGGATAATTATGTTTTTCATATACAAAATTACTATACTAAAACCATTAAAAGAATTAGAGGATTAAGTGAAGAAAATTATATAAAATTCCAGTTGTATTTCTCAAATTTTATTAGTTTCCAGAAAAGAAGAATTGATACTTACATAAAAAAATATGATGATGAATATTATATTATTGATAAGCTGTTTTTTCCCATAATCTCCGAAAAATATGGAAAAGTAAATATAACAAGTGATATTACTTTTGGATTCATTATAGATTCTTTATTTTGGAATCCTACTGGCAATATCCTAATAGACTGGAAAACAGATAAGGATTGTACTGAGGAAAAATTCAAGAGTCATATACCTCAACTTAATAGATATTCAGAATGTTTACCACATATTAACCATAGTTGTAAAAAAATAGGGATATACTTCCTAAAAGACTCATTATTTTTTAACAGGTTAAACACAATAGGATATTCACTTGAAAAAGAAGTATTGACTTTTATAAGAAAAATACAGATCTCTAAATTTCCAAAGGTGTCAAAAAGAGATAAATGGAAATGTCATAATGCAGATCTCAGTTATACTTGTGAATATTATCCAGAAATATGTACAGGAGTTGAATAAAACGGTTTATAAAATAATTTGTTCTAAATGTAGTAAATATACAAATATTTATTATACAAAAATTAAAAATCATTATATACGATGTCCAAAATGTGGTGCTTCTACATTTAAAATAGAAATCATAAAAGGATCTCATCAAGAAAATACAATTTATAAAATAAACTGTGTTCGATGTAATGAGTATTTTACACTTAATTATTCGAAAGTCAAAGAATTATCTTTCCCATTTATACAATGTCCTATATGTAAACAATTTATATTTAAAATAGAAATTATGAAAGGAAATAGAATTGAGATATTAAAATTAAATAGAAGAACAAAAGACATTTACGAGAAATATGATACTTCAACTTAAAGTAGTAATAAGAAAAATATTATAAAGAAGATAAATGTAAATGAGAATATTTAAGAACAAAATTATCTTAGGAAATTGTTTAGATATCTTAAAATTTATAGATGATCAAGTAGATTTAGTTTTAACTGATCCACCACAATATAGATTAATTAATGATGATATTAAACTAAATAATAGAAAAGATTTTGTAAGAAAAGCCAATTTTGATTTATTTAATTCATATAAAGATTTCCTTATTTTCACTGAAAAATGGATTAAATTAACATCAGAACTGATGACTAATAACTCAACAATATATATTTCATATGCTGAACAATTCTCAAATGACCTAATTAATATTTGTAAAAACTATGATTTATCATATTTTGATACATTTTATTGGCATAAAACCAACCCAATGCTACAGATCAGAAAAAGAAACTTTAGATCATCAGTAGAGACAACCCTAATATTTACAAGAGGAAAATACACATTTAATTTCTTAGAACAGAGTAAAATGCATGATTTTATGGAATTGCCAATATGTTTAGGAAAAGTAAGACTAAAGAATAAAAAAGGTGGAACATTACATCCAACACAAAAACCATTAAAACTAATCAAGCATTTTGTTAGAATCTCATCTAACATTGGAGATAAAGTATTGGATCCATTCTCTGGCACTGGAACAACAAATGTTGCCTGTAAAATGTTAAATAGAAAATGTTTAGGTATAGAAATTAATGAGGAATATTATTTAGCAAGTATTAAAAGATTAAATAAAATAAATACCACAAAATCAGGTGTATTAGGTTGGTTATAAAAGTATTTGGTCTTTATGAACAATTTCCAAGAAGATATGGAAAATCTAATAAAGTAATATATTCCAAAAAAGAATTTCTAAGACTTATTAATAGAGATAATGGATATAATGATGTTTTTGTAAGTGTTTTTAGTTATGCTTATTTAAAGGAAGGAACAAATGGAACATATAAAATAGATTCTGAATCTGCTATTATTGATAAAACATATATTGATATGGACACTAAAGATTTTGTAGATTATTATGATTTTTATGCAAATAATCCTGATTTTGAAAAAATAAAAGAAAAGACAAAATTCTAAGAATTTATGTTTATAGTGGTGGTGGATTTCATCTATATAGTTATATTGGGAATAGACCAGAAAACAAAAAATACTTTTGCAGGAATGCTATTGATTATATAAATAAACTGGTATGTAAAGATGAAGAAAAATATACAGATATAAATGGAAAAGAAAGAATAAGAAAAATATGGGATCCGCATAGTCCTCTTAAGCTCTCTCAAATGGCACGTGTAATTGGAACATATAATCCTAAAAGAAAACTATTTTGTACATCTTTAGATGAACATGATTTAGATATGGGAATAAAATGGATAAAAATAAAAGCAAAAGAACAACATGATAAAATCCATTACTTAGGAAATAAATTAATGTATTTTGACAGTTCTTTTGACCAATCTAATATCTTAGAAAAATGTTCTGAAGTTTTAGAATTAAATTTAGAAGATTACTCTTCAGACATTAAAGAACTCCTCGAATCATTAGGTATTTTATGGAAAGAAATATCGTTATGTATGAAATATTTTCTAAAAGAAAAACAAAAGCTAAACTATAATGAAAGATACCTAATAATAACCTTTCTATATAGATGTGGACTCAGCAAAAAAGAAATAATAGAAGTATTAAAATTAATATTAACTCCAGATAAATTATACCACTGTTGTGGTGTAATCACAAATAATTATAGATCAACATCACGACAAAAAAGTAGAATAGAATATCAACCAGATGATATAATAGAAAATGATTATTATATCTCATGTTCTCAGATTAAAAATTATGGAATGTGTAATGTTTTATGTAAAATAAAGGATGTATTATATTATTTTTCTTAAGTAAAAGAAATGGATAAACAAAAAAAGAAATAATTTTAAATAGTTAAATAGTCTTTAAATAATTAAGAAATAGAAAAAATTAATATATATTATTATATATGGAGTTGTAGTGTTGGAAGTTGATAACTCAGATGAATCCAAAAATAAAAAAACTCTGTGTGCTGTTAAGAACCCATCAATAAGATCCAATCAGAGTTGGTTCTATAACATATTTTTAGGGAATATATCAAAAAATAAACCAGATCACTCACACATAAAAGTAAATTGGATTATGCAACTTAATGAAAATGAAATTAATCTATTAAAAGAAAAAAGTTGTAAAGTAATAGAAATAGAAACTAAAATAAAAAAATCAATTAAAACAGGTGTGGAGATAAATGAACTCTAAATTAAACCAACTCCATAATTTATTTCTTGTCTCCACATCTGACCTAATTAAGAGTTGAATTAAAAAAATGGAAAAAGTAGTAAACTTGCATATGGTTAATGGAATAAGACCATATTATGATATTTATATTGGTCGTAGATTAAATTATCCTAAAGCAACATTTCCACTAAGTAAATGGCATAACCCATTTATTATAAAATTTATGAAATATAGTATTGAAGAAAATTTAGAACTTTATGAAAAACACATTAGAAATACTCCTAAATTATGGAAAGATTTGGATGAACTGGAAGGAAAGATTTTGGGATGTTGGTGTAAACCTGATCCATGCCATGGAGATATACTTATAAAATTATTAAAAGAAAAACGAAGACGGACAAGATAAAAAATGCAGGCTAAATTAAAAAGAATGGAATCTTTAATTTCACCATTACAATATGAAATACTGGAATGTTTATCTACTGGATCTAAAATAAGAGAAGATCTGGTAAAAGAACTAAATACATCAAGAACTACTGTGTATGATAATCTTGAAAAACTTGAAAATAAAGGTATTATATTTAAAAGTTCTATATCAAATGGTTGTTGTGGAAGACCGCCAGTTCATTGGCAAATCAAACAAGCTCATGATTTGGTATTATTTAATGTTATAACTAAAAAAATTGGTGTTATAGGTTCAGGAGAATATAAAAAGAAAAAAATTGTTATTAGAAAACTTGAACAACTAATAGATAAACAAAGAGATATAATTGTTTCAGGACATAGTCCAAGAAATCCAATCTTTAAAGATGGTATATTAATACGTTATAATAACGCTGATATATGGTCAGAAGATTGGGCATATGTATGGTGTCAAAATCCACCAATCATTCATCCAACTAAAGAATTTACAAGGGATGGATTTTTTGCAAGAAATAAATTAATTGCATTAGATTCAGAAGAATTAATTGTATTTATAAATAAACACCAATATCAATCTGGAGCTTGGAACACTGTAAAATACTTTTTAGAAAAACCAGATTTTGACTATAATAACTTAACTATTTATGATGAATTTGGTAAAGAATTTGGAATACATGATTTACCAGAATGGTGCCAAAATAAAATAAAAATACCTGAACAAGAAACTCAATTATATAAATATTTATCTCAAATACGTTATTTAAAATCATTAGAAAAAGAAAAGAAAAAACAGAAAAAATCTTTAAATCCACAAAAAAAAGAAAAAGACTTAAAATCAACAAAATCTCTTAATAAAATAAATTCTTATATTTTAAATAATAGAAATTCAAAAATAACTAAATTTGCTTTAGAAGAAATAGATAAATATACTTATTTTAGAACAACAACAATAAGTAAAATTTATATTAAGAAAATCTTGAAAATCAATAATATAAATGGAACACTTAAGAGAAGTGTATCTAATAAAATTGGTCAAATTGTTGGAGAACTTAGAAAATTAGGAATTATTATAATGCATTCAAAAAGTACATGGAAAAATCTACATAAAGATCAATTACATGTTGTTCTTAGTGAAAAAATGAAGAAAAATTATAATAAAACAATTAAAAAAGGCTAATTAATGTCTAAAAAGAAAAAAGTAAGAGTTAGAAAAGAAAAAATTGCACTTACAGAAGAACAAGTTAAAGATTATCTTAAAACTATAAAAGAAGAAGATAAAAAACATAGTCATAGGAATTATTTGATGGCATTAACTTGGTTCAGCACAGGATTAAGAGTTGGAGAAATGTGTAATTTTATAGTTGGTTGGATTGAAAAAAGTAATGATAATTATATACACGTGAAACAAAATGAAGCACCATTTGTATTCGCACCAAAATATGGATCTACAAGAAGAATAGCTGTCCAAAAGGATTTAATTAAAGAACTGAGAAAATATTTAGCTGGAAGAACTAAAGGATATGTATTTAAACCACAATCTAACAATCAAACAAATCCTTATGCTAAATTTCATGACAAATCTCCAAATCCAATATTTAATAAATATTTCAGAGAAACAAAATCAATTGGAAGAAACCTTGGCACACATACATTTAGAAGAACTTTTGCTACTCAATTAGCATATAGTAAACCACCAGTTCCATTGCCTAAAATTAGTTATTATCTTGGTCATAGAGACATACAAACAACATTAAATTATCTAAAGCAGATCACGAACGATGACCATACTGAACTCTTGAATGTAGATTATATTAAAGATATATATAAATATTGAGATGATTAAAAAAATGGCAAAAACAGATTTTGATGAATTAGCTGTTGAAAGTTATAATGGAAAACATTATGATCGATCTAAATCAAATAAATACAAGAAAAATATTCCAGAGACGAATAGTATATATACTAAAGAATGTATTAAATGTAAAAAAGTTTTACCTGCTACAGCAGATAATTTTTATAGAGATCGTTATAGATATGATGGATTTATGCCTAAATGTAAAGAATGTAAAAAAAGAGAATATCACGAAAAAAAAGCTAAACAAAAAAGTAAAATTATTTCATTTCGAGTACAAAAAGATGTCTATAATAACAATAAAAAAGAAATTAGAAAGAAGATTAATGAACTTCTTAAATCAGAATTCGAAAATAATGTTGACGAAAAAATAGTTGAATTAGAAAAGGAATTAAACAAACTCAAATCAGATAATTTAGATAATGAAGATGGTATTTATGAATGGGTTAAAACACTTACAAAAGATAAGAGAAATTTATTAGACCAAACAAAAATTAGTGAGAAAATTAAAGAAGAATTATTTAAATAAAATAAATGAGTTGATTAAAAGTTGACTAAAATACTTAAAATTAATACAAAAGAGATACATATTTTTGATATTGATGGTTGTATATTTCCTGCTAAAAATAATAATGGAAAACAAATCATACCAAATGAATATGGATTTAAAGAGATCCCAGCTGAAATAATACTTGATAACATGAAATCCATAAAATTATTTCCAAAATTTGTTGATTTTTATAAACTAATTACTAAAAGTAAACCTATTGAAATTTATTTTATAACAGGAAGAAAGAAAAAAGATTATCTGAATATAACATTAAAACAATTATCTATTCTGAAAATAAAAAAGAACAAGGATTCTTTAATATTTTTTCCTGATGAAAAAATTCTAACAAGAAGATCTTATTATGAATTTAAACTTTATAATACTTTAAAAATAATTATTAAAGATAATTCATCTTCTAAAATAAACATTTATGATGATAAATACTCATACTTCTCTGTCTTAAAAAATAGGTTAAATGATATAGAAATTAATAGTATAAATTATAATAAAATAAACCAACCTGAGTATTTTTGGAACTTGAAATATAATGAATACAAGAACTTTAGTTAATATATATAATAATAACAACAAAAAGAGGAATTAAAAATGGTTAGTAAAAAAGAATTAAAGAAAATGAAAAAAACTAAGATGGTATGGCAAGATTTGGATGAATTGGCTATTAAATTCTTAAAAACAACAAATCTAAAAGACACTGATAAATTAAAAATGATATTTATTAAATTTCCGAGACCAATTATGATATCTAACATCTTTATTAGTGATAATTATTATAAGAGAATCCAAATTAAAGAAGCAACACTATTCTCTGATGAAAAAGCACCACCAAATTGTTTTACTATGCCAAAAATCTTTAATACACATATTTTAAAATATTTTCCTAATAAAAATCAAGCAATAATAATTGTAAAAAGAAGGAAAACAACAAAAATATCATCAACAAATATAAAATTTAAGATAAGTTTGGTATCGTTTGAGAACTTGAATTTTATAAGATATCAATTTATTCTAAAACCAAGTTATCCTTTTGATTATCTCTTAAGATTTATTGGTTATAACATAGAAAGTCCAAGTGAAGGAATATTCAGATTTAAGTTTCTTTTAGAAATGGAAAATATTGGAAAGTTAAATTTTATTGGTGCTTGTAATGTTTTATCAGATAACCAAAAAGAAATAGAAATTTTATTGGAAAATAAAACCAAGAAATTAGAAGACAGATTTTTTGAAAAGATAATATTTAGATCTTTTCTCAAGTGTAAAGAATTTTTACAGGTTGAAGGATTACCATTTCCAGATCCTGAACTATTAATGAAACAAATGAAAGTTAAATATCAACAAGGGATTGATTAAAAATGAGTAAAAAAAGAATAGGAATAAGGATATTTAGTGAAGGTGTAGAACTAAATTTAACTCCTGAAGAAAAAACAAATTCAGAAAAAGATATGTGGAATCAATACACCAAATGTCCTTTTTGTAAAAAAGAAATGAGAATAATAAAATGGATTGAAGAATTAAGTATGATTAAATTTTAAAATATAAACAAGGTTTATAATATGCCAACTATTGGACACTTAATAATAGGAATAATAATACCTATTTTAATATATTTTGCTTTAAATAAGAAATATTCAGTTGAAGTTGGTTTGTACTTTTTAGCTGGAAGTATTTTACCAGATATTTACACAATCATCAAAATGTTTATTTTTACAGACATTAGAAAATATGTGTCTTGGAACATAACACATGGAATTGTGGCTTGGATCGTATGGGGATTTATATTCACCATTATCATTTTTATCTCATTTAGAAAAATTTCCAAATTGAAATTTACTCAAATATATATCATATTATTATTAGCTGGATGGTTGCATCTAACTATTGATATGATGACACAACCTGTTAGAATAATAGGAAATGTTCATTTATCATTTTCAGATTTTTTTACAACAGAAACAATATTATGTGAACAGGATTTTATAATAGTTTTTTATATTATTTTAATAATCCCAATAATATTATTAACAAGATACATAAAAGAAATAAAAAAAGGTGAAATAAAAACATGGGATTAAAAAATTGGTTAAAAAATAATAAAAAATGGATACTTCTCGTAATATACATCATAATAATAACATATATTGCATTATTTGTTGATTTTGTTATTTTTGTTATTATTGCTGGTATTGTAATAACATGTAGTATAATTGTTTATATAAGATTTGAATATCAAACAAGAAAAAAAGAAAAAGATCTTGAAGATTTTTTAAATAAGGTTTATAAAAATGAGTGATAAAAGAAAAAGAATGGAAACAAAGTATTGTGTAGAACATACACAACATTACTCTATTGAATTTCCATGTGTTCTTTGTAAAATTAAAAAATTAGAAGAACAAAACTCAAAAATTATACAAACATTTAAGAAAATCATTGGTTTTCATATTGGTATAAATGCACCACTTGGAATGAAACAATTGATTATTTTTCTAAAAGAAATACTAAATGAATTACAGGAATTAGAATAAAATTATAAAAAAGAGATGAAATAAAAAATGTTAGAAAAGGTTATATTTGATTTAAAAACTGAAAAACTAAAAGATAAATATAAAGATCATAACTCAATGATGTATGATCTTAATTTTGGAGAAATAGAAAAAATAAAGGAAAAAGCAAATTGTATTACATCTGTTGGTATTTATTCCGCAGCTATTTTTTTTACAATATTCACTTCTAATTTAGGATTTTTAATAACCATACCAACAATTATTCTTGTATCACTTTTCTTTTTGTTATATAAAGCTATAATAGATGATATCATTGTTCAAGATAAACTTAAAGAAATTTATAGAACTGGTGTTTATATTTATGGACACATTGAACATTCATCATCCTTAAATGAAATTATCGAAGATGTTATTTTTGAACCTGAATCCATTGATTCTTATGTAAAAGAAAAATTAGAAGAATTTAAACAATTAACAGAAAAAGAAAAACAAATAAAAAGGGATTTTGCTGCATCAATTAGGAACAATATAGTTTTAGAGAAACAAAAATGTTTTAAATGCCAAACAGAAATATATTATACTGAGTTTTATAGTAATAATATTTCCAAGATACCAATACAACAATTGGAAAAAATATGGAATTCTCCTTATATTCGGCTATATTGTTGTAGATGTTTTAATAAAAAACAATTAGGTTATTATTTAAAAAAATTAAAAATTTAAAAAAATTAAAGAGGTGATAATAATTGGAATCATTAGAAAGAATGATACATAAACAAAATATGGAAGATAAATATAGTGAATATTTATTAGAATTAGATACTTATGTTAGAGGAATTTGCAGATTAGAAGAAAACACAGAATATTTAGAAAAACTAATTAATAAATGCAGAAAGAAACGTAAGAAATTAAAATACAAAATAATTAAAAAAATAAGTAAAAAAATTATATAAACAAGGTTTATAAAATGAAAGAACAATTAGATGGATTGACTGTATATAAAAACGCAGGTAATGGATATGATTATATAAAAATTAGTGAAGGATATCATATTCCTCTACATGATTATATAATACAGAAAAAAATTGGTAGAGAACTAAAACAAACAGAAGTTGTTCATCATATTGATCGTAATACCAAAAACAATAATTTAGATAATTTATTTTTATGTGATACTCGAACAAAACACTCAAAAATACACACCAGCTTAAGGAGATTGTTTCTAAATAAAATATTTAAAGTATTATTTGATAATAATATACTTTATTTTGATTGTAAACACGGAAAATACAAAATAAATGATATAAAATTACTTGAATTAAAAAATATATTAGATAAAAATGAAGAATTAAAAAATATTACCTTTATTCATGAAAGGTAATATTATTTAAAATTAAAAAGAGGTAAAATATATTAGAATAAGGATTGGAGTTGTTTTAAAAATTATAAATCGTAATATTTTATTTAAAAAATAAAAAATAAAAAATAGAGATTAAAAATGGGATTAATAATTGAGATAATTGATGTTATTCTTACTTTATTAGCAGTAATAAGTCCTTATATAATAATGTATATAATTAAACGCAGAAAGAAGTGTTATAACTGTGGAAGTAATTTATTTACGTGGAGTAAATATGAGTATATTGAGTATGATGATTTTAATTTATATAATAAATGGAAATGTATTAGGGTTGGTTGTAATCAATCTATTATTACTATGGAAATTAAGAAATATATCCTTATTTCTGAGCAGATTCCATCAAAACGTTATAACCTTAAACAACGTATAAAAATACGGATTAGAGTATGGTATATTAGAAAGAAAGGAAAATCTCATAAGATATACTCGTTTGAACCGCAAATATAATAGAAAAAGAAAAAGTGAAAAAGATGATAAATAAATAAATGACAAGTTTTTTAAGTTATATTATAAAACCAATTCCTAAAGAAGCTAAAACTTTTTGCGATTATCCAAAATGTAAAAATAGAGGTTGGTGGAACATTCAAAATGGTAATGCAATTTACTGTGATAAACATTTATGTAAATGGATAAAAGATAATGAAGGAAATTATTTAATCGTAAATAGATCGTTAAAAACATTATTAAAGGAGATAAAAAAATGAGTTGGGAAATAAAAATAGATTGGGATGAATGCCCATATCTTAGATGTTATCCAGATGATTTATTTGTATGTACACATTTAGAAAAACAAAAACGTCATCGTTTATGTGAAGAGAAAAATTGTCCAATAAAAATTAAAAAAGGTTAAAATTATGACCAAAAATAAAAAAGTAATTATCTGGTGTGGTGGTGAATATACCTTAAAAGAAGGAGAAACTATTGACAGTGTTATGAAGGATTACAATGAAGAAGTTTTTGATTTAGAACTTGATTACACAAAAATTACTGATTTGGAAGGAAATACCCTAAAAGAAGAAAAAATATAAACAAAGTTTATAAAAATTAAAATTAAAGAGGTGAAAAAATGGAGAATGGAGATTTGAAGATACAATATAAAGTAGAACAGAGTATAGATTCTGTATTAGATAAAAAAATAGAAATTTTATTAAGATCTCTTGGATATAAATGGACAGGCAGTGGTATTTCTGTTCATGAAAACATAAGAGATATACAATTCATTAAAGAAAATTAAATTTTTTTGTAAGTGTGCCAGACTTCCTGAGCACCAAAAAAATAAAACTAAAAGAGGTTAAAAAGATGAACTTAAAAAGAGAAATAATCTGTGAATATCTTATAATGTTTGGATGTATTATTATAATCGGACTATATATAGGTGGACTCATAACAACAGCTGATTTCTATGTTTCAAATTTCTTAGATTCAACAATAATTATGATTCTTACAATTATAATTTTTATGTTGGTATTTGAAAGACATTCACATAGTCTTAAATTATTAGCAGAAAAAGAAATAAAATAATAATTATTTTTTTTTGTAAGTGTGCTGGATTTCCCAAGCACCAAAAAAATTAAATTAAAAGAGGTTTAAAATGACTGAATGTGAAAAAAGACTTGAAATCGTGAAAAAATGTTTTACTTATATTATATTACTTGTTTGTAGTGCTTTCCTTCTAACAGGAACTATATTATTTATCATACAATGGTATTACTATATTCCAAGTGATGCTATAACAGATATAATGATTATGATAGTTATTACATGTGTTATTTATACAATGATTCCAACCATATGTTGGGTGATTTGGTATGTAAATGTATATTCCAAAATGTATATTCCTGTTAAAAAAAGCAAATATACAGAAATGAAAAAGAAAATAAAAGAAATTGAAAAATAATATATTTTTTTTGTAAGTGTGTTTAGGTTTCCTGAGCACCAATAAAAATAAAGAAAAGAGTTGATAATAAAATATGGGAAAATTACTGGAAAGATTTATTGATTTCTTTCATTATACACCAATTAAAGACGGTATTAGACAATCCTCTAAAAATATAGAAAGGAATGAATTAAATATAGAATACACAAATAAAGAAATAAAATCAACTGAACGACAATTATTTTACTTAAACAGTCTGAAAAACCACTTACTGGCAGAAATTGATAAACTAAATGAGTGGAAAAAAGTTCTTAGTGATAAATTAGAAGACGAAAATAAAGAAAGAATAGTAGAAAAAAGTTTATTGTAAAAAAATTATATCCTGAATACAAAAAATATAAACAAGGTTTATAAAAATGAGTAAAAAAGAAAATAGATTTATAAAAATGAGTAAAAAAGAAAATAAAAAAGAAAAAAAAGAAAGATTTTTTTTTAATTTAGAAAATTTAGAAATAGGAGATAATATATCAATGGAACCACTTAAAGTTGGAAGAATTTCTATTCCTATTCCAGAAGAAAATTTAGAACCACATTTTACTGAATTCGATAAAATTAAGGATGATTTTATTGATGATTTTTTATGGAAAAATTTAACAAATTCAAATAATAAAAAGGAAAAATAAATATAAACAAGGTTTATAAAAAATGATATTTTTAGGGTTTATTTTAATGATACTTCAAATTTTGGATATTATTACAACAAATATAGGACTAAAAAATGGATGTAGAGAAAGAAATCCACTTATGAGAAAAATATATAAAACAAAAGTTCCACTTGGGATGATAATAATATTACAATTAAGTATGAGTATTTTACTTATTTGGGTTTTATCACTTAATTTTATAATAATAGCTTGGATTGTTTTTGGTCTTAATATTTTTCTGGTTGTTATAGTATCGTTAAATTTAATAAGTATTTATATTCAAAAAAAATATAATAAAAATGAGTGGTTGAAATGAGTTGGCAGGAATTTAATGATATATTATTTGAGAAATTAAAAATCGAGAATCTTAAACCTGAATGGGTTGAGAATGGTTGTATAAAAATAAAAGACAAATATATATCTGTGATTATTAGAGTGTTAGAAGGTTATTTTGACAAGAAAGTAAATGGATTAATGATTGTTTGGGGATATGATAAAACATATAGGGAAATTGAACTTATAAATTTTACAATAGATGAATTAATAGAAAAAATAAAATTAATGATATTATGGTGAATGATTATAAAAATGGATGGAAATTAAAAATGAATGATTTGATTTTTGTTGGATTAGTATTTGGTCTTGTTGGTTGGTTATTACATTTTATATTTATTATGACAGCTATGTTTAGCAAGATAAAATGGTTTATTTGGGTTGATTATAATAAATATCATGAAGGATACTTGGAAGTCATTTTAATCTCAATGGTTATAGGACTTTATATAATAATTATAATTTTAGAATTTTAAGAGGATAATAATGAAATTAAACAAAACAGATTTTAACACATTGGATAAACTACTGAACAAAATAGGATTTGGTTCTTATTATGATCTGATTCAAATGCTAAAAGATACAGCATATAATATTCAACCAAAACTACAAGATAAATTAGAAAAAGAAACAGATTTATTAAAAATAGTTAATTTGATTAGTAGATTATCACGTATTCTAAATAAAGAAAATAAAAAAAGTTATTTAACATGTTGTTGTGGTGGAATAGATTTTAAATTATTGAGAGAAATGTTAGTTTTAGATGACATAACTTCAGTGTGGAAATGCTTAAAATGTGGAAAAATAATAGAGGTTTAAAATGTTGGAAGAATTGCTTAAACGTATAAATAAATTACGTACTGAGTTATTTTTAGATGTTGACTTAAAAAGATATGAATATTCGAACGATGAACAAAGAGCAGAATTAAGAGAAAAATATAGATTATTAAAGGACACAAATTGTTCACGTTGTGGTAAGAATTCAAGATTATTGAAAGTATTCTATGAACATTATAAAAAATACAAATTATTTATGTTTATTTATTATAATATACCAAGAGAAATTGATATAAATCGTCTTAGATTATTGAGAGAATGTTAAAATGAGTAAAAAAGAAAATAAAAAGAAAGAACTAAAAAAATATTTTGATAAATGGAAAAATGAAGTAATAAATAATCCAAATTATGATGAACCAACCAAAAAATTTCTGCTCAGTTGTAAAAAAGATCTATATAGTTTGAATAAAAAAGCACTTAAAAATGGAATAACAATAGAAGAAATTGAAAAAATTGAAAGATATGCAAGTTATTTTTATTCTAAAACTTATGACAATTATCTTATAAGAGAATATAATGGTTTTGTTGCAGCAGGTATTTTTAAAATTCCTGCAGATCATAAAACTAAAGAAGTTAATCCAATTTTTATTTATGCTTGTGGTCATAATAAAGAATGGGATGATATTGAAGAACAAATTAATGTAGAACTAACTTTAGGAGAAGCAGAAGATTTAGTTAAATGTATTAATATATGTATAAAAATATTTAAAGAAAAAGAAAAAAATAAAAATGAGTAAAAAAGAACAACATATAGGAATTACTGAAGAAGATATAGAATTCTACAAGAAGTATCATCAATCTCGTATTGATTCTGAAAAAAATGAAGAAAATATAATAGATGGAGAAGAATGTCCATATTGTAATGAACCAATAGATCCAATAGATATTATGGGAGACTCAGATTGGGATGACCAACAATATAATTGGTATGAAGCTGAATGTGGTAAATGTGGCAAACAATACAAGATTAGACAATATGATGTAGAAACAATAAGAAGTTTTGAAACTAAAAAAGATGATTAAAAATGATTCATAAACCACAATCAATCAAAGAAATATTAGGAAGAATAGAAGTCATGGCTAAATTATATGAAGCTTGGAATGTTCTAACTCTATTATATATTAAAACATTAAAAATTGGTAAAGATGATTGGGGAATGGACAGAAATAGAGAAATGTTAATATTTAGAGCTAAAGAATTCATACCAAAAATAAGAAATTTAATAGAACAAGTCATAGAATTATTTAAAAAAGATATAAAAGAAATGGTATAAAAATGAGAAAACTAAAAACAATACAAGAACCTGAAAAGAAATGTTATTATTGTTATTTCTTTCCATTTGATCAAGAATTTTCAACTGAAATGATTAAACGATGTGCAGAAAATTGGCTAAAAGCTGAAGACTGTCCTAATTGGAAACCATATAATGTATATTCATATATGAAAAACCGAAGGAAATTCAAAAAAGTTAAAATGATAAAAGGTTGAAAATATGATTGAAATTATAGATAAAATTAATTATACCTGTAAAACAGTTGAAGATGATATTGATATGGTTATACATCCATTAAATAAAGAAACCACCTTTCTAAAAGATGTTGAATTAGAAGGACACCAAATTATAGGTGTAATATTTAAATAAAAATAAAAAAAGAGGTTAAAAAATATGAACCTAAAAAATTGGTTGAAGAAACACTACAAATCCTTAATATGTTTGATAATTAATAGTGTTATACTATTAATTACTATAATATTAGCAAATCTTGTTTTTGCATATATTGTATTTGGAATATTTCTAATTATTACTATATATTTTTTGATTAGTGTTATAATCCTTGAATACCAAATAAAAAAATCAAATAAGGAAATTGTTGAAAATGAGTAAAAAAGAAACAATTAACCATCCAAAACATTATAACATAGGAATATTTGAAGTTATAGATATTATTGAAGACTGGGATCTTGGATTCCACCTTGGAAATGCTGTAAAATACATTGCCAGAGCTAAACATAAAGATAATGAAGAAGAAGATATAAAGAAAGCTATATGGTATTTGAAAAGATACTTAAAAAGAGAAAAATATAAAAAAATAAGAAAACTAATTAAAGAGGATTTAGATAATGTCTAAAAAAGAAATACAAAATTTATCAAATCAAATTGACAAGCTTTCACCAATGGAATTTTCTAAGTTATGCCTAAAGGTTATTAAAAAAATAATGAGAAGGCAAAATAGTGAAACAATTGAAAATTCAACTGAAAAAAATGATAAAAGGGTTTTAATTGACCTAATGATTAAAAATGATATAAAAATAGATGAAAAAGAGGAAAAAATTGATTCTTAAATTGTCAAAACAGTTTATTGAGGAAATTACTCCATTTGAAACAATTTATTGTCAACAATCAGGTGGAATTCATTCTTCTGCTATTGCATATTTATTAAAAGATTATGGTTTTAAAAATGTTTCACTCATTCATAACTTAACATATTTAGAATATCCAGAATGTTTGAATCTAATTCAAAGAATTATTTATGATACAGATTATTCTTATAATTTGATATATCCTAATCTTAAAGGAAAGAGAATGTCTGAAATTATGAAAGAATCATTTTTAGCAATACCAAAAATAAAAAAAGGACTAAAAGATGGAACAATTAAATCAGGAAACGTCCGAGACCATATAACTTGTTGTAAATTCCTTAAAAAGACTTCAAGTAGAATATGGTACACTAAAAACATTAATAAAGAGACCAGTGTTGTTATTATGGCAATAACACCATATGAAAGTAAGAATAGAAAGAGACATCTTACTGAATTAAGAAGAAAAAGGACTTATCTTAGACTACACAAAAAACACGGAAATGTATGGCATGCATATCCATTTAGAGATATTTATAGTGGATATCATTTTTATAAATATTTAATGAGTAAAAATGTAGTTCCAATACATAGTAGTTGTCAAATCTGTCCTATGAGAATAATTTTTAATATGACTTATCCAGATGATAAGACACTTTTGTATTACAGAAAACTAAAATCAGCTGGAGATTGAAATTAAATCAAAAAACTTACCTGAAGAATGAAAAAATGTGAAAAATAATGGAAGGCATAAGAAAACCAAGAATAAATAATAAATTAAGGGATGTAATGATAACACTTAATAAACTTAATAAAGAAGGAACAATTAATAGTTTAAGTGTAATTCCAAGTGGTATAAATGCTTGTGCTAATTATGATTATATTTCGTTTAAAATACCAAAAAATAATATATAAACCTTGTTTATATAAACCTTGTTTATACAATCCTATTATAATAAAAATATTTATATTTAAAAGTAGTTATTAAATAATTAAGGAAAAATAGTTAAATTAAAATATAAATAGAGTTGAAAAAATGTTTGCAATAGAACATGAAACAGATTGGATAGAAGGAGAATGTATTTCTATAAGTTTAAAAGAAGAAGAAACATTTCTTGGTAATCATAATGAAGATTTTAAATGGATCGCAGAAAAAACACTTCATTATGGTGGTGATACTATTGATAAAACATATTATAGAATCACAAAGAATGGAATATATATTAAGTTCTTCAGAAAAGAAGATGAAGGAATATATGGTATCCATTTTGTTCCACACGATAATATAATATTATTTGAAGTATATGAAAAAAAGAATAACTAAAAAAATGATAAAATGTCAAAAAACACATTTAAAAACACATTTAAAAATAGGAAAAAGATAAGAAATCTTCAACAAAATAAAAGAAAACCTAAGAAATTAGTTTTTAATCCTAAAAAATATAAATTCAAGTGTTTACAATGTGGAAATTGTTGTAGTACACTTTTAGATAATGCAATGATTAGTCCTATTCCATCTTTCAATCATAAAGGAATTTTTGTAAAAAAACCAAAAAATGGAGTTATTATATTTCAGTTTGAGATTGATAAAATAAAACGAAATCTTACTCAAGAACAATTATCAAAAATTAATTATGGAACTACTATTTTTTTGAAAGATTATCCTGTTGGGTTTGTTGCTACATATCAAATAGAATACAACAAATATGGTCATTGTAGTTTTTTTGATTTCAGGACAAAAAAATGTAATATCTACAATTTTCGACCTTTTTCATGCAGACTACATCCTCTTTTTTATTCAGGTAATTTTACGTTTACTATGGGTGGTGGCGACTTAAGTAGATGCAAATCAATTCAATCAGAAATTGCACACCAAAATTCTATAAATATTGAAAATATAGATATAACCCATTTTGAGTTTTCAGATAATGAATTAATACATTCCTTTCCTTCTTTTACACAAGAAAAATTAAAGATAGTACAAATAGACTTAGTTGGACATATATTTTTAGATTATTTTTTTGATATTATTATATTAGATCCAATCCAATTAACTCCAAATAGAATAGAAATATATAAACTTTTAGATTTTAAAAATTTTACAAAATGGTTTAAAATTAATATAAAAAATAAAAAATTATTAGAAAGATTAAATAAATACCAAGAAGAATTAAATGATTTCAACCAAACAGGAGATATATTTAATAAAAAATATTTAAAAATAATTAAATAAAAGGTATAAAAATGAGTAAAAGATTAAGAAAATATATAATAACATCTAAAGAAGAAGAAAAATTAATAAAAAGGGCACTGAAAAAAAGAGAAGAAAAAATAATTGATTATTATTCACAACAAAAAGAAAATGAAGATTTAAACGAAATAGAAGATGATATTTTAGCTTATTTTGATGTTGATGATGAATGGTATCATTGTAAAGGATATAATTATTATGGTGAAACAGAAGGATTATTCTTGAATTCTTGGAAATTATTAGTTGATAGTTATTTAAAATCTGATTTAATAGAAGATTTTCTTTATATCCTTGAAGATCTTTCAGTTGGTATAATTTGTGGATGGACTAAAGAAACAAAAAAATTTGATGAAATAATAAAAAAAATAAACAAGTATTCTATAGAAGTTCATAATATTGATATTAATGAATGTTTAGAAGAAATTGGTAAAACAAAAAGAAAACAATATAAAATAGATAAAAAGAACTATGATGAAAGAAAAGAAGAACAAAGAAAACATGAAGAAAAAATACTAAAAGAATCAGAAATTGATTTTAGTAAGTTTGATAAAAAAGACTTTGAATTGTGGAACAAAATAAAAAAAAGATTACATCCTTCTAATTATTTAAGACTAAATGAAGAAGTTTATAGAAAAAAAACCAATAAAGAAATACAGGAAATATTTAACATAATCAAAGAAAATGAATTAAAAAATGACAATAAATCAAAAGAACAAGTTTTAAAAGAAAAAAATTATTGGAAATTAGATGTATATGATTTAGAAAGATATAATGGGATTTCTTTACAACAATTAACTAAAATTGAGATTAGTTTTTTAACATTTAATGGAATTATATTATGGAAAGATGTATTATTATTCTTAAAAGATGAAATTGATGCATCGGATGGATTTCTTGACGATGAATTTCATACAGGTGGTTATTCTTATTCTCATGTTGGTCAAGAAGGTAATGAATTACAAGAATTAACATCAATTGGTGTAATTAAACCAAGTCTTGATTATGATTGTAATTTAGGAAATAAACACTATACACATGGATGCAAACATATGTATTATTTTCATTTAACAATAGAAGGAAAAAGATTTATTGATTTTATGAATTGGCATAATGAACACTATACTTCAGAAGAAATAAATATCATAAAAAATGAATCATTAAATTATTTTTATTATGATCCTGAATTTAAAGAGATATATCAAGAATATCTACAATTAAGAAAAAAAGAAGAATATAAAATTGAAGAAAATGAAGAAATATTACAAATAAGTAAAATAAAAAAATTAGGTTATTCTAAAAGTTATCCTAAAGAAAAAATCTATAAATCTGATAACTGGAAAATAAGATCAGAAGAAATTAGAAAAAGAGATTCACAAATAGACTTATTAAGGTTATTTGATGATGGTATTATAACAAAAAGTGAACCTATTCACCATATATTTCCTATAAAGTTTTTTCCTGAAATAGCTTTAGAACCATATAATTTAATAGCATTAGATATATCTCATCATAAAAGTATTTATAAGGATTACAGAAATCCTTTAGATTTATTTAAAAGAATGATTGAAATACATAAAATTTGGAGAAATCATAAGAAAAAATATGGGGAAAAAATATTAATGAAAATAATTTCTATTATTTCAAGACAGTATGAAATAACAACCAACCTTGAAAAAATAAAAACTAAAAAGAAAAATTATACAAAAGAATTAGGAACACTAACAAAAAAGATTGATGTTCTTGAAAAAAAAACAATAAATAATATTAAGAAAATCTTACCTATATAAACCTTGTTTATATAAACTCTGTTTATAATTATCCTTTTAAACCCATAAGATAATATATATTTATCTATGTCTATTTTTAGTCAACTTAAAAAAATTAATCCACTTAAATTGGATGAATATTTAGAAGACTCTTGGTTGTTGAGTTATGAAGAAGGAATTAATTTAACTCATTATTATGTCAAAAAACTCATTAAAAACATCCATGTTGATTCCCATTTAAAATTAAGATGGTTGATACTTAACGATAAATATAAAAAAGCTTTTTTTAGTTCTACAAGAATCCATTTATTCCGAACCCATACAGGTTCAGGGAAAACTGTCACAAGTGTGATGTGGGTTAAATTTTTGACACAATTAAGTTCCAAAATTGAAGGATTTGTGGTGCTTTCTGCTGAATATGATCATGGCACTACTGAGATAGAAAAAATTATAATAAAACACGGAAATCAGGTTGATTATATTAGGTTTGAAGGAAAAAATAGGTTATGTACTCAACGACATATCAAAATAAACAAAAAAGGAACAACAATTGAGACTTTAATGAAAAATGGAATCTCAATCAAGAGATATTGTGAAAATGATTGTCCAGAATTAAAAACCTGTATATATAAATGTAATTGTGCTCAAGTTATAGCACCAATAGAAAAAGGTGGTATTAAGAATTGGATTGGAGTCCAACACCAAATTGGTCATTTCTTACCAATTTTTATGTATCATGTTGGAAATATTTTCCTTGTTATAGACGAGAATTTTTCAGACGCAATTAAGGAACACCACAAATATGGAGTACCAATACTAAAAGAAAATATTAAGTTTTTAAATATGATATTAAAAAATATAAATCCAATAGTTGAAGAGAATTATTGGTATTTTGTGAATGAATTTAAAAAGCTTTTAACTAATTTTAAACAATATTTATTTAAACACTTAACAGAACTTGATTATGAATTAATTGGAGATATTTTAGACAATATAGACGATTCTAAAGGAATAGATAATCTTTATACTGATAAACTAAATGAACAAGCATTTGATTATGTAAAAAATGGTAAAATTAAACCATTTAAATTCATTTTTGGAGAAATCTGTAATTTCATAGATAACTATGAGGAATTATTAAACTCTAATTATGATGATATTAATAACTGGATGAGAGCGAGTTTCTATAAAAAACAAGATAAGTATGAGATAACATTTTTGTACTATGATAAATATAAACTGGATGCTTTGTTTAACAGAGATAATTTAACCAAATTGATAATTAATGATGCCACTGCTAATAAGATTGAATTAAGCTATTTAATTGGTGATAAAGAACCAGTAATTGAACACAATGAAAATTGGATGTATGAGAATTGTGAGTTTCATCAACTTAATAAAAGAGTTAATGTACAAAAAATTAATGCCAAAAATAATAGAGAATATAAGAAATTTGCTCATTACCCTAAAACATCATTTATGTTTGAAAAGACTTTTTTTTATTTGATTGGAGATCTAAAAGTAATCTTAGAGCGACACAAGGATGAACCTGTGCTTGTTGTGGCAAGAGAAATAGAAGGAAAAGATCTCAAATTCAATGGTGGAATAAAACTTTCTGATTATATTCAAACTTTAGGATATAATAATGTTATTTTTGAGGATTATCCACTCAAAGCAACTAATGAATATTCTGATATTAATGTAGTGGTATTATTAGGTAAACCAGAATTGCCAACAGCAGTAATTAAAAGACAATCCACTTTAATAGGTATGGAACATAATGAATATAGAGAAATGTACTCTAAGACTAATATGGTTCAAGCAATAGGACGTATTATGCGTGGAAATGAACTAAAATATGTTTATATTCTTACTGGGTTTGATTTGAAGTTGAATAGACCAGTAAAAAGCTATAAAAGTCATACAGATTTGAGAAATAGTCTTTTGGCTGAGATTAAAGCTATTAAAATAAAAAAAATTGAGATCTTTAGATATAATATAATATCAACCTATATAAAAAAACACAAATATATCACAATAAAAAAATGTGAAGAACTGTTTAAGATATCAAACTATAAAGCAAGTATAATCCTTAAAAATTTTGAAAAGCAAGGAAAACTTAAATCCAAGAAAATTGAGAGAGGAAGGTTTGTTTTCACATTTTAGAAAAAATTAAATTATATTTTAATACTTCCAACCTCTAAAACCCAGTTTTAAATTTTTTCTCCTCTCTATAAAATTATTATATTCTTTTCTCTTTACTATTTTGTAGAGAGAACAACTTCTTTTAAAACTGGGTTTTAGAAACTTCTATTCATATCAAGTGATACCCAAAAAATCAAAAAAATTATTTTTTCCATTATCTGGTGTACATTTAGTATTTTATTTATATTGTTCTGGTATCTTGTTTCATAATTTAAGTGTTCTAATTGTGTAAACAAAACTAAACAAGGTTTAATTTTTTTAAAAAAAATAATTATTTTTTATGATTATTTTTTGATAGAAAACCATAGTAGAAGATTTAAGTACATAATAGAACATATAAACATTGCAGACACAATAATTTTTCAAAAGTTGGTGTAAAGCTTGTAAAAAAAAATGTATGTAAAAAATTAAGAAAAACGACATTTTAAACGATTTTTTATTTTTTTTAGAATATTTATATTTTTAAAGAAATGCATTTCACAAAAGTATATATGTATAAATAGTCTTTATAGAATTAAGGAAAAAAAATTTAAAAAATAACCTAAAAAACTAAGGAGTTGGTTTAAATGGGAGAAAGAACAGATTTTGTAATGGCACAGGAACTTTTAAAGAGTGTTATTTTTGATCAAGCAGGCAGTGTTATTAAAGCTATTGAAGAACTATTCCAAAATAGTATTGATGCTGGTGCTACTAAAATAGAAATTATAATAAATAAGGAAGGAATGATATTTTCAGATAATGGAAAAGGAATGAACAAAAAAGAAATTAATACTTATTTTAGACAATTTGGAAATTCAGCAAAAGCAGGAGACTCAACCAAAATAGGTAAATATGGAATTGGAAGAGGTCAAGTATTTGCTCAAGGATGGAATAGGTGGAGAACTCAAACTTTTATGATGAGAACAAATTGTAAACAGAGTTTATCATACAGACTAAAAGAAAGATTAATACATTTAAATGGAATGAGTGTTTATGTCATGTTCTATGAAAAAATGGATAATTGGACATATGACAGAACTGTTTCATTAATTAAGGAATATGTTATTCCTAAAAGAATTGAAATAACTATAAATGGATCAAAATTCACTGAGGAAGATGCTGGAATAACAAGAATTGATGATTATAGTAATGAGTCTTTTGAAGTATTTGAAAGTTGTTTGTATGAAAGACGAATTTTTGCCCAAGCATTATTTGTAAAGAAGTTTAATACTACAACTAAATACAATATTAATTGTAAAGGAAAAATGAAGTTAAATACCGCAAGAAATGATTTACACGAAGACAGGAAATCAACTAAAGAACTTTATGATTTAATTGCAAGAATTGAAAGAGAAGAACTTTTGAAAGCTAAACGATTTGATGCAACAACAGGAAAACAAATTCTTAAATACATAAGGAATGGAAAGCTAAACATAATTGATTTTATGGATAAAAAAATAATTGAATTAGCTGATGGAGAATTGGTTTCGATAAAAGATATTAATGGTAAAAAAGTGATGTTTGGTGAAAAGAATGATACTTCTGATCGAGCAATTCAAGCAGGATATATAGTAGTTAATAACAATTTTAAATGGGTTCTAACTGAATTAAGTAAACAGAAAAAAGTTGGATATACAAGAGATTATAGAAGTCCTGCTGAAGTAGTTCCAAAAGGTTATCGTAAACAAATAGAAGAAGCAAGACTTTTTAAAACTCACGGTAAAAAAGCTTTATTACATTGGTATTTAGCAAAAGAAATGAACAAAAGAATATTTGGAGATGAAAGAGAACTTTCAATTGGTTCTTCTGATATTGCAGAAGCTTGGACTGATGGACATTATAATATAACACTAAATGCAAGTATGTTTAAGAAAAGAGACAAACGAGGAGTGGTTGTTATGAATGTTTTTCATGTTCTTTGTCATGAGTATGCTCACGAGAATGATGATACAAATGAAACAAGTCATGATGGAAACTTTTACAAACGATACTATGAATTGGTTGAACAAAAGAAGAGAAGAATTGGTGATTTTGTTGTTTTTGTTGGTCTTAGAGAAATTGAGAGAAATTATAAACAAGATATTGAAGATGATATCTTTAGTGCAAAATTATTAAAAACTAATAGAAAAAAAAGAAGTGGTTAAAAAATGTTATACAAATTATTTATTGATGATATGAGAAATGCTATTTCTCATGCTTATTTAACTCGAAGTGTTCAAGAGAATATTAAAATAAAGATTAGAGCTATTGAATCTTGTTTTAATACTTGGGTTAATCGATTAAATAAATCTGAGAAAAGAGTATATAAGGAAGACATAAATTCTTTCAGAGAGGATTTAAAAGCAATACTAAAAGAAATTTATAAAAACTAATTGATTTATTTTTTTGTAAGTGTGTTTAGGTTTCCTTAACACCAATAAAAATAAAATTACAAAAAGAAGGTAAATAAAAATGAATTTAACAGAAAAAGGAAAAGAACAAACAAAATTAATCTCGAAAATGTTAGCTGATATTAGAACCGAATTTATGAAAGCTTTTCTTAATTTTGAAGAAAAGGATATTATCCTAATTCTTGATATAAAATATATGAAACAGAGTTTTATGAGATGGGTAAATAAAAAATAAGAGGTTAAAAGAGAATGGAAAATATTAGACCAAGAAATGAAATAAGAGCTTTATGTCCACGGTGTGGAGGATCATATAGTGGATACCCTGCTTTAAGTCGTCGTGATAACAAAAGTAAGATATGTTCTGATTGTGGAAACGAAGAAGCGATATTTGATCTTAAGATGCATCTATGGGATGATGAAAAAGAAAAGAAAGAATTAATAATAAAAGAAAAGAAGTGGTTAGAAATGTCTAAAAAAAGTGAAGTAATTATATGGGAAGGATTTAAGTGGACAATGGAAGAAGGAGAAACTGTGGATGATGTTATAGATAAACTTAATGATGGTGCAATAACTTCCTATGCAAACCATTTCATAAAAATTACTGATTTAAATGGAATTGTACTTAAAGAAATAAATATTTAATTTTTTTTATTGTTAGTGTGCCAGATTTCCTGAGCACCAATAAAAATAAAGAAAAGAGTTGATTAAAAATGGTTAAAAAAGAGACTATGGAAAATTATAAAAAAGAACTTTTTGATTTAGCATTACATCTTGAAAATTGGTTAAATGGAATTGTTATTGAATCTTGGGATGCAGAAAATTTAAGAAATAGAGTAGTTAGTAAGATTCGTCTTTTTAAACAAGATGGACATACTGATGTATTTCATCCTGATATTGATCGTGGACAAGTAGTAGAAAGAATGAAGGAACAGAATGTTAAATCATAAATATAAAAATAAATTTTTTATTGTAAGTGTGTTTAGGTTTCCTGAGCACCAATAAAAATAAAAAACTCAAAAGAGGTGTAAATTATGGTTGAAGAAGTTAAAGCTTATAAAACAACAGATAACGTTATATTTGAAAATGAAAAAAATGCTAAAAAACATCAAATAGAAATAGATTTTGATGATGGATTAAAAAAGTTAGTAGAAAAACACATATCATATTATGATAATGAAGTTATGGTATTTGATTTCATTAAAGAACATAAAATAGAAATATTTAATTTATTATTATTAAAAAACATTTAAAAGAGAATAAAAAATGCCAGAATGTATGGAATGTGGAAAGGATATTGAATTAACCCAATGGAACATTTGGAATATATTTCATATTTGTTATGAATGTGAAGAACATTTGAACGAAAAAGCAAGGTGTCCATATTGTAATGGATATTTTCCATGTCTTAGAGCATCAAAATTTAAGGAACATATTGAAAATTGCAGAAAAAATAAAAAAATTCACAAAAATTTAAATGTATAAATAGTCTTTACAGATTATAGAGAGAACGTCAGTAGTAAAAAAATTTTGAGTTTATATAAATAACCTATGAATAGAGACGAAATTATAAAACATGAGAAAAAAGCCTGTACTATGCGAAACATTTATATACTTTATTTCTACAGAGGGATAATTTAAGTAAATTGAAAAATAAAATTAAAAGAGATAAAAAAATGAAAAATATTGTAATAATTGCAGAAAAACCAAGTCAAGGAATCAATATAGCTGAAGCATTTAATCTTACTGAAGTAATAGATGGAGCAAAGATTAAGGATGAAATATTTAATGTAAAGATTCATTGTGGTGAATTTCAAAATGATAATTTAATTTTAATTTCAGCAAAAGGACATATAATGGAATTACGAGGTCGAAGTCCTAATATTATATATTTTGGTTTTGAATGGAAAGAACCAACAATAAGAGATAAGGACAAACGTGCCAGATTTTTGTTATTAAAGAAATATATAAAAATAGCTGATGAAATTATAATTGCAACTGATGCAGATGATGAAGGAGAATTGATTGGATATAATTTGGTGAAATATTTTGGTAAGTTAGGTATTACTACAAGAATGTTATTTATGTCTTTAACAGAACGAGAAGTTATAAGATCTTTTAATAATAGAGCTGGATTAAGGATTAATATTGCTTTAGCTGCAGAATTAAGATCATGGGCAGATAAGGTTTTTGGATATATTTTTAGTAAGTTTTTGACAAAATCATATATGAGTGTTGTTGTTAATTCAGGTTATATTAAACTTCCTGTTGGAAGAGTAATGACTCCTATTTTAAGTTTAGTTGTTGACAGAATTAACTCAATAGAAAAAATAAAAAGTGAACTTAAAGATAAGAAACCAGTGATTAAGATTGATTTTGATATCATTCCAAAAATGCCTTCTATTTCTATGTTTGATGAGAAATTTGATTTAGATGAGGATCAATATGATATTTCAATGGAAGATGCATTAAAACTAAAAGAATTCTATGGTGTAATAGAAGGAAAAATTATTAAGGTATATAAAGAAGAACAAGAAAAAGAACCAAAAGAGTCTGGTTTAACAATAGATGATATAAGAGAGTGGTGTTACAAAAAAGGAATAGATTATCATGAGACAGACCAAGTACTGCAAATGCTTTATAATAACAAGTTAATTACTTATCCAAGGAGTGAATCTACTATTTTACCTAATCCTGATGATAAAGATATAGGAACACAATATTACAGAGAAATAATTGATAATTGTTTGGAACAATTAGGATTATTTGATTATAAAAATGATCTTATAGAGACCTATGTGCCAAGAATGGGAACTGAATCCGATGGTGCTCATTATGCAATACATCCAACTAATATAAAATTAGAAACTGAACTTCCTCATATCCATAAATTTATTTATGAGTTTATTATGAGGAAATTTATTAAAGGTTTTGGTTTTCCAAAAATGTGGACTAACTATGTGTGTGAGGCACAATTTGAAAATGAAAATATTATATTATCAAAAACTATGAAATCTATTTTTTGGCAAGAAATAGATGATTTTGGTTATAAATGTGTAGATAATCCTTCTAAGCTTAATTATGAGAGCTTAGAAGAAGATGAGATACCTATGATTGAAGTTGGAGATAATGTACCATGTTTAACAAAAATAGAAGAAAGGGTTGCAGTTGTTGTTCCTCCTGAACGATTTTCTAAAGAAGAATTATATGCTTTTTTAAAAGATAATCATTTAGGAACTGATGCAACACGTTCAATTATATTACAGAAATTGTGGAATGGAAATTTATTAAAAGGGAATCCACCTTTTCCTACTGTACTTGGTAAAAGAATAATTGAAGCAATTAAATTAATAAATATTAAATTAACTAAAACTCAATTAACAAGAGAATTTGAAGTGAATATGAAAAAGGTTAAAGATGGATCACATGAAGTTAATGATATTAAAAAAGATTTAAGAATTGAAATAATTAACATTGTAAATGCCAAAATTGGTATTATGGAAACAATTGGGAATAATATTGCTTTTTTTGGTAAATGTCAAAGATGTGAAGGAAGGATGAAACTCATTTCTTATGTTAAACAAGGTCAAACAGGGTTCTTTTTAGCCTGTGAAAAAGAAAATTGTAATTATACAATGCCAATATAAGAGGAAATAAAAATGAATAGAAATATAACTGAAATATTAACACGTGTTTTATTTGTTGTTTTATATGTTTGTGTTGTTATGTTATTATTTATATCAAACCTTATTTTTACTTATATTATAGCTGGTTGTATTATAATATGTTTTATCTTATTTTTTATCTTATTTGTAATAATAAATTATGCAAAAATAAAGGATTATATACGTGGTTTTAATATAAGACGTTTAATAAAATGTCTTTCACAAGATATTCTAAAAAAAAGAAAACCTGAAAAAATATTTAAAATAAATGATATTGTTGAGTTGAAATTAATACAAGGTAAAACACATATTTATATTAAAGGTAAGGAGTTTATACAATGTATGTATCTTTTATTAAACATTCCTGTTGAAGAGATTGAAGATTATGATGAATATGAAAGTATTGATGATATTGCTGAAAGATTGGATCATTCTTTAGAAGGTAATAGAGGTGATATTGTTATTAGAGATGATGTTTCTAATCTTAATGGAGTTGAATTTAGAGGTATTGAACTTAATATTGAACTTAATATTAATAGTAGAATAATTGATCCAGAAACTGAATTTATTGGACATTGTTCTAATTTACAGGTCTTTTTTGAAAATGGATTAGATACTAATATTTTACATTCAAATATTGCATTTCCATTATTAAAAAAGCTTTCAGAAGTAAAATATGAACCTGCTTTTCTTAGGTTTAGAGAAGAAATTGTAAAGAGGTTTAATGCTGGGAATGATAATGTAAGAGAGTTTCTTCATATTGAGGGATATCTTAATTATCTTAATGAAGAAGAGTTAAAATGTTTGGATGTTGATAAATATAACGAAAGTGTAAGAAGTTTAGAAAATATTGAAGTTTGGAGGTTTGTATAAGATGTCAAAAAAAGAAGTAGAAAAATATTTGTATGAAATAAAACAAAAAAAGATAACAACACAATTATTTTACAGTCTATTAATAAGTTCAATAGAAAAGAATATGGATAAACTAATACAATTTAACGATCAACAACTTGATGAAATAATGGGTAATTTAAAAAGTAATATCCATACCAATGTTAATAGAATGTTAAAAATTACTATGAGAACCAAGTATGGATCAAGTAGTGCAAAACAAGCTATAATAAAAGGTTATTATACTTAAAAAATAAAAAGAGATGAAATAAAAAATGGAAATGAAATTAATAAAAATATTATTAAAGAATCTAAATAATGATTCTCATACAGTAGAATTGATTTTTAAAGATAATACTATTATAAGACTTTATTTTTGTTGCAATATATTAATGGGTATAAAAGGAATAGATAACGTTTATTATATAAGTGAAAATATTAAATCAAATTCTATTATAGACGATTATATTAATACTATTAATATAAATAAAGACGTTCGTTTAAAACGTGAAATTTTTATAAAAATAGCTAATAAAATAATTAAAAAATATTTTTCAAATCATAAAATGTTTGAAATTAAATAAGAAAAAAGAGTGATAAGAAATGTCAGAAACAAAATTAAGCTGGGAAGAAGTTTTTCAAATAAGAAGTAAGTTATACGATAAATTAATAGAAAAATACGGTAAATTACCTTCCAAGAAACAATACATTTTAGATGTAATTGAAGATCGAGGTGGATCAGTTTCTCTACAACTTCTAAGTAAAATAATGCATTATAGAATAGATCTACTTGAGAATTGGGTATTAAAATTAAATGCTGAACATAAAATTAGTGTAAAAGGATTATATCCAGATTGGATATTAGTAAAATATAAAGGAAGTGATAAAAAATGAGTAAAAAACATAAACTGTCTGAATTATTTTCAAGAAACTTTTTACTAAATAACCTAAAAGAAAAAAATATTGATGGTGAAACACATAGAATATTTAAATTTATTATACATAAAGATAAAATAAAAGAATTTATAGAACAGGTGAAATAAAATGGATAAAAAATATAAATTAATTGCTGAAGATTTAGAAGAATTTGAAGATGGAAGTATATTACATTCTCGATTATGTTGTAGACCATTAACATCGACAGAATTAGAAGAGAGAAGAACAGAAGAAGGTGAAAGACAACAAAGAATTGAAATTTATAAATTAAGATGTGAACAAATAAGAGACAAAATACCTAAAACTAAAAAAGCAAAATTAGAATTCTTAAGAAAAAAAAGTTCTGAGTATAATCATGAATATCCATCATTAAATCCAGATTTTCAGAGTGCTTGTAAAAATTGTTATTATTATAGAATCTATTATAATTTTGGTTATATAGATTTTGGTAAAAGTCAATATTCAGATGAAATTGATTTTGAAGGAGAAATAAGTATAGTTGGGAGTATAAAGCATATATGTAATTTCAATGGTTCTACAGAAATATGGATTAAATCCAAAAAATGTAAATATCATATACTTCGAAAACTTGAAGAGTTCAGAAGATTTCTTATGTTTAATATTTTGGATTGGAGTGGATATTATGAAAATTAAAAACTTAAAAAGGATTCCTGTGATTATACTTACCATTGTTATATTTGTTTTATCTTCATTAAAACAAAAAATTCCACCTATTGGAGCATATAAAATTGATTATCTTTTTATAGTTCTTCATATAGGTGAATTTGGATTATTTAGTATGCTTTTAATGTTAGGGTTTTATCCACAATTTAAATCATATTATTTAGTGATGGGTTGTATATTATATGGGATATTGGATGAGATACATCAATATTTTGTTCCTACAAGATTTTTTGATGTTTTAGATATATTATGTAATATTGTAGGAGCAATATTAGGTGTGCTTATTTATTTTTTGTTATTATATATAATAATAAAAATTAGGACTCCAAAATGGGCAATAAATATAATGTCAAATGAAGTAAATACTATTGAACAATTTATAAAAATATTAGAAAAAGAGGATTAATTTTAGTTAAAAATCCATTTTACAAAAATTTATATGTATAAATAGTCTTTATAAAATTAAGAATAAAAATGATTGAAACAATTAATATTGATGATTTGTATATAGGAGTTCCAGAACATATTTATAATAAGGAAGAAATTGAAAATGATTCTTATTTAATAAAAATGAAAGAAAATGTAGAAAATCTTCCTCCAATAGAAGTGATTGATTTAGGCAATGAATATTCACTTTCTAATGGTTATCATCGTGTTTCAATCTATAAATATTTAGGTATAAAAAAAATTAAAGCAGAAGTTTATTAAAAATAAAAAAACTAAGGAGTTGGTTTAAAGAATGGCAGAATTAAAAAAATTCAATACTAAACATGAAATCCATATAAAACTATGTCTAACATTAGCAAAACATGGTTTTAAGTTTTTAGGAACATGGGATCTTGGTGAGGTGTCTGGTTTTTGTCAGGAGTGCGGACATCTTATTAGGTATGAACAAAATTTTATAGATGTTCAAACTAAGGATGAATATACAATAGGATCAGATTGTATGTTTAAAATTTATATCTTAAGTCATTGGAGGACTCAAATTAAAGAAAAAGATTTAGAGAATAAAGATCTTCAAAGAGCTGGTAAGTGGCTCTGGATAATTCATAGAGATGGTTATTTAAATAAGATGGATGAGATGCTTCCACAACCTAAAGATTATGATGGTGATTTCAAGAAATTAGCTGATGATTTGAAGGTTCTTGTATTGAAGATCAGAATTAATATCAAGAAAGAAATGGAAGAAAAAAAAAGAAGAAAAGAATATGAACTAAAACAAAAAATATTAGAAGAACAAAAGAAAGTACAAGAAGTATATTTTCAAGGTTGGATCATATCTCAAGAAATTAACATAAATAATTGTAATGACTGGGAAAAAAATTTCTTGGAAACAATGTATAAAGCTGAGATCAAGGATTGGGTATTATCTGATAAGCAAAAAAGCATATTTAATAGAATTAAAGATGAGAAAAATATTCAGCAGGTTGTTGAGAACAATCAAAATCTTGGTTCTGTTGCAATAGTTAATGAAGTCTCAAAAAAGGTTGATTATTCTGAGCTAAATGATTGGGAAAAAGAATTTATGGAATCCATAGGTCAACAGGTTGATGCAGGAAGTGTTTTATCTCAAAAACAAATAGAAGTTTTAGATAAAATTGATGAGAAATTTACAAATGGTAAAGAAACTGAAGATTTTAGTGATTATATCGGAAAGAGAGTTCAATCTTGGTTAATTAGTGATTTATCAGGAATTTATACAACAGGAATTGTAAAGGTTGTTAAGAAAGAAACTAATATGGCAATACTATGTAATGTATTAGTTGAAGATGATTCAGAAACGATTCTTAATGAAGTTTGGATACCTAAATCTCAACTTATAATTGATATAACACTTTAATTTTTTTATTTTATTTTTTCTAATTTTTTATTAATTTTAACTATTTTACCTTATAAATTTCTTTATTATTTTAAACTTTAATAGTAAAAGGTTGATTTTATTGATTATATTTATAAACAAATGATTTAAATAATAGATAAATATATTTAACTTATATAAATTTAAATATAAATAAAATCAATAAAATTAAAAAAAGAGATAATAAATATGGATTTTAAACAAAAAAAACGTGCTAAATACTATGTAGCAGGTGGAATCTTAGCTCTTTGTTTAGTTATCGGTCTTGTAGTTGCTTTTTCTACAATGTCACCTTGGTATATGTGGTGGGATGATGATGATGTCGCACCAACTCCTTTAGCTTATTCTACTTTTGTATTGACTTCAGCTGTTGACGGTGAAGATGTATCAAGTTGGGCAACAATGGATATTTGGGTTCCAAAATCTGATGCTGATTTTGATGAAGGTTATGAAGACATTACAGCTTTAACTCAAAACTTTGAAAGAGAGGAAACAGGGAAAGATGCTGATGATATTTCTTTAGATTTAAGCATTTATCCTTATGTGTGGGCTGAAATTGTCGGAAATGCACCTTGGCAAAATCATTTTGAGTTAATCATTACTGGTGGAGTAAATAGGGTACATAGATACAATGTTCATGATGCAAGTGAAGCTGCTCCTTTTAATATCTTAGTAAGAAATACTGGAGCAAACCTGACAACTTGGACTGAAACTAATGGTGGAGGAATTGATTCAAATTATACTGGTGTTGTGGATGTTCCTTTAAGTTATTTAGCTGCAGCCAAATGTCATTATGGTGATAATTGGAATATTGATGCAACTGAATTTGGTGAGTTAACTGCTACCCAGCAAGAGTTCTATTGGAATCAAAGAAATTGGGCAGATCAATTTCCTACTTATGATCCAACTGTAGATACTAATAATGAATTTGAACGAGAGTTTGAAGTGTTGACCAATGTTTTCTGTGTGTATATACAGATGAATGATACAATTAGTGTAGTTGATGGTGCTGTTACACAACTAAATGTTACACTTGGAAGAGGTCAACCTATTGAAACTGTTATTGCTGGAGCTAATTTATATTTCTTGTGGTATGAGGGATTCAATTTTCTTGATGGTGTAATGTCATGGGATTTTGAAATGTCATTCGGAGATAATCTTACTGTCGCAACAGCATACTCAGGAAGAATAGATGTTCCTGCTGGAGCATCATCCATAACTGGTTTTATAGCATATAATGAAATTGGTTTAGTTGCTGCATAGTTTAAAGGTGAAAACTAATGAAAACAAACAAAAGAAAGTCTAAAATTTTTTTTTTCTAATTTTTTTTTCTTATTTTATTTTAGTTGGTTTAACTAATCCTGTTAAAGCAAGTGTAAATTATACACCGACTATTGAAGCAGATTGGTTATATGTTGAAACAGGAAATTTTGTTGATACTTCTCCTAATTCTTGGGAAACTGATATTAATATAGCAAGTGGTGGGATTGATTTATGGGATTTTGAAAATCTTGGAATTCTTTCTTATACTAATGATGAAGTAATCTTTAAATCAAAAACTACATTTGGATTTGAAATCACGATGCATACTGATGTAGATTTTAGAGCTGTTTATCCTAATATAAATCTTGATAACCAACATAGTGAACAATTTTTCAGGATACAATATATGAATATTGATGGTGCTGAATCTGTATATTATTATGTAACATGGAATTCAATGGAGCTTGGTACTATGAGACAACATAATTATGACGGAACTATACCTATAACAGTAGGAATTAGGGATATATTAGGAAATAGTGGAACTATAACTATAAATGGTCAAACATTTGATACACCAACATATGTTGCTGATGTGGTTAGAACAAGAATTACTGATGTTAATGATGGTGTAGTAGGTGCATATGATGATATATTTACTAATATTGATGATGTAGATTCAGGAAGTGTTAGTTTTCAGGAACTTGAAGATGATTTTAGTGCTTCACAATCAAGAATAATTGCTTATGTTGATTCATCAAATCTTGGTTGGTCTGGTGGAAGTATTGAAGAAGGTCAAACATTACAACAATCAATGGTTGGTGGTTCTCAAAAAGGAGTGGAGTTTCATAATCCTACTATTTCTGATTCTTATAGGTTTGATTTGAGTGCTCGAATCCAACCAGAAGTATCTAAATATTCCCAATATAATGATATTCGTGCTGCTGAAGTAAAATATTGGACTTGGGGATTATGGGCAGGAGATATGGATATATTAGTATCACCACATACCTATACAGCACCTGAAAGAATAGTAGCAATTCATACAGAAAATCAGTTTATTCATTGGAATTTTGAAATAGATGTAGAATTTGTTGCAACAGTAGAATCAACAGCTGAATTAACACAAGCTATTTTAGATGATCCTTTTCTTAGAGCAGGAGATATGATATGGGATGTAGGGTTTACTGGTGATTATGAGGTTGATATAGCATTACAGAAACGAGATCCTTTAGATATTTTTGAAGATATATTTGGGGATATTTTTGATTTTTTATTTGGGGATATTTTCAGTATTTTAATAGTTATTATAGTAGTTGGTGTAGGAATATATATATTTATTAAAGTAATTCCAACAATACAGAAAAGAAAATTAAGAAACAATCCAAAAAGAAATGGTTATTAAGATGGACAAAAGAAAATTGAAAAAAAATGCTAAAATAATAGCAAAAAGAGGCACAGAAGCAGGAAAAACATATGTGAGAAGGAGAATTATAATAGTTGCTATAATCTTATTTATTATAACATTAGGAGTAGTTGTTGCAGTACAGTTTATTCCATTTATGATAAATTTGTATGATGATGGTGGTAGTGGTGATGGTTATGTATCTTATGAATCTCTTCCATCCAGACCAGTATTAAATGATATCCAACCTGATCCAAATATCGATGGTTCAATTAGTTTAGTATGGAGTGCTTCTGAACGCATTTGGTTTTATAATGTCTATAGAAAAAAATCAGGTTATACTGAAGAAAAAATAAAATATGCTACAACCAGTACTTCATTTATTGATGCAGCTGCAAAAACAAATGGGCTTTATTATTATAGAATTGAAGCAGTGAATAATATTGGAGATATTTATTCAAGTTCACAATCAGTAAGAATTGAAATTGCTGCACTTCCAACAACTTCACGAGAAGCAGATTTATATTCGGTTGTTGTGGCTGCTGATGGAAGTACTGTATTAAGATGGACAATAGAATCTACAACGAGTCATACTGATAAAATTGAAAGAAAGATTGATGGTGGTACATGGTCAGAAGTTGGTATGCTAACAACAAGTGGCGGAGGAACATGGACTGATACATTAATTAATTATGGCTCATATGGATATAGAATAAAGTCTATGTATAATATGGTTATTCGATGGGATACTTACTATTCAAAAGAAGTGTGGGTTTTATTTGCTGGAATAGTACCAGATGCAACAACAGTTAGTACAATAACTCCAAATCCTGATACTGATGGTTCTGTGATAATATCATGGGCAAGTGTTCCAAATGTACCTAATTATGAATTACATAAAAGCATTGATAATGTTGTATTTACAAAATTGACAACTGTTAGTTCAACATCGTTTACTGATTCTGGATTATCTGATGGAACTTATTATTACAAGGTAAAATGCATAGGAGTAGATTATGATTCAGGTTTTTCTAATGTAGAATCAGTTAGAGTACAACAAGATATATATGTACCAATAATTCCAGTTGCGACAATAGTTCATACAATAAGTCCAGATCCTGATGATGATGGTGAAGTACAAATAAGTTGGGATACTATTTCAGATGCTGATGAATATGAATTACATAGGAGTATAGACAGTGTTAGATATACAATACTAACAACCATTACTTCAACAGTATTTACTGATTATGGATTATCTGATGGTTTAACTTATTATTATAAGGTGAAGTGTATAGGACTTGATGGTGATTCTGGGTTTTCAAATGTTAAATCTGTTGTAATAACATTTCCAGTATTGGTTCCTCCAACAAATCCTTCAATACTAATAAATAATGGTGAGTCAACAACTAATTCTTTGGATATTACAGTTAAAATCAGTTGTACCGATGCAACAACGATGAGATTTAAGTTATCATCGGATACAAGTTGGACTTCTTGGGAAAGATATGGTACATCAAGATCATTTACATTACCTGAAGTATCACTTGATAATCCAAATTTTAATGTTGCTGTTCAATTTCAGAATGCTGATGGTGAAACAGGTGAAACTGATGCTGTAGATGGAATTACATATGTTGAGTTGGAAGAGGAAGAAGAGGAAGAAGAAGAGACAACAACAGAACCATTATTAACAACTGAACAAATAGTTATTTTAGTGGTTATACTTTCACTTGCAGTTTCTGGTGTAATAATAATTCAAGTAATAAATAAGAGAAGAAAACTAAAACCTAAAATCTAATTTTATTTTTATTTTTATTTTTTAAGTATTATTGATTTAAAAGTTTAGAAAATAAGTATTAATTAAAATAAGTTTAAAATAAAAAATATAAAAGAGATGATAAAATAAAATGGGAAAGAAAACAAGTTTACCAAAAAAAGCTAAGGTTGGAACTAAGGTTTCAAGAACAATAACAATAAATGGAAAGAAAAGAAAGCTTACTTGGAAAAGAACAAGACCACGTGGTAAAAATAAGAATCTAACATGGAAAATAGTTTCTAATAAAAAAGCATAAACTATAAACGTGGTTTATATAAACCTTGTTTATACAATTCGATTATAATAAAAATACTTATATTTAAAAGTAGTTATTAAATAATTAAGGAAAAGTATTTTATTAAATATATCGTGAAAATAATGGTTGATGAAAAAGAAATTATAGAAGTTATTGATAAACTTTTAGGTATAATAAGATATCATAAGATTGATAATGCAATAGAATTAAAGAAATACATTTATACCCATAATTTTTCAGAAAAGAATATGAAACAAATGAAAAAAATCTTTAATGAATTTGGTGAAATTAATGTGTTTAATTGTATTTTATCATATTATGATATTAAAATGCAAAATACCAAAAAAAATTTAATTAAAAGGATTAAAGGGTTTAAAATTTAATGCAAACAGTAAGAGAATCATTTTTTGATTTAGCAGTATCAGTTTATAATAAAAAGGAAAAAGAAAAGAAATTTTTTGATATAGTTAAAGAAGGTTTAACTAAGTGTGATGAAGTAAAACTTCCTATGCAACTTTTTGAGTCAATATTTGAGTTTGATTTTCATAGAGGAGTAAAACATCCAATTTCATCTAATATAGTAAAAAAATTTAAGGATCAAGGATTAAAGATATCAAAAGTTCGTAATTATTATCTTGTAAGAATTAAAAAAAGAAGTTAGTAATATATATTAAATTAAAAATAAAGATGTGATAAATCATTAAAAAATTGAAAAAAACAACATTATTATCAGGTTTACTATTAATTTTTTTAGTATTTGGTACCAGTTTTGTTTTATTTAATAGTAATTCTATAAATTGTGACTTAATGAAGGAAGAAGATAATTTAAATTTAAAAAGTTCTGATTTACAATCTATTACGTTTAATTTATTTGCTGAGAATGGAGTTTCATTTGATACGTCTGATCTTCGGTTATGTTGGGGATCGATAGGAAATGGGCTTAAATTTGGAGAATTAGTATATGTTGATATATCCGATGATGAACTTTGGATTTTTGATATGATTCTTTGGACATATATTTATTATGAAGATAATGTATATTTGTCTGGATTAACTGAATATAATATTACTTGTGAAGTTGGAAAGCTTACAATTAATTTAAATGCTCATGAAATTGGGCATTTTACATTAGACAAATTATCCGATGCTCAAACTCCTATATATTTTGATATGCAACCAAATACATCAAAAGAATTTATATTGGAATATGGTTGGTATAATGCTACGTGGTTGAATACAGAAGATGATTCAACAACTTTATATAATTTTAATATGGATTCAAATAATAAGGAAATAACATTAAATTCTATTTTTTGTAGTATAAATTTTATTTTATTTGCGGAAGGTGATAATAGATTAAATGAGTCCAATTTTTCTTTATATATTGATGGTATTAAAGAAGATTTTGGAGTATTGAAACTCATACCAGATTTTATTGAAATTACTGTATATGAAAATATTTTTAATGTAGTTGTTTTTAATCAAACTGAATATCTTTCTGGTGATATGGAGTATAATATTATTTCTAATGTTAGAAAATTAACAATTAACCTGAATACTCGTGAAATTGGATATTTTACATTGACAGAACAATCTACTCTTAATTCTATAAATTTTATGATGAATCCATATACATCGAGAGAATTTATATTGGGACAATCAGATTATAATGTTATGTGGTTAAATACCGAAGATAATTCGACGATTTTATATGATTTTAATATGAGTTCAAATAGAGAAATAACATTAAATACTGTTTTTTATAATGTAAATTTTACATTATCAGATCAATTTTTAAATGAATTAGATGTATTTGATTATTCATTATATATTAATAATGTAGAAGAAGATTTTGGTATAATAGAATTGAATAAAGAAAATGTTTTAATTACTGTATATGATAGGTTTGGTATTGCTGGTTTTAATCAAACTATATTACTTTCGGGATTATCTGAATATAATATAATTGTTCCAATTTATAAACTTAAAATTGAAAATTTAGCATGTAAAATAGGGAATTTTACATTAAAAGAAAAGATAACACAACAGACATATAATTTTTCTTTAGATCCAGGTTTAAGTAGGATATTTAAATTGAGAAGTGCTAATTATATGGTTATTTGGCTGAATGGTGAAAATTTACAGATTTATGAATATAATATAACCTTAACTTCAGATTTTGAATTAGTATTAAATTCAATTTATTATAAGGTATATTTTAGTATTTTTAATTTTGATGGGTTAGGACTTGATGATAATCTTGTTAGATTTTATATTAATGGAATACGTTCTAACTTTGGAAATATTGAGTTAAATTCAATAAATAATGATTTATTAATTTTGGATTTTTTTAATAATACAATTTATAATGAAACAGTTGATTTATCTGATAAAACAGAGTGGAATATTTATGTAGAAATGTATAATATTGAAATAAAAAATGCCTATAATTATGCAATAGATTTAATGTTTGAAAGAAATGGTTTTACTGTAAATATTACAGTTCCTGCTCAATTTTCACTTAAATATAGATTTGTTTTAGGTGTAGTTTATAATATTACTTGGTATAGAAGTTCTGATGGTTCTTATATAGGAGATACTGAAATTGAATTTACTAAAGAAAATTTAATTGTATCTTTTGGTGTTGTTGCAAATGTGAGTTCTAATATATTAAAAACAGATAATATATTGAGTTGGATAATTTTTATTACAATTGCTACTATAATATCTACTTTAGGGATATTATTTAAATATAGAAAACGGTTATTATTATATTTTAATAAAAAATTCAGGAGATTAGATAATGACTAATCTAAAAAAAACTAAAAAATTTATAATATTATTTATTCTTTTATTTATTTTTCTTTCACCTATTATATTTACTCATATTGATATTCCTGGTAATTTTGTTAATCCTATTATATCAGACTGGGAACGTGGAGATGGAGAATTATCCCAATATAATGAAACAATTTCAGAAGGAGATAATTTACAGGAAGATATATATTATAATTTCACTTCAGATTTAATTGATCTATTTAACTGTTCTGCTGTATATGGTGCAGGGTATTTAGAAGTTGAGTTTAAGGATGGTACGTGGCATACTTCTGATTATTATAACATTACGGTTCAAGATTTAATTAATTATAATGATTACATTGCTGGATTTGAAGATTTCTATGATCTTGTTGGGAATTTATCAGGTTGGGTTGATTTATCGTTAGGAGAAGCTAATGATGCATTATTCAGTATTTTTTACTCCACTGAGGTGTATGATTATCCAGCAACGTTTAGTTTTGAGAATGATACTGTTGGTGGAGATCCTGCTAATTTTACAGTTTATGAAAGTGGTGGAACTGTTAATGTTAGTGAGTCTATTGGAAAACATAGACAAGTGGTGGAATTATTTGATGATCAGGCTGGTTTTGATACCGAACTTGTTCAATTATCTTTAGAAAATCGAACTAATGGGGTTATCGAGTTCTGGATGAAAACAGACGATGCTTCAAATGATTGTCTTTTTAGTTTATGGGATTCGGGAACTGAAGTTTTGAAGTTTGCTATTAGAGATGATGATTTTGATTATTATGATGGTACTTGGCATGAAGTATTATCTCCTGCTGATGATGATACATGGTATCATATTAAAGTCATATTCGATGCTTCTGCTTATGGTTTAGAAGGTTTGGAGCAATATGATTGGAGATTATTTATTAATCAGGTTGAGTATGGAGATTATAATTTTATTAATGACCAAACACATGTTGACTGGGCTAATTGGAGTACATCAATTCTTGATGCCACTTATTATTATTATGTTGATGCGATTGGATATAGTTGGGAGAGCAATGGACTTTACAATGCGACCTATAGTTTTACGGATGAAATTGATGGTACGAGTGGGATAAATATTGATTTTATAGACCAAGTTCCTTCTGGTTCCTCCGTTGAGGTTATTGCATCATTAGGTGGACATAGAAAACTGATAGAATATACGGCAACTTTGGATTATCCATATAATAGACATAGTTTTTTATCTCCACAAGCTAATGGAACTATTGAGTTTTGGGCATATGTAGAACAAACAAATCTTAGGTGTATGTTATATGTCTATGATGAGACTGTAAATGATATATTAATGGTTGCATTTCATGAGGGAGGAAATATACAATATTACGGTGGAGGAGGATTTATAGATACTGGTTTTACTTATGCAGCAGATATATGGTATCACATTAAAATTGAGTTTGATTGTATAGATAATTGGCATTTATGGATTGACGGTGTATCAATAGATGGAGGTGGTGGATATGTATTTCAAAACAATCCCACTGCAATGGATGGAATATATATGAGAATTAAAACAGGAGCTGTTATATATATTGATGCTTGGGGAGAATCGTGGGATCCATTTTATACTATAGGAGACAACTTAGAACCCACTGAACGATATTATTTTATTGGAGATAACTATAACTGGAATTATTATCCTGCTACTCATGATTTAGAGAATTATGATGATACATTAAGTGGGAATTATTATGGATCGGAGAGTTTTGATTATGGTACTGAACCTGAAGTGTATTATGGAACGTATGATTTCAGAGTCTATGCAAATGGAGTAGAACCAAATGGATGGACTTCTACTAATGATGGAGGATGTACAACTACAATTATAGCCTCTTTAGATGGTCATAAAAAGGTATTGGAAATAGATGATCAAAACGGAGTAGGTTTAGCCAAGATATCAAATTCATTTAATGTTCAAACTGATGGAACGGTAGAATTTTGGGTGCAAGGAAATAATATTGCAGTTGGAAATTTACAAATTAATCTTTATGAAGGTGCTATTTGGTGCATAAGAATTCGTATATCTGGAGGTAATAAAATAGAACAATATAATGGTACTGCGTGGAATACTATGGTTGTATTTGTTGAAGATATTTGGTATCATATTAAACTTATCTTTGATGATACGGCAGATACATTTGAATTTTTTGTTGATGGTGTTAGCAAAGGAGATTTTGGATATCAAATAAATAGTGTTGTTGGATTAGATGAATTACGATTTAATACTATTGATGGTCATAATGGTTTTCAATATTACATTGATGCAGTTGGCTATTCATGGGACACCACTTCTCATGGTGGTTATGGTTATACAGTTGGATGGAATATAAATCCTTATGATTTAGTGCCATTATTTGATGCAGGTTTTATGGCACCAACAGAACCAGATTTACGATATAGTAATTATATAAGAGTTTTGAATTATCTTGATGGACATAACAATGTTTTAGAGATGAATCATGGAACAGTAGCTAATATATTGGAATGGTATTATAATGTTTGGAATGCTGAATCTGGAACACACGAATTCTGGTGGAGATCTACTGATAATACAAAAGATTCTTATATTAAAGCTTATAATAATGATTGGAGTTCAGCTTTTGCTATAGTTTTTGCAAATGGTGGTAATATAGTAATTGGAGGAGAAAACATTATTTCCATTAATTCAAATCAATGGTATCATATACGTATTGATTTTGAATGTGGAACTGGAAGATATCAGGGATTAATGCCAGATACTTTTTATATGTATGTTGACGGAATTCGATATGGAATATTTAATTTTGTTACAACAGGTTTATATTTATATTATACTAAGTGGTATTCAGATGCTGATGTTTCTCATTCTCATTATTTAGATGCTCTTGGATTTTCTTGGGATCCTGATTATTGTCAAAATGAAACAACGTGGAATTATGAAAACGATTATAAAAGTTGGAATAAAAACCCTTATGATATTACAAATTTATTCCCAGACAATTGGGATTACTATGGAGTATTAAATGGAACGTATTCTATAGATGGAGAGTTTGGAATACATAAAAAATACTTGGAATTGTATGATGATTCGGATACTAATTATTATAGAGGAACTGACAGTTTTGATTATGGAACTGCTGCTGAATGGTATTATGGGACGCATGATTTTGTGGATGAAGATATAGGAGATACTAATGATGATATAACATTTATTGATGGAGGGTATAGTGGTACTGACTCTACATATTCTGCAACAGTTATTGCAGGAGAGGATAATCATAAAAAAGTAATACAATTTGATGCTGCGGGAGATAATGGTGTATATGCTCAATGGGATCACTCGCTTGGTACCATCATTGATGGTATTATAGATTTCTGGGTTAAATATATTGATAATGGTGTAGGAACTCATATTATTTTTTTAAATGATGAAGGAGGAGCTTCTTGCATATATGTTTATTTTAATTCGATAGATAATAAACTTTATGTGAGATACGGTGATGGATTAGGAGGAACTACTACGGACAGTTATGATGCGGCAGCAGATACATGGCACCATCTTAGATTCCTTATTGATTGTGCTACAGATAAACAATCTATTTGGTTAAATGGTATTCTATTAGTAGATAATGAAAACTTCTATGACGATGAAACCGCAATAACAATGAATGAATTTCGATTACGTATAAATAATGGTGCTGGAGCTAATGCACTTCAATGTTATTTAGATGCTTATGGAGAATCTTGGGATACTACTTCTCATGATGGTTTAGGGTATGAACTTGGATATAATATTAATCCTTATTATCTTGAATCATTATTGGAACATGGGTATGAATTTAATATAGATTTTAGTACTTCAGTTAATGTTCAAGGTATTTTAGGTGGTCATAATAAAATTTTAAGATTATATGATAATACAGGAGGAGGTTATGTATCTGTTAAAAATTATTTTGATCTATCTTCTCCTACAATAGGAACAATAGAATTTTGGGTTAGAGGTGATGATCCAACTGATCCACTACTTATATATGCATATGATAGTTTTGATTTAACCGTTTTTTATTTAAAAATAGAAGATGATAAAATGCAATATTATACTGATGCTTGGCATGATGTAACTGATGGTGCTATTGCGGTTAATACTTGGTATCATTTTAGAATGGTATTTGATTGTGATACGGATACATATGATATAGCGATTAATGGGGTTACTAAAGATGTTGGTGTGATATTTAGGGATGGTGCTGATGTTGATGAGATAGCTAAAGTACATTTTACTACGACAACTGCTGATTCTAATTATAATTATTATATTGATGCATTTTCATACTCTTGGGATCTAAATTACATTGTCAATGATAATTATAATGATATTGGTTTACAAATCTGGAATACCTTTTCATCAAATCAAACTGATGATTATCTTTCATTTTGGATAAATGGAGATTTTGATGATTATTATGAATATATTAGAATTTATCTTATGCAAGATAATGATTTTATTACGTCAATTATGATTAACAGTTCATTTTTATATTATCTAAATGGAACTTCTTGGGTTAAGGATGCAGCTGTTACAAATGCGTGGCATTATATTAGGATTTATTTTGATACCACAGCAGATACCTATGATTTATGGTTTGATAACACCAATTATACATCATATTGTGACCATGGAATAACTTTTAATTTAACATTAATTGATTCGGATATTCCATTCCAGCAAACAACTACTGGAATAGACAGAATAATGTTCGAAACTATATGTGGATTAGATACTCCGACATATAAAATTGATGCATTATCATATTCGTGGGAGAACTCCTCTCTTAAATTAAATTTAATTCCTGATGAGTATGCTGAATTTGATGTTAAGATTGTTATCGATACTGAAGAGTATTATTATATTTGTAGTGATTTATATTGGGCGTTTTTAACCGAATCGGATGAATATGTTAATTTTACTTGGTATAATTTTGATACAGATACATGGGATGTTATAAATCGTACTTATTTTGAAGATTCAGATGGAACACCTGGTCCTTGGACTGAATATGATATTAGTGGTGGTTGTTGGAATGCTACTTTTTTTAATTCTTATATTAATAGTTCAGGTCATATGTTATTCAGATTTAAGATTCTGGATTTTAATGATGAATTTGAAATTTATTTTGACGAGTTGCGATTATCTATGATTGGTTATGTTCATCCTACTATTGAAAAAGATTTTGATTGGCGTGGAATTTGGCGATATAGATGGTTTTTACAGAATGCCTCAGCAACTTGGATATGGACTGATTGGACGTATTATGAGGTAATTCCATATCATGAAGGTGCTAATTTTGAAGGAGTTTCCGAAAGTCCATATAGTACATATTGGAAATTAATGGGAAGTGGTACAGGTGTGGTGGAAAGATATTCTGATGATTTTGATGCTGGAACTTGGTATTTAGATGGTATTGGTGAAAGAACATTTATAAAACCCTATGGAGAAGGTTTAGATTATTTATTATATAATTATACAAATATGGGTATTGTTTATACTGGTGTACATTGGGATACATATGCACATGGTGAAAATCCCTACGGTGTTGCATCGGATGGAACTTATATTTATATCTTAGATGTAGGTGATGATGAAGTTTATAAATATCTCCCTGATGGTACATATATAAGTTCTTGGGATACAGGTGTACAAACCGATGTTCCTATGGGTCTTACATGGGATGGAACTTATTTTTGGATCGTTGATAGGGATGCTGAAGAAGTTTATCAATATCTCCCCGATGGTACATATATAGATTCTTGGGATACATCTGTACAAACCAATGTTCCTATGGGTATTGCATGGGATGGAACTCACTTTTGGATATCAGATAAGAATGATGCAGAAGTTTATCAATATCTCCCCGATGGTACATATATAGATTCTTGGGATACATCTGTACAAGTTGCTGCTCCATGGGATATTGCATGGGATGGAACTTATTTTAATGTCTTAGATCCAGGTAGTGATGATGTTCATAGATATCTCCCTGATGGTACATATATAAGTATGTGGGATGTATCTGGAATTGTCAATGTTCCAAGTGCTATTACATGGGATGGAACTTATTATTGGATAACAGATATAGATAATCCAGAAATTTATAAATTTTCATATAATTATGATATTTCAAAAAAATATCATGGAGGTGGTCTGGTTTATATGCAAACTAATACAACCGAAACACTTAATCTTAGAAATATTGCTGGAGCTGATGTATATGTAGTTGAAGGTGAATATATGTATATTAATATTAATTCTACTACAGAAAATGTTAAATTAAAATTTTATCTTGATGGAGTTGAACAGGTTGAATATACCTTATTGGAGAATAATGTAAATCCAAATAAACAAACAATACTAATTAATATTGAAGCTGATTTCACGTTTGATTCGATAGAATTTATAGGAGAAGATATGAGTGATACTGAATATTTTGTTTGTTATGGATATGAAGTATATGGATATACATCTTCAGAGAGAGTATATGATATGTATGTTGATCCTGATGGTAAAGATACTTTAATGTGTCAATTTGGGGATTATGAATTGGAAATTTATGAAAGGGATGGTGGTTCTTTTAGTTTACAAGAAGAAATGAATATTACATTAACTGAAGAATTATTAACTGTAATTTATGTTCCAGCACGAGTATGGTATTTCAAAATTTATCATTATGCTCATGAAATATCTGATATAGTAATTACTGGTTCTGAAAATAGAACACTTACAGCAGGAAGAGATGAGATTCTTGATTTGTTATTACAAGAGGGTGATTATATAGTTAATTGGACTAATGGAGAAAATGGAATATCTACAATTTATAATATTGCATTGTATTCTGGTCAGAGTTTAGTTCTTCCATCAACATATTATACGGTTTATTTCAGTTTATTTGATCAATATAGTAGAAGGGTAGATGATACTTTATTTACATTTTACCTAAATAACTCCAGAAAGGATTTTGGATCAGTTGAACTACTTTCAGCAGATTATAATATTACAGTATTTGATTATTTAAATGTATCAGTATTTGACCAAACTGTAACATTGGAAACATTTACAGAATATAATATAATTATTACGGTATTTGAACTCCAAATTAGACATCTTGGGGAAGAGATTAGTAATATAACATTATTCGAAACTACAACCCATAATCATATAAATTTTTCGATGGCTCCTGATTCAATACGATTTTTTGTTTTGGCAAATTCAATCTATAATATTACATGGGTAAATGGAGAGAATATGTTTTCAACAACATATAATATAACCTTAGATGAAAACTATATTTTAACTTTAGATACTTCATATCATACAATATATTTTGGATTATTTACATATGATGGGCTTGGTTTAAATAGAGATTGGGTTAGATTTTATATAAATAATGAAAGAAGGGATTTTGGTCGAAATGTAATTCAATCTGAGTCAGCAAATTTATTAGTATTGGATTATTTCAATAATACATTAGCAAATGAGACAATTGATGTTTCTGTTTATTCTGAATATAATGTTTATGTTGAAGTTTATTCTTTATATCTTTTAAATCAATTTACTTATTATGATTTAATGATGAATATAACTCAAGTAGGTTCTGGATATAATATGACACAATTAGTTCCTGCTTCCTCTGCTTTACTCTATAGATTTATTCCAAATGTTAATTATACTATTAATGCCTCTTATATTAACGGAACTGTATATAATATACGAACAATTAATTTAACTGAAAATAGTCAAATAGAGAGTTTTGGTGTTGCAAGTGTACCTGAAGAATATCCGAAAGATGTATATTTTGGCATTTATACAACTACAGGTTTAGGAGTTAAACATGATTTGCTTAGATTTTATATAGATGGAAATAGAGCTGATTTTGGATTTAATTTAATCACAGATATGATTATTAATATTACAGTCATGGATTTCTTTAATACTACATTGTTTACTAATCCAACTTTTAATACTTCTGGAATTTATGAGTATAATATTTTGATAACTTTATATTCCTTAAAAGTTAAAAATGAGGCAAGAGTATCAACAAATTATACATTAAAACATGGAGGGTTAGAAACAACTGGATATATACTTCCAGAGGAAATTATAGAGTATCAGTTGGCTTCTGATAATTATGTATTTGACTATACCAATAATGAGGATGGATCTTCGGATACAATTAATATTAATTTAAATCAGGATAGGGTTTATATTCTAAATTCCACATATTACACTACTTATTTCAGTTTATATGACCAAAATGGTGTGCGATTGGATGATTCATTATTCTCATTATATTTAAATGGAACCAGAAAAGATTTTGGATTTGTTGAATTAGAATCTCTTGATGTTCTTATTTTAGTACATGATTACTTAAATTTTACAGCTTTTAATAGTATTATTACTCTTAGTGGTTCTACAGAATATAATATAATAATTACTGTATATGAATTACAAATTAGACATTTAGCAAGAGTAAGTAGTAATATTTCTATATCAGAAACTACAACACATAATCATATTAATTTTTCGATGTCTCCAATTTCTTTAAATAAATATATATTATCTGATTCAACTTATAATGTCACTTGGACAAACAGTGAGAATGGAATATCTATAATTTATGATATAACTTTAAATACAAATTATATTTTAACCTTAAATACTACTTATTATGACATTTTCTTCAGTCTATTTGATGTAAATTTACATATAATAGATCCTTATCAATATGAATTTAGATTGAATGGTACAATTCATGATTTTGGGTTTGTAATAGATTTACAAACTGATAATTATACTATTACTGTTGCAGATAGATTCGGAACAAATCTATTCAATAATATTGTTAATCTAAGAGGTTTAAATGAATATAGAATTGATATCACACTATATGAACTTCAAATTA